TCATGCTGTCTTCCTGGCCAGCTCCCGGAGCACCTTCCCGTACGCCAGGGCCGCCGCGCCCTGCGGTGTCCGCTGGCCCGTCTCCCACATCGCCACCGTCTTGGCCGACACCCCGCACGCCGATCCGATCTCCCGCTGGGTCAGCCGGGCACCGGTCCGGGCCGCGCGGGCCGTCCCGGAGTCCGCGGCTTCGCGTGCTTCGGCGATGATCAGGAGCTCGGACGGCTTCACGGGGCCAGCCTACTGAGCGGCTCCACGGAGGCTCCGCAGGCGCTCCACGGACGTCTTCCACGGGTGTTATTCTCACTTCCGGGAAGGTAAATTCCCGGCAGATGACACCTCTGAGGAGCGTCCTTCGTGACCGAGCTCGAACCTCTCCCGGCCGCCATGCCGGGGACGCTCGCCGCAGTCCGCCGACGCGACGAGAATCCCTACTGGGTATACCTCGCGCGGTTCTCCGGCGAATCGCTCCGGACCATGCGCGGGTGCCTCGACCGGATCACCGCGATCCTCATGCATCAGCCGCCGGCCATGGCCGTGCCAGGGTTCGGCCAGCAGATCCGGTGGGAACAGATCCGCTACGCGCACGTCGTCCTGCTCCGGACCGAGTTCACCGAGCACTGGTCATCCCCGAGCCACGTCAACAAGCACATGTCCGCGCTCCGCGGCGTGCTGCGCGAGTGCTGGCGGCTGGACCTGATGACCGCTGAGGACTACCAGCGGGCACGCGATGTCGAAAACATCAAAGGCAGCCGCGAGCCGGCCGGCCGGAACATTCACACCGACGAGATCGCCGTGCTCCTGGGCGCGTGCGGCGCCGGCGAGAACGAGGCCCTCGGCATCCGTGACGCCGCGATCATCGCCGTGCTCCAGTCGACCGGCATCCGGCGGGCCGAGGCCGCGGCCGCGCGGATCGAGCGGTACGACCATGGCGAGCGGACGCTCAAGGTCATCGGCAAGGGGAACAAGGAACGCACCGCCTACATCCACCAGGCCGCGGTGTCCTACCTTGACCGCTGGCTCGTCACGGTCGGAGCGCGCCGCGGCCCGCTGTTCCGGGGTGTCGACCGCTGGGGGCACGTCGGCACCGAGCCGCTGAGCGCCCGCGCGATCGGCTACATCCTGAACGAGCGCCGCGAGCAAGCCGGAGTGCCCCGGCTATCGACCCACGACTTCCGCCGCACCTTCATCGGGGACTTCCTCGACGCCGGCGGCGACCTGGCCCAGGCTCAGAAGCTCGCGGGCCACGCCTCGGCCACCACGACCGCCGCGTACGACCGGCGCCCGGGCCGCGCGCTGCGTGCTGCTGTCGACCGGCTGAGCCTGCCCGCGCCGGACCAGCTAACGATCCCGTCAGCGCGCCCTGGCCCGGCACCGGGCAGTGCGGCGGCGAGTAGCAGACCGCGCTGACCTTTTCCTGCTCGCAGGTTCCGCAGCGCCAGACGTCGTGACCGTTCCGGCCCGACTCCTGGGCGGGCGGGCACATGCACGGCATCCACGACCGCTGGAAGCTACCCGGCGCGAAGTAGTGGCCGCGGGGGCAGTCGGCCGGCCCGAGGTCGGGGATGAAGCCATGCCAGGGCACGTCGATGGTGGTACCCGGCGTTCCGAACCTGTAATCGAAGGTCAGACGGTCACCGTGTTGTCGAGGAGAGCGCGCGCGCCGTCGGGCAGCTCGGCGCGGTCACGGTTCGGTGACCTCCGCCCAGTCGTCGACCACGATCACGGTGCGCCGGAACACGCGCCCGAAATCGTCGCGGACGGCCTTTATCCGGTTGGCCACCGGCAAAAAATGCTTGTCTTCAGATGGCCAGACGTGGAAGCCATTGCTGCTGATCTCCTTCGCATACTCGGTGACGACCACGCTGCTGCCGATGCCGAGCACGGCGGCTTCCAGGACGCGGCGGACGAGATCCCGGTCCTGGACGTCGACCTCGGCGAGCACTTCCGAGGCGCGGGTCACCATGTCTTCGGTCACGCGAGGATCAGCCACGGCTACAGCTCTCCCAGCTGTCTAGCGATGTACGCCTCCTGGTCGTCGGTCAGATGATGTCCGGGACCGCCGATTTCCCACCGCATCCACCCGGTATGCCTGAACCCGGATCGCTTCATCTGGTGGACCTGCCACGGCCACCACGTGAGCCAGGACCAGATCCGCCAGGCGATGAGGGTCGGCCACGACACCATCCGGGCACCCGGATCCGGCTTCGGCCCATACGACTCGTCAGCCACGGCCGGTCTCCTCTCGCTGGCGTTCCTCGGCGGCAGCGGCCAGCGCGCGGATCGCCGGGTTGCTGCTGAGTGTCCGGCCGAACTGGGCGAGCGCCGAGACGATCGGCGTGATCGCGCTGGCCCAGCCTTCGGCCATCGACTTGATCGACGTGTACACCTGGTCGATGGTGAGCGTCACCTCGGCAAGCCGGACATGCGTCATCAGCTGGCCGGCTGGGCAGACGGGGAAACCATCCGCGTGGATCGGCGCTTGCGGTTCCCCTTCGTGGGTGCAGTCGGTGCCGTCTGCGTGGATCACTATCGGGGTCATGCCGTCTAGCCTTCCCGGTTGAGTATCGCGCCCAGCTCGTCGCGGAGCGCCTGGCGTACTTCCTCGCGGATCATGTCGCGCATCTCGGTTTGGGAGGTGTCGTGCTCGGCGGCGTCCAGGCCGCGGCGGATCAGTTCGGCCGGGGTGAGTCCGGACGCTTTCACGCGGGCGGCCATGTCGTCGGCGAGGTAGATGCTCGTCTTTTGTCCCATGCCCAAAGGGTACCGCGTTGTGACGGTATACCGCAACTTATACCGTCACCATGTTGTGACCATCCTGGGTACCGTTTTATGGCGGTATACCGTCATTATGCGGTATAGTTCTAGATGTGGGACGGGGAACCGCCCCGCACCACAACTCAAGAGAGGGGTCCAGATGAACGACCGCAGCAACCCGGACACGGAACTCCACGCCCGCGTGGTGATCCTGCTCAAGCTGTGGGACGACATCCGGTGGGTATTCCGGGCACTACCCAAACCGGAGAAGGTCGGGCCGATGAACCAGCGGTGGGTCGAGCACCCGCCGACCAGGAACATCGTCCCCAGGCTGGTCACCCGGGCAGCGATGCAACCCATCTCTCCCGAGGAGCGCGTATGGATCATGAACGGACTCAACGCCTGGTCCGACGCGTTCCACCAGCTCGTCGCGATGGCCGCGATCCCCGAAGGGGACCGGCCGGAGGAAATGTACCTGGATGCGACACGATCGCTTTTCAGGTGCGCTGACGAGCTGGCCCGGGCCGTCATATCCCTTCGCAGGGACATGAACCGCAAGCGGCGGAGGCACGGGCTGCGACCGGTCGACTGACCGATAGAGGCGCCCCCGGCCGAGGAGTATTCGGCCGGGGGCGCTTCGCACGCCGGACCCTACTCCGCGACCGGAACCGGCCGGAACCCTGACAGCACGGGCCCGGTTTCGGGGGTTTCCCGCATGGTCGCGATGAACTGCCGGCCGGCCAGGTCGCCGGCGTCCACGCCGAGCGCCGCGGCCAGGTCGCTGAGCTTGACGACGTGCCGGACATGCTCGTCCTCGCTCAGGACGCGCACGATCGCTACGTCACCGGCCTCGGTGCATTCGGCCAGGACCTCGTACCCGGCTGCGCGCATCGCCGCGGCCGCGGCCGGATCGTCCGGGAGCTGGGGCAGCCCGAGCGCGGCGATGCGCTGCACACCGGCGATGAACTCGGCGGCCTGGTCTTCGTAGCCGGCATCCGTTTCCCTGTCGCTCATGCCGCTCAGTCTCCCTTGACGTTGACGATCTGGCGGAGCGTGTGCTTGATGGTCACCAGGTCGGCGGCGTCGGCCATCACAGTGTCGATCGGCTTGTAAGCGCCGGGGATCTCGTCCAGGAACGCGTCCGAGCGGCCCCACTCAATGCCCTCCATCGCGGCGTCGAGCTGCTCGCGGGTGAACGTCTTGCGGGCTACGGAGCGGCTGAAGTTGCGGCCAGCGCCGTGGGGCGAGGAGTTGAGCGAGAGCTTGTTCCCGAGTCCTTCGACCACGTACGAGGCTGTTCCCATCGAACCGGGGATCAGGCCGGGCTTTCCCTTGCTGGCGTCGATCGCGCCCTTGCGGGACAGCCAGACGTGGCCGCGCCGCCCCTTGTCGCTGCGCTTCCAGTAGGCGGCCAGCTCGCCGGCCATCTGCTCGGTGTAGTTGTGGTGGCACTGGATGGTGTCCTCGATCCGCACGCTGCCGCCCATGAAGTCCTCAAGGCAGCGGTGGGTGCGGTCGAGCATCTCTTCGCGGTTGTAGCGGGCGAATTCCTGAGCCCACCGCAGGTCGCGCAGGTAGGCCCAGAATTCCGGCTCGCCTTCGACGAGGTAGGCGAGATCCGGGTCCGGCAGGCTGATCCACCGGCGCTCGCACTGTTCCTGCGCGATCTTGATGTGCCGGACGGCCAGCTTGTTCCCGACGCCGCGCGATCCGGAGTGCAGGAACAGCCAGACGCGGTCCTGCTCGTCGAGTGAGATCTCGATGAAGTGGTTGCCGCTGCCGAGCGAGCCGAGTTGGAGCCGCCAGTTCGGGGCGATCTGCTCGGCGCTGTCAATGCCGTCTCGTAGCTCCAGGGTGGCGATCAGGTCGGCTGGGCCGCGGTGCTCGCGGATCTCGGTGTTGTACTTGCCTGCCGAAAGCGGGACGGCCTGCTCGATCGATTCCCGCAGCCGAGCGAGCGGTGGCGCGTCAGCGCCGACCAGGTACTCGCGGGTCAGTTCCGTGCGGGCGGCCATCATGCCGCAGCCGATGTCGACGCCTACCGCGGCGGGCATGATCGCGCCGAGCGTCGGGATGACGCTGCCGACCGTGGCGCCTTTCCCCTGGTGGGCATCGGGCATCAGCGCGAGGTGCGGGAAGATGAACGGCATCGACGCGGTGTTCTCGGCTTGCTCGCGGGCTTGCGGTTCCAGGATCGATGCCCAGTTAAAGAACTTCTTGCTTATCTGCTCCACGGTCTCAATCCTCTCGTGTTGCCGCTGCTGCGGCCGATTCGTTTTCCGGCGCCCGGTCCAGCACTGCCTGAGCCTGCGCTATGCAGTCCAGGCGGATCAGCTCGGCGTGCGCGCCTCCCCGGCTGATCTGCTGCTCGCGGCGGACGGTGAACTGCTGCGAGTCGCACAGAGCGCTGCCGAAGGCGCCCGGCCCTTCGTGACGGATCTCGATTCCGCCCTTGGCCAGGGTGCAGCGGCGGCGGTGACGGGTGCAGGTGACGGTCACGGTCTCAGGCATCGCGGCCAGTCCCGGCGCGGCTGATCAGCCCGGCGATCACGACGCACGTTTTCGGCTCGAAGTTGGCCAGCCACAGCAGGATCCTGTGGTCGTAGCGGCCGATCTCGACCCCTGCGGCTCAGGCACCGGTGCTCCTCAGTCCGAGGATCGTCGCGGCGGCGTCGAGGCGTTCCCACAGGTCCGCGCTGCCTTCGGGCATGTCGGGATGCATCTGGCGGCCGAGCAGCCTGTACAGGGCCTTCGGGTCACCGGCCGCGTCCGGGCCCGCGCACCGTTTCATCCACGCCAGGGCCTCGCCGGCATCGGTGAACCACCTGCTGGACTGGGCCCGGGCGGCGGGGAGGGCGGTCCAGCCCTGGTACTGCTCGCCGCGGCGGGTGACGCCGTACCGGTCGACCGCGCGGAGGGCTTCGAGGGCCAGGGCGATCGCGCGGACGTTGGCCTGCCATCCGGCCAGGGTGCCGGAATACTGCCGGTCGTAGGCGTCCGTCGCGTACCGCAGGGGACCGAACCTGGACGCGAACGACACCGCGACTCCGGGGAAGCTGACGTGCGCGCGGGCCTTGAGCATCCCGTCGGCACGGATGTCGGACTGCCCGGCATCGACCTGGACGACGATGGGGCCGGTGCCGTCGAGGTAGTCGAACTCGCGCTGGAGCAGTTCCAGTGTCGCGTCCCATCCGGCGCGGAACAGGTGGCTGCCGCGCCGGTCCGGGGTTACCGGGTCGGTCCAGGTGTCCAGGGGGCGGATCTGGTAGCGCATGGTTACGTCTCCATCTGCTCTCGTGCCGCCTTCTCGATGTCCTCGGGGAGCCGCCACAGGCCGAGCGCGCCTCTGCAGGGCACCGGCTCAGCCAGCGGGCGGACGTCGGCCAGCAGCCAGTGGTACTGATCAGCGACGGCCCATGGCGAGCAAAGCGGCCGGGTCGCGCCGCAGGTGCCGCCGCCGTCCGGGCTCAGGTGGCAGCTGACCAGGGTGGCCACGGCGATGACCGCGCCGAGGTGCATCCGGTGATGCTCGGGCCACGATTCGCCGGATGGCGGCATGGCGCCCACGTCGGGCTTCTTGCTCGCGTGGATAGCGATCACGGTCCTGAGCGCCCATCCGGGCGGCGCCCATGTGCGGTTCTCAACGCGCTTCGGCCCGTAGGCAATCGCAGCGGCCCAGGGCTGCTGAACGGACAAGCCGCGCATCCAGCTCACCATGGTGACGGCACCACGCTCGTACCGCTGATCTGCCCGGCGACAGCCAGCAGCGTCCACACGGCCAGGACCGCAACCCAGGTGAGCAGGAACCAGCCGCACCCGTCCAGCCGGGAGCGCTTCACCACCGCTATCACGGCAGCGGTCAGGTAGGCCGCGACGATGGCCCCGGCGACGGACAGGACGAAGGCGAACAGGGCTGTTTTCACCGGGGACCGGGCTCCACGTTCGTGAGCCGGGTGCCCTCCGGCGCGTCGACCCGGATCAGCGTCGAGTACCCGTTCGGACCCTGTTCGATCCCGTTGCCCCACGCGGGGAACGGGACGGACTCGTCGGTCTGGGACAGGGAGATGACCCAGCAGCCGGAGCCGTCCGGGTCGTACTCGGCGCGCACCCGCAGCTGCTCGCCGCCGCCGGGGCCTACCAGGTCGGCCTGCCAGCAGCCTGAGCCGTCGGCGGAGAACTCGTCGGCGCCTTCGCAGCCTTTCGACCTCGATGCAGTCGTCGCTGGCGCCGTAAATGGTGATCATGTGCGTCCTTCCTCTCCCGCCGTTGCGGCGGTCAGCTCGGTTACAGCGGAAGCAGCCCTCTGCGCTCGGCCACCCGTTCGTATGCCGCCTCGTCAGCCTGCAGGCGCATCAGCTGGGCAATGGCTACCTGCCGCGCATGGTCCTCATCGGAGCCGAGGACCTGTGCGAGATCACGGACCAGGCCACCGGCCAGCGCGGCCAGCTGGTCACGCTGACGGGGCCGCAGGTGCTGGGACAACTCGTCGGGGTCGAATATCTCAGCGACGGTGCCGTGCCGGTCGGCGACCTCGACCCTGATCTGCTTGCCCGCCAGGCTGCGGGGTGGCGCGCCGCCTGGCTTCACTGCCCGGCCCCGGAGGCCAGGGCCGACCGCAGCCGGGCTTCGACGTCCCTGGCCATGTCGCCGTCCTTGATGCCGAGCACGTCGCGCAGGCGGCGGGATACGAGCCGGGCGGGCGGCCCGATCTCCACCGAGGGGTGCAGCGACCCGCGCAGCAGGATGGCGAGGTCGCGGATCAGGGCATCGGTGCGGAGCGGGGAAACGTGATGCCGCTCGCGCTCAGCCGCCACCGCCGCGTCCCGCCATGCGATCAGGTCGGCCCGGACGTCCGCCTCGGCTGCCGGGATGAAGTCGTCCTCGGTCATCGTGCCGATCGACCATGCCTCCCAGGCGCGGGTGCAGGCATAGATGCCGTTGCGGACACCGAGCAGGTCGTCCAGTTCGGCGTCGGAGCCAGTGTCGGTCATCACTCGGTCCTTCCTGCGGGCGTCAGCGTGAACAGCCACGCCGACGACGGGGCTTCGGCGATCTTCCCGGCATCTCCCACGTTCCGGGTGCCGCACCGGCCGCACACCAGGTGAGCCACACGGCCCGCCGTGAGATCGGCGACGAGGAGATGTGTCGCCGGGGCGCGGCGGCAGTAGACGCACGTCAGCGCAGGTTCCGGCTGTTCGGCTGCCGCCATGGCGTGGGCCAGGATCACGCGCCACGAGGTCAGGTCGATGCCGCCGCCGAGCGCGGACTTCTCGGCGCCGTCCTCTTCCCCGCGCCGGTGGCGCATCAGCGCGTACTCGGCCACCATCTGGTGTTCCGCCTGGCCGTACCCGAACCGCGCGGCGGCGGCCAGGCCTGCGGCCACGTCTACCTTGTCGGCGTTCCAGCCCGGCACCAGGGGCCGGCCGCATGCGTCGCGGGTCACCGCGTGCCTCTTTCCCTCTTCGGGCTGTTCCCCGATCCGGGGCACCGGGTACCCCGCCTGCCGTGGCTGCTGAGCCGTCTGCCGCTCACGGCGACCTGGCGCCCGCAGACGGGGCACTTGCCCTTCGGGTGCCTGGACCGCGCCCGGCCGGAGTCAGTCACCCGGTCACCGGCCCAGTGCCGCACGGCCGCCGGCCCCGACCCGGGTACCGCCGATGTCGGCCCGCTGGCCCTGGGCGTAGCCGGCGCCGTAACCCCGGCCGCTGTAGGTGATGCGGGTCTTCCGGGTCACGGGGTAGGACTCCTGGAGCAGCGCGCGGACGACGAACGACCGGTCGGCCAGGACCAGCGCGGTGCTCTTCCCGCTCTCGTCGCGGGGGTCGACGCCGGCCTGGGCGGCCCGGTCCTCGGCTGCGCGGACCCTGGTGATGACGGCGGTGACGTAGCCGAGCAGGAAGCTGCGCCGCCACGCCCGCACGCTGCGCACGCCGTCCGGGACGATCGCGCGGGTCAGCGCGTGGGCCATCTGGAGCAGCAGCGACGTGTAGAGGATGTCGGCGCGCTCGAGGTCAGAGGCGTAGCCGAACACGTGGATGCGGGCACCGGGACCGCTGGTGCGGAGAGTGACGCACTGGCAGCGCATAGCGCCGACGATCCCGGCGAGGAGGTGCGCGCGGACCTGTGCCCACGGGTTGTCGATGTCGATGATCCGGTTGCCGGGCCGGTCGGTCTCGGGACGGGAGGCGGCGAGGCGCGCTCGGTCGATGCCGTACTTGGCCATCAGTTCTGCCGCTTTGGCGGTCAGCGCTTCGGCTTCGGGCGGTGTAGTGCCCTCGGCTTCGGCCTTGGCCAGCAGCTTGCGCACGCGGTCAAGGGTGGTGTCCTGGTCGGCCATCGCTTTTCAGTCCTCCCCGTCGTCGGGGCCCGGTGAGGTATCGACCCAGATCCCTAGAGCCGGGATTTCCTCGATCGTGCTGTCGGGGCACTCGTCCGGGCAGCGCTTGTCATCGCTGGCGGCCAGGCGGTCGGGGGCGGCGCACAGCGACCAGCGGCACCACGCGCCGGGAACGACGTCGTGACTGTTCCACCGGAACTTCGGCTCGGCGTTGCCGGCGCTGGTGCTGGCGCCCGGCTGGGCGTCACGGTGCATCTGCTCGTGGCGGTCATGGCAGCGGGTCGTCTCGGTACGGCTGGTGAAGTCGACTGACTGCCAGCCGCAAGTGCAGGTGACATGCTCGGAGCCGTCGAGAGTGATGATCGTGAGCCGGCAACTCTGCTGGTCGGCCATCGCTCAGCCCTCCCCGTTCATCTTGGCCAGGAACAGCGCCTTTCCGTCCAGCGCCTCGGGGCGCCGCACGGTGACCTCGGGTGCCTCGGCCCAAATGGCCGGGCACATGAGGTGCGCGTTGCCTGCGTCCCTCGGCAGGTCGGCGAAACGGTGGCGCAGGTGCGCGTGGCCGCAGAAGGTGACCTTCTCGACCTGATCGGCGGGGACCTGGACGAGCACGCGGCCGGACGGCCCGGTGATGCCGTGGTTGCGCGCGATCCAGGCTGCGTCGTGGGTGTGGAGGGCGAATGCGGTGGTGGTGGTCATCGGGTCCTCCCCTGTCTGCTGCGAGCTAGTCACATGACTAGTGTGTCGCAGTCTTGCCCACTAGTCAAGTGACAAGTAGCATGGTGACTATGGTTCTTGCCGTGCATCACCTCGTGGGCTCCCAGGAGATCGGGGCCATGCTCGGCGTCAGCAGGCAGCGCGTCCAGCAGCTCATCTCCCGCGACGACTTCCCGGAGCCTGAGGTCACGCTGGCTATGGGCAAGGTCTGGAAGCGGGCCGATGTGGAAGCCTGGGCGCGCGACCATGGCCGGGCTATCGCGGACGAGGCTGGCTGACCTGCGGGGGGCCATCAGGACGGCCCCCCGCACTCGCCGCACAGGTACCCGTAACGGCCGTTGGCCCGGATCGTGTCGCCGGGCACGATGCCGGCACCGCAGGCCACGCACTCGCCCGCGTACTGCGCCCCGAACCAGGCGCCGAGGCCGGCATCAGCTTCCCGGGCTCCCAGGGCTTCCTGCCTGGCTCTCGCCTCGGCGCCGTTGCAGTGCCCGCAGGACTCCACCAGCAGGTCGGTCAGATCGCAGCGGGCGGCCATCAGAACGCGGGCCCGCCCTGCTCGTCATCGCCACCAGCAGTCCCGGCCTCGATCGCCCGCTGTTCCTGCATCCGCTGCCACTCGGCCTCGCGCCGGGCCCGGGCGGCGGCGGCCTTGACCGCCGACTCCCACTGCCCGCGCACGCTCGCCTCGGTCACCGGCCGTTCGGAGAACCACGCCGACGCCGCGTGCTCCACCCAGCCGAGCGGGTTGCCGCCCCACAGCTTCTCGGGCAGGTCGATGTGGTAGGCGGCCTGCCCGTGCTTGGTGACCTGGGTGACGTAGCCCGTGTACTCGATCCGGCCGAGAAAGGCGATCTCGGCCCAGTAGCCGCCGTCTGCCAGTTCCGGTTCCGCAGCGGGCCGGCTCTCCGCGTACGTGTCCAGCGCGTCGAGCAGCTCGTCTGCGGTAAGGCCTGTCACCTTCGATATCAGGTCCAGTTTCCTGGTGTTCTCCTGCTCGGCGGCTTCAGCGGTCACCATCTCGTCATCGGCCACGACGTGGCCCCCTTCCTCGGTTGCTGGCAGTTCAGGCGGCACGGCTTGCCTCGCGGACCCGGCGCCGCCTCTTGGCCTCGCGCCAGTACGCCCGGGCCGCGTCTGCGCAGTCGATGTCGATCAGCTCGCCGTGGTCCTCGTGATGGCGGAACGCCGCGTAGGTGCCGCACGGCTGGACCCGGTCCTCCGCCGGCTCGCCGAGCCATCCGGCTTCCCCGGCGCATCCCGCGACAGCGGCGACAGCAGCAGCCAGGAGCGTGTCCACCTCGGCAGCGAGGCGCAGGACCCCGACCGGGCGGCGATCGGACCGCCACGCCGGGGAGGCCCGCCAGGCCCGGGCCGCAGCGGCACGGGCCGCTTCCAGCCGCCACACCTGCTCCGTCACGCCGTCCAGGTCCCCGTCGCCGGCCCGGGCGAGGATGGCCTCGGCGCCTTCGAGGTCCCCGGAGTCCATGCAGCGGATCAGGGCGGCGGCGGTACGGCGGCGGGCGGCGCCGATCCGTTCCTCGCGGGTCATCGGGGCGCCGCCCCTGCCTGCTCCACGGCCGCCCCAGGGATCGCGAGCACCTTGAACAGGGCCGCCAGGATCGCCTCGTAAGCGTCGTACGCAGCGGCCTGGGCAGGCTGGCCGCGCAGTTCCTCGACACCCTGGCGGGCATAGACCGCCGCGTCTGCGGCTTCCTCGCGGAGATCCCGGAGCCAGTCCCGGCCGTTGTGCGCCTGCAGGACCGAGCCGTAGCGGTCGAGTCCGATCTGCTTCCGCTCGCGGAGGAGCGCGGCGGCTGCGTCGTTCTCAGCCCAGGAGACGTGGCACGCGCCCAGGTCCCCGATCACCAGGTCGTGCATGGACGGGCCGTCGTTCGGGACCGGGAGGAGGGGCTGGTCGCCGGGCCGCTGGCGTAGCTGCTCAGCCATCATCGGCCTGCCTCGCGGCCGGCTCGCCGGCCAGCCATTCCCGGCTGCGCTCGCTGTCCGGGGTCCGCACCCGATCAGGGTGCTCACGCTGCCAGGCCTTGACGGCCGCCTTGGTCCCCGCGATCAGGTCCAGGTGCCGCTGCGGGCTGCCGCCGTCGGCGCACGCCGCGGCGTAGAACTCCAGCAGCCGCGGTACGAAAGCGTCCCGCGCCCGGAACACGATGACCGGCTCGTCGTCCGGGATGTCACCGTGCTCGGTGGTGACTCGGCCGTACTTCAGGTCAAACGCCATGGTGAGCCTCCTCTGGCTTCTTGTGGCACTCGTGCTCGCAAGGGGCACCGACGCAGCTCGCGCACTTCCCGGCCCTGCAGTCCGGGTCGAGCAGCGGCCCGGTACCGATGGCCTCCAGCTCGTGCGGTGGCATCCCGGTCCACTGCCTCAGCACGAGCAGCAGGACCCTGGCCACCTCGGAGGCATCCAGCTGGCCGCCTTGCTCAGCCCAGGACTCGGCGTGGCGGATCACGTTGCCGATGGCGTGCTCTGCGTCGGGGAGGGTTTCCGGATCGGCAGCTGCGGGCTCGTAGGTGGCGGCGAAGAACCCCGGATCGCAGGTCCCGAACTCCCCCTTGGCGCTCTTGATGATCCACCAGCCGGGGCGAGCAACCTTGTGCCTGTGGCCTTGAGGCGGCGGGACGATAACCCCCCAGTCGCAGGGGCTGACGAATGCGTAGCGCTCGCCCGGCATCGCGATCCCGCCGACGGAGTAGTCCCATACCGTGTCCTCGTCGTAGACGATGCCGCCGCACCACGCGGCCATCTCAGCGAGGTTGTGCGTCTGGACGCGACGCGCTTCGAGAGGCCCCACGGGCCTTGTCTGCCAAAGGGTCTCCTCGGTGCCGCCCGGAGCGGGCAGCCGGTCTCCCGGCTGCCCCTCCGCGACCACGCCAGGCTCAGGCTGGCTGGCCATGCATCACCGTCACGCTGCACTCTTCGGCCAGCTTCGCGACGACCTTGGCGACCGCCTCGCGGGCCACGCGGGCCGGCTCGTTCATGAAGTAGCCGAGCGCCAGGGACTTGTCCTGGCCGATGCGGTACCGGAGCCGGACCGCCATCACGGCCGGCTCGATGTCCTCGTACGGGGCGATCAGCAGGTCGAACTCGTTCGGCATCTCGATCGTCCCGCGCTTAGCGTTCTGGCCGGTGGCCGTGATCTCCTCGATGTAGCTGAACTGGGTCTGCCCGGAGGAGACGCGCGCGCCGGCGGTGATCGCGACCTTGAGGGTGGCCTTGAAGTTCTGGGCCGTCTCCAGCAGGTCAGCGGACTGGATCTTCCCCGCCGGGTCAACGTCGCGGGCGTGCTCCTCGATGAACTCCGCGAACGCCTGCTGTCCCATGTAGTCGCGGTCCTTCGCGGTCCACTCCTGCCACGGCAGGGTGGGCACCAGGCCCAGGATCAGGCGGTGCTGCTGCCAGCGGGCACCCTCCCCAGCGGCCAGGCCGTCACCGTCCGCGTCATTGCCCCGGTGCGCGTCCAGGACGGCGGTCACGGTCCCCTTGTCGAGGTCGGCGAACACCTCGGAGCCCTCGTCGGCGTGCTTGGCGTAGTACCGGGCGAAGCTGGCCACGTTCCGGACCGTGACGATCCCGCCCTTGCGCTTCGGGAACTCGCGGTACTCGTCGCCGGTCAGGTCGATCTTCACGACCGCGCCGGTCGACGTGGTGAGCGCGTAGTAGTCGCCGGGATCCAGGCAGTGCGGCTTGGTCGCCTGGATGGCCAGGTCGCGCACGACCTCGGCAGTAGCGGTGTCTTCGGTCATCGGGTCACTCCTGGGATGTCCTCGTCGCGGAAGATCGGAAGGGTGTTCGGGTCGTTCCGGCTGAGGTTGCCGGTCTCATCGGGGTAGAAGATCGACGCGGGCATCTCGGGCTTCGGCGCCTTGAGGGTGACCTGGCCCGACACTTTCACGATGTCCTCGTTGCCCTTGAAGGGCTCGATCTTGACGGTCACGGTCACCGTGGCGGCTTTGCCGGTCTCCCGGACGGCGGTCACGCCCTCGGCGAGTTTCTGCGCGGCTTCGTCGGCGATGACGCCTTTGTTGACTTCGCTGAGCACGTCAGCGAACGGCCGCACATGGGCGGCCTGTCCGGTATCTGGTCCCATTCCTGGGGTCCTTCCTGGTTGTTGGCGGTTAGCGGGTCAGGTGGTCTCGGGTTGCGTCATGAGGCTGAGCTGGCCAGCGGCTTCCTGCTCGGCCGGCGACGGCGGGGGCAGTCCGGCGCCCTCGGGCGCGTCCTCCGGGCAGAACACCAGGTCGCCGCGATAGGACCACTCCCAGGCCGCCATGGTCTCCTCGGCGTCCCGGCGCGAGGTGCAGTGGGCGATGTAGCCCTCGTCCTGCTCGTCGATGTGCTCTTCGCAGCCGTCGCAGCGGACCAGCCAGCACGGGGTGCCAAGCCGGCGTGGCTTCGGTCGGCCCGGACGGCAGCGGCTCAGCAGCCAGCGGAACTCGCGCCACCACACCCGGAGACGGTCATCGAAGATCCAGTCGCGGTCCTCGTCCCAGGTTTCGCGGATGGCTACCAGGGCTTCGGCGCGGGTGTCGTAGTGCGGGTCGCTGCCGTTGCAGCCGCGGGGCGGCTCCGGGATCACCGTCCAGCAGAGGTGCGGGAGCTGGTAGACGGTCATGGCGTTGCCCTCGTTTCGTCGCGGGTGATGCCGAGCGCCCGCTCGGCCGCTGCGGTCGCGGCCCTCTGCGCAGCCACCAGCGCCTTGCTGCCGAGACCCGCGCCACGGCCGTACGCGGCGTTGACAGCTCGCTGGAGCGGCTTGGGGACGACGCTCCAGCACATCCGGCAGAGCAGCTTGGAGTCGTCGACAGCGGTCACCGGGCAGCCCGTCCGCGGGCACGGGTGGCTCATGACGCCACCCCATCCAGATCGAACAGCTCGGCCTGCGCGGGCTTCTGGGCCAGACGGCGGGTCACATCGGCGATAGCGGCTTCAAGATTGTCCGCGATGCGCCGCAGCTTGGCCGGATCATCGTGCGCGAAGCCGGCCATGTCATTGCAGGCACGACAGGCGATACCGCGGCGGCAGTAGCGACATGACCTGCTCGGCGGGCAGCAGCGGTGATCGTGGTCGACGTGCACCTCGCGCGGCTTGCCGAGGTCCAGCGGCTCATTGCACAGGTAGCAGAGACCGCACTGCCGGTCGAGCATCTCAAGCCATTCGGTCCTCAACATGGCATGCCTGGGCAGATTGGCGTCACGCCAGCGGCGCTGAGCTTCTTTCCCCTGCTCGGGATGCGCCAGCCTGTAGGCGCGCGCCGCAGTGGCTAGCTTTTCGCGGTTGGCGGCCTTGTAGCGCAGGTTGACTTCCTTCGCCTTTTCCGGGTGCGCAGCCCGCCAGCGACGGGTGTATTCGCGTACCTTCTCGCGCCTTTCCTCGGGCGTCATTTCACTATCTCCATTTGGCGACGTGGAGCCACCGCCACCAGATCGGCTGGTGGGACCGGTAGGCGCGGGTCTGTCCGCACATGCACGGCGGCACGCGGGTGGTGGCGCGCGGGTCCGGGTCGTAGCGGTGGGGTTTCGTAGCGTCAGGCACGAGCGGCCTCCTCCGGCCGGGTATGGGCGAGCTGGTGGACGTGCTCCCGGCCGCGCCACTCGCGCTCGCCGGGCTCCTCGCCGTCCGCCAGGCGCCGGCACGCCAGGGTGCCGTCAGGAAGCTGGCGGACGGCGAGGTCTCCGTCAGGTGCGCCGGCTGAACCCCGGTCGATGTCGGTCTCGGGGGCGCCGGAGTCCAGCGGGAACGGGGTGGCGCCTGCGACCGGGGCACCGCACGTGTGGCATTCGCCCAGCGGGCACGGGCACAGCGGCCGGGAGCCGCACGCGCGCGCGGTCACTGCGCCGGTCGGCGGGTCCAGCAGCAGCCACGCCTTGGCGGGCCCCTTGCGGGGGCAGGTGTCGCGGTGGAAGGCGTGCCCGCAGCCGTCGCACCTCCGCCCGGCGGTCACGCCGCACCGTCCTGGCGGGCGGGGCGGTTCAGGAGCTGCTCGCGGGCCTGGGCCGCCCGGTCGGTCCACGCCGGCGTCCTGCTCTCCGCCGACCGGAACGGGTCCGCCGTCGCGGCCTTCAGGTCGAACGGGGACGCGTCGGCGTTGCGCATCAGCCGCACCGTCTCGGCCAGGGTGCGGTCCCACGTCCACCCGGCGTTCTTGGCGGCGAAGATGGCGTTGGCGAGCACCTCGTGATCCCAGTGCGGGCGCATCACCCTGGCCAGGGCCACCAGCTCATCAGGGGCGGCGCAGATGTCAGGTTCGGTCATGACGTGCCTCCGCATCGTCTGGGCGGGTGAGCCCGAGCGCCTCGCGGGCCCTGGCCGCTCCCTGCCTCGCGGCGTCCGGGCCCGGGGTCACGCCGGACTGGAACGGGCAGCTTCCCGGCTGGTGACGGTGCCCGCACGCCTGGTGCAGCGGCAGGCGCTTGCCGATCCTGCCGGTGTCGGGCTGGCGGCCGGGTGCCCGGTTGTCGGTGATGGCCAGGTACTTCTGGTAGATCACCGCGGCGTCCGAGGCGCGGTACTGGCCGCAGGGACCGCCGAGCGCCCGCATGACCGCGATGTCCTCGGGGCTGGTGCCGGGCGGGTACTGGTGGTCGCGTTCCGGCTGGCCGCACTCGCCGCACGCCTCGATCGCCCGGCGCTTGCGGGCGTCCATCACGACGCCTCCCGGAGGGGGTGGCAGGACGGGCACCGGCCGGGACTGTCGCCGTCCACGCCGGTCATGCGGGTGTTCTCGTCGCACCGGCCGCACCACGGCGGCCGGCGGGGGGCGCCGCCTGCGCCGTAGCGCGCAGCGCGGGCGGGCGCCCCCTTCCTTCCCGTAAGGGAAGGGGGAAGGGCATCGTCTTTTAGACCGTCTCTAGACGCTTCATGAGACGGTCTATCGACGCGTCTTGAGACGCGTCTCTGCTCTGAACTGATGTTTCGTGTCTTCTCCAGCCATCGTTGCTGGCGCTTCTGCTTCATCTCCCGTTCCGCGAGCACCCGCTCGCGGGTCGGGTTGCCGTGCGCGAAATACCGCGGCATGTTGAACGACCGACCACCCGGTTCGGTCTCCCAGAGGCCGGCGCCAAGCAGCTTCTTAATCCACTCCGGGGTGCCGTACTGGGAAGCGATCTCTGTCGGGACATGCCCGTCGAGAAGATGCTCCGCCACGTACGTACCGCACCGGACGTAGAGCCCGAACGCTGCCGTGCCGGCCCGGACGATCGCCGGGTCATCGTGAAAATCGTCGTCCACCTGGAACCGGGGCACGTCTAGCCCCCGTCCCGGTAGCGCGAGTAGAACGGCACCTGTCACCTTCATCAAGCCTTCGTGCGGGTCAGTAGTTCGCTGGTGCGCGGCGCGATGGCCGCTGGGTATGGCGTAGGCGGGTGAGCTGCTCTCCGCAGCACACGCATCCCTCGTCGTCATCGGCCCCGCCTGGCCAGCGGCGGAACACGTACGCGCCCTGGACCTGGGTCAGCCCGGCCCGCGACGGATGCGGATCCCACACCACCCGCCCGCCCTCCCCGGCCACCGCGTGCCGCCCGGCCGGCCGCGGGCTGGTCCCGATGACCACGCACCGCTCATCCGGCAGGCCGAGGCTGGCCGGTACCCAGCGCCAGTCCAGGGACCGGCCCCGGAGCCACAGGCGGGCCGCCGCGTCCCACCAGGTGAACGCGCCGAAGTGAGGGACGGCATCAAGGTCCAGGCCGAGTGCGGACGCCATAGCGGCCTGGAGGCAGTTGCCGTAGACCTCGAGCGCTTCGTGCTCGGGACTCCAGAGGATCGTCTGCGTGACCTCCCGCAGCGGCCGGCCGTCCATCACGCCGAGCCACGCCGTGGCGGGGAGGTCCCAGGTATGGCCGCCCATCACAGCACCGCCGCGATCGCCCGGCCGAGCCAGTTGGCCACATTCGCCGAGACCGCGTTCCCCGCCTGCATGGTCTGCTCGCCCTGGTTGCCCTTGACGATGTAGGAGTCGGGGAACCGCTGGGCCCGCAGGTGCTCCCGCGGCTTGAGCATCCGCAGGCGGCACTCCAGGACGTCGGCGAGGTCGTCGGGCTGGACTAGCGCGCCGGAGTCCCTGGTGGCCATCGTGTGCAGCGGCTCAGCGGTCGACGTGGCCCGCGACCGCCTGCCCCGGTAGGGGACGACCAGCGCGTGATGATCGTGCGCGGTGATCGCGCCGACCGGACCGTCGACCGGCATGACGTTGTGCTCGGGTGAGCAGTAGCCGCCATAGTTCTTCAGCAGGAACGGCGGGACGGTCAGCCAGTGGTGCCCGTAGGTCGCAATGGTCGACACCGGCTGGTCGACTCCCATGGCGGTCTGGTTGTTCCGCAGGACCGTGAGGAACGGCGGCGTCACGAGCGCGTCGGTGTCCCGTACGACGCGGGTCCGGAACGGCTCATCGGTTGCGGTCGGCTCCGAGGTCCGGTTGTACCCGCCGAGCGGCAGGACCAGGCCGTGGTTCCGGCCGGTGGTCACCGTTGCCAGGGGCTCGTCAACACCCCGCGGGGCGTTGTGAGGGCCGCGGAGCATCGCGAAGAACGGCGGGGTGGCCAGGGCCTGCCCGCTGGTGCAGTTCCGGGCACCCATCGGCCTGTCATGGACCGGCCAGGCGCGGACATAACCCGAGCCGGGCCGCTCGTAGGTGTTGCCGCCGACGGCCACGATAAATGGCGGCGTGGAGAGGGCCTCGTCGCGCGTCGTCGTGACGGTGCTGAGCGGCGACCCGAACGCGGGCCGGGCGCGGACGTAGGCTGAGCCGGCCGGGTCCTGGGCGTTGGCCCGGACGATGGCAGGCTGCGGGCCGAACATCTCCAGCCCGGCGCGGATCCGCTTGATCGTGTTCGCCGCCAGCGGCCGTTTCCGGTCCCCGATCCGCGTGCCGAGGTCAGACCAGTCGATCGCGGCCGCGGCGGGCAGCACGAACGGCTCAGCCTGAGCGTGACCGCAGCTGGTGTTCGGGCAGGCGTAGATGTACTGCCGGCCGTACTTGCCGATCTTCGGCGCGCCCGGCCGCTTCCACGCCTGGAACGCCTGCACGGCTTCCTCGCACTTCCAGCACCACGCCAGCGGCCGGGGCGACACGTCCGGCAGCGGGATGCCCTTCCTGGTGAACACGACGTACAGCCGGTCCCGCCACTGCGGGGCGAACGGGTTGTCATCACCGCCGACGTGGGCGGAGGAGACGCTGACGAGCTGGTAGTTGTAGCCGAGCAGGACCATCCCGCCGAGCCACCAGTCCCACAACTCCCAGTCCGCGGCCTCGGTGACGTTCTCCACGATCACCGCGTCGTACCGGTGGACCTCGGCCGCGCGGATCACGTCGTGGAACGTCGCGCGGGTCCGCTCCATCCCGGCGCCGGGCACGTGGCCGGATTCCTCAAGCAGGTCGAGCTGGCCCTTCGGCCGCCGCTTCCGCCCGCCCGCGGGGCTGTTCTCGGTGCAGATCGGGCTGGCCCACAGGATGCGGGTGCGGGGCAGCCGGCGCATGTCGTAGTTGGAGACGTCGGCGCACAGGTGCTCGGCGTCGCGGAAGTTCGCCGAGTGGGTCTCGATCGCACGGTCCCAGTGGTTGGCCGCGAGCTTCAGTTCGAGGCCCGCCTCGGACAGGCCGATCGAGGATCCGCCGGCCCCGCAGAAGATGTCCGTGTAGTCCAGGCTCATGCCGCCTTACCCGCCTCTCCGAACAGCCACAACTGGACCTCGCCCAGCGGCCTGACGATCTGCCGGCCGCCGATACAAGGCCCCCACTCGGCTACCGGGTGAGGGTGGGGGGCGAGACGGACCTTGTCCCGGTACGGTTCGGGTGCCGGGGTGGCGGGGATGGTCTGGCCGCAGCCGGAGCAGTGGCCGGACAGGCTCTCGGTCACGCCGCACCTCGATCGGCAGCGGCCAGCGCGCGCCGCTCGGCCAGGACCGCGGACACCTGCTCGTCTCCCGCGGCGACTTCGGCGGCGAACTCCTCCGCGCTGACCTGGCGGCCGGACGGCCGGATCATGTCACCGAGCGCGGCCGCGCATCCTGCGCACGGCTCGCGCGGGTCGGCGACCGGGTTCTGGCGGCAGGCCGGGCACCGGTGCTCAGAACAGGGCATCGCAGGCCGTCCCCTCGCTGCGCTCTGCGCGGATCCGCGCCGCGGCCTCGGCTGTCACAAGCTCGCCCAGCTCAACCCGACGCCCGCACCCCGCTCCCGTGCACCGGTAGAAGCCCATGTAGTGCACCTGGGCACCGTCGTCCGGGCAGTAGTAGGCCGGCTCCGGCCGTCTTGCGCTCATGCCACGGCTCCGAACAGCGCGAGTTGCCCGTGGATCTCGCGGAGCCAGCCGAGCATCTGGGTCAGGTTCTTATCCGGGCCCCGGGTCATCCCGGTCCCGTCAGCAGAGTCACAGCCGATGTGGGCCGCGTAGCGGAGCCGCTGGCGGGTGTTGACCCGGCCCATGTGGACCCGCTTGCCGCGTGCGTGCGCCTCAGCGGCCAGGGTCGCGGCGGCAGGCCCTAGCTTCCACTCGGTCGAGCCGCCGAGGAACAGGACGTCGAACCACGTCCACGGCACGTCCAGCCGCTCCAGGCCGTCCTGGGCGACGAGCGCGACGGGCAGGCCGAACCACGCGCGGATCCGGTACACGAACCTGGCCGACCGCTCCAGGGTGGCGGCGGCGTCGCCGAGCACGTCCGGCGCCGCCGCGAACAGGCACCGCGTCCTGGCCCGGGCCGACATCCGCGACAGCATCTCGAGGTACGCCCGGTCGCCCGGGTAGCCGGTCCCCGGCTGGCCGTCCGCGCCCGGGCCGCAGCCGTTGTCGATGCAGAACGCCGCGCCCGGGGGAAGCTTGTTGCCCTGGGCCGGCGTCAGGATCGCGCCGAGGCGGCTGCCGGTCATCTCCGCGCGGATCGCGGCGGTGGACGGGTTAGCCAGGTACAGCATCACGACCCCGCACCGCCCCTCCGGTTCTGTCCCGCCCCGTACTCCGGTCCCGCACCCCGCCGCGCCCGGCGTCCCGGAGTGCCCCGCTGCCCGGCCGCACGGGCCGACCTGGCCGCCTTCCACTGGCGGCGGAACTCCTCGCCGCCAAGTCCCTGGCCGGGCCGCGCCTGCTCACCAGAAGCGCGGCCCGGCTCAGGGTTCCCGGTGTCCCGCGGGGCCCGTTCGCCGCCTGCTGGACCGGGGCTTGAGGCGCCCCCGCCGGCGCTGGGGGGGAGAGCGCTCGGCGGGGGCGGTGAACCCGCAGCGACGGGGGGGAGGTCGCTTGCGGGCCGCGCGGGGGCTACGGGGGCAAGCCCGGCCGCGCAGTCTGGGGGGATGGGGGTCATGTCGGCGTTCCCGCCTGCTTGCGGGCGGTCCTGATGGCCAGCTCGCCCATGTCGGACACGAGCTTGACCGTCCGCCGGATCTCGCTGGCCGCGCCCGCGTACAGCCAGTGCGGCAGGGTCTTGCCCTCAGAGTCGGTGCCGGTGAAGATCAGCACCGGGCGGGGCGTCCCGGCAATGGGCACCGTGGCGGCCAGCACGACGACCTGCTGCATCAGCACCGTTCCCGCGCCGAAAAGATCGGCGCCCAGGATCGGCTCGTCCAGTTCCATCGTGGGCATGTCGAACCGCTGGCCCTGCGCGGCTACGGCGTCAAGGAACCGCTTGGCCGGGTCGCAGAGCCAGCGGGGCTCGTGGACCTGGTCGCAGTACCGGCACTCGGTGGCGCCCGCCGCATCGGCCTGGCCGCTCATGCCGGTACCGGCTCAGCAGCACGCGGGAAGTCGCGGACCTTGAGGTCTTCCGGCCACGCCGACCAGTCGCCGCCCTTGTCGCTGCTGCCGCTCTCGCGGGCCCACTGAGTGCCGAGCTGCTTAACGAAGACAGCTGTCGCCGTCTCGCGGCACCGGGCGATGAGGTCGCGCACCCACCCGAGCTCCAGCGGGCGCGAACCGGGCCCGCTTTCGCCGCCGATGATTGCCCAGTCGATCCCGGCCAGGTCCAGCGACGGGAGCGGACCCAGAAGCGGCTCCAGCGAGAGGAACCGGACGGCGGCATCGGTCGCGCGCAGCTCGTCAGCCCGGCGCGCGTACCGGTCCAGTTCAATCGACGTGCCGAGCCACACGTTCTGCAGCGGCCATGTCGCGTCGTACAGCGCCAGGGCGTCCGCCTCGCGGTGCAGTTCCTCCAGTAGCCGGCAGCCGCCGTCGATGCCCTCGCCGACGATGGCGCGGCCGCGCTCCGGGCGCTTGGTCAGGATCTGGTAGGTGTGCTGCGGCGTGCGGGCCATCGTCACCCAGACCTGGGCAATGAACTCCACCGGCACACGGGCGTGGAACAGGTCGCTCATCGAGTTGACGAACACTCGCCTGGGCTTGCGCCACTTCAGCGGGACGGTCAGCGCGGCCGGATGCACGGTCAGGCCGAAGCCAGGCCCGGACGTCCTGGGATCGCCGTCGTTCTGGTACTTGGCCGACCCCATCCCCTTCAGCCGCTTGGCCATGGCCAGCGCGTAGCAGCCGCCCGTGTCGTCGCCCTCGAAGCGCGGCAGGCCGCAGCCAGGCGAGATCTTGTCGCAACCCGTCGTCGGGTTCCAGACCTCATCGGTCCACTGAATGCCGGTCATACCTCGGCCTCCGCATCCTGGGCGGCCCGTTCCCGTCCGGCCCGCACATCTGCGGCCAGCCGGGCGGCAGCCTGGATCCCGCCCAGTTCCGGCGAGACCTGGGCGTGCACGAGCTGGCCGGCAATCGTGACCGCGACGGCGAGGAAGCGGCTCACGCCGCGCCCCGTTCCGGGTCTGAGCCGTTCACGGCCGGGTCCTGCCCGGTCTCGGCCGGGGCGCCCGCAGGCGCCCGCCTCCGGTTCGTCCCGGACCCCGGAGGCTGCGGCGGGGCCGGGGGCTTGGGCCACGGGGACACGCGGCGGACCACGTACACCAGGGCTGCGGTGCTGGCGAGGCCGTTCACGCCGAGGGCGATGACGGCGATATCCAAGGTGCTCACGCTGATCCTCCGGTCTTGTCCTGGTCGGGGTCGTCTGCCTGCTTGCCCTGGGCGCGGCCCATGGCGTTCTCAAGGTCGTGCAGGGCGAGCTGGCGGGGCAGCACGCCAGGCCTGGGCCGCAGGGGCCATATCGCCCAGGTGATGACGAGGGCGCCCAGGACGGCGACGATGAGGCCGGGGAGCCATATCCCGTGGTTCACCGCCGCCTCCTTACCGGGACCGGAGGTGCCCCGCACGGGTCGAAAGCGGCATCAAGGGGGGCGCTGGTCTGCCAGGCGCCATCCGGGATCCGCTCGGGTTCGGGGGCAGGCGGCCGCGCTGGTCCCGGCCGCCACGCCTCGGACAGCGGCGGCGCGGGCAGCCTGCGGGGCCTGCCTGCGCTCAGGAACCGCCTCACAGGGTCACCTCCGGACCGGGCCCCGGGCACTGGTGGCTCATCGCGGCCACCGCCTCGCGGACCACCTGCTCGGCGGCATAGGCGAAGATGTCGGCCACCATCGGGCCGATCAGGTCATCGGCCGCCTGCATGTCCTGGAGCCGGACCACGATCCCCGACATCATCTGCGAGGCGCACATCACGGCCCGGCCAGCGGCCACCGGGTCATCGCGGAACTGCTCGGCGATCACCGCCGCCACTTCGGCAGCGGCGCCCACCAGGCCGGGGGACACGTCCCGGTGGTCCCGGATGTGCGCCAGCGCCTGGTCGGTCATGGCGTCCAGCGCGGCCTTGGGCGGCGGGAAGGCGCGGGCGTTCACGCGGCACCGGTCCTGTCCGCGTCCCAGCTGTGAACCAGCAGGCCGATTGCGTACGCCCACCCGAGTTCGCTCTCCGGCCGGAACGTCACCTCGTCGTGGCACGGGCGGCACAGCGGGGCTTGGTTGTCCGGGTCGACGATCGACCCGCCGCGCGCCCTGGTGAGCGGTTCGTGGATGTCGTCGGCCCGCACGGCCGCAGCTGGGCCGTGCGCACATCGGGCGCTCGGGATACAGCTGGGCGATCATCGCAGCCCGTTCCCGGTTCTCCCGCTGCCGCTTCTTGCTGACCGGCCTGATCCATCCCCGCCGCCTCAGCTGCTTGTCAGGATCGCCCCTCAGCTGCTTTGCCGGGTCACGGTGCAGGGTGCTGTTCCAGATGAGGCCCATCAGGCACCGGCCATCACGCGGTCGAAGATGTCCCGGCCCATCCGCACGTCACCGAGCGCGGTGTGAGCCTCGCAGTCCTCCGGACGCAGCCCGACTATCCGGGCCGCGTCGGCAACCTTCAGCGGCCACGGCAGCGTCATGCCATGTGCGACGGCGTAGCCGCGCACCAGCGACCCCAGGTCGGTGTAGTGGTAGTCGGCGGTCAGGCACTCGCCGTTCGCCCGCAGGAACGCGTCCATATGGCCGGCGTCGAACTGCGGGTTGGCTGCAATCAGGTGAGCGCCGTCCAGGATCGCGGCGAGCTGCCCGGCCAGCTGCGGCGAGCCGAGATGCTCCGTCTCCTGGTCAGGGGACAGCGGGACGCGCAGGACCGACCCGGGGGCGTGAGCGCGGACCTTGCACCGCCGGTAGTAGCCGCCCACCGCGAGCGAGCCCGCATTCCCGCTAGGCACGTCCGGGCGGATGTGCCACAGGTTCTCCTCATCGCCGCTGTAGGCGGGGTTGCGCTCGATCAGGGCCAGTTCCCAGATGGTCGCGGGGCCCGGGTCGATGGAGATGGTCTCGCAATCTGCGAAGACGATGCGCGCGGTCACCGGTTACCTCCGGGCAGGAAGTCGTCAACCCACGCGGCGGCAGCCCGGTCCAGCGTCAGCCTGGCGCGGGTGAACGCGACGTACAGCAGCATCGCCAGTTCGTCGGGCATCTCCGGGTCAGGCCGGTCCGGGGTGCGGCGAGGCGGCCGGAAATCCTCGATCCGCACCGAGTCCCATTCGCGGCCCTTTACCTTGTGGGCGGTGCCGACGACCACACCGGCGTGCTTCTCGTCAGCTAGCGCGTCAGTCGCGGCGATGATCTTCTCGGGCCCGTGCTCGTCGATCAGGCTGACCAGGACCCTGAGGTCCGCGCCGGCGGCGTCGTTCTCCGCGTGGTCCTGCACCTCACCCCACGTCCTGAACGTGAACAGCTCGGGGTGGCTCGTCGGCCGGCCAGCCCGCAGGTCATCGGCGGCCTCGGCCAGCGCGCGGATCGCTTTCCCGCCGCCGAGCAGCGCGACCTTGCGGCCTTGGTCCATCGCGCGCATCGCGCAGCCCATCGCGCCGGCGTTCGTCCGGCACAAGATCGCGTCGGGGTTGTCGCAGCTCCGGACCGTGGACGAAATCCGGTCAAGACCACGCAGCCGCAAGCGCGCACCGAGGATCGTCAGTACCTTGTTGGCCTCGCCGGCGATGGCGGACCCGAACCGGAACGACTGCTCAAGTGAGAACGTGGCGGCGGCAGGGAACTTGTCCATGGCGTCGATCGCGCCGGCCCACGCGTTGATGGCCTGGCACCTGTCGCCGACAGCCACCACCTGCAGGTCGCGCTGCTTCAGCAGGACGCCGAGGTTAACTTCGGGGGTGTCCTGCGCCTCGTCGTAGAACACGAAGTCTCCGGGCAGCACCGGGTCGCCGAGGGCCCAGATCTTGCGGTAGTGGTCATGGTCGAACTTGAGCCGGCCGTCACGGGCCGACAGGTCGGCCCAGGCGCGGCGGGCCAGCGGCACGATGACCTGCGCGAGCTCCGAACGGGCCGCCGGGTCTTCGAGTCCGTTGACCTTCGCGACGTGCCGGGCCGCTACCTCCTCGTCGGCCGACCGGCAGTACCGCTCGACTGCGGCCATGGCCAGGCGGGCCAGCTGGGTCGGCGCGAGCATCACGTCGCCGACCTTGACCGGGCTGCTGGCCCGCAAGATGAAAGCCTGCTCGCGGGCGGGGATGCGGGGGCCGTTCAGCCGGTGCGCGTAGTCGCGGCCGACCGCGGCCATGGCCACCGAGTGGATTGTCGAGCAGTCCGTGTTCGGCGGGAACTTCCGGCGCGCCTCCGCGGCGACCGCGGCGTTGAAGCACAGGTAGCTTCCCGACCTGCCCGGGACGGCTTGGGCGGCCATGATCAGCAGGCTGGTCTTCCCGGTGCCCGCGCCCGCTTCCACCACGACCGACGGGACCCCGGAGGCGAATGCCTCGATCGCCGGGGCCTGCTCGCCGGTCGGCGTGAGGTCGCCCTTGCGGGCGCGCGGAGTCTCGTGCGGTACCGGAGGTAGTGCAGAGGCCTCTTTGCGTTCGTCGGCCGCGGGCACGGAGGCCGGCCCGGCATCGGCCTGCGGCGCGGGCGCCGGGACGATCCGGCCGTCCTCGGTGACCTGCCCCGCCGCGATCGCCGCCGCGATCTGATGCGCAGCCTGCTTACCCGGCTTGTACTGGCACCGGCCGGTCGCATCATGACGGGTGATGGTGGCGACCGTTTCCCGGTCCCCCGTGTTGTGGTCGGCGACGGTGCCGCCGCGTTCCCTGAGCTCGGTCTCGAACGCGGCGCGCACGCCGAGCTCGATCCGGCGGCCGACCAACTCAGGCAGGAAGTCGGCCAGCAGCTTGAGCGCGCGCGGGTCGTGCAGCGCGGCCGGGAGCACGTACTCCTCGAGTTCGTCGGGCCGGGCGCACAGGATCAGTTCCTCCTCGCGGGTGCAGACCTCTATCTCGCCCGCGTAGATGGAGAGGGTGCCGACCTCGGTGCCGTCGGGGAGCACGACGCCGGTTGTCTTCATGCCCCGGTTCCGGGCCGCGGCGAAGTCGGGTTGCGCACCCTGGCGGGCGGCCTCGGCTGCCGTCTTTGCCTTGGCGGCGTGGTACTCCCGGACCGCGATCCTGACCGCGTGGGCCTGGGCGGCGATGGCCAGCTCGTCGTTGGCGGGGAGGGCCGGCGCTTCGGCCTGCGTGCCGGTCATGCCGCCGTGGCCTTTGCTGCCTGGTCCTGCGAGAGGGCACGCCGCCGCTCGACGATCTCCTGGTTCAGCTGCGACCCCTGCTCCGGGGTGATGGCCCGGTCGGCCACGGCCCGGCCGATCCGGCCGCGCATCGGCGGCAGCTGCTCGTCGGCCGCCTTGGCCAGCTCGGCCCGGAACGCCGCGATCCACGCCTGAGCCGGATCGTCGTCGGCCGGGGCGGCAGCCTCGCTGCCGGCCTCCGCGCGGACCCGGGTTTCCTTCTGGCGGATCCAGTACAGGACCTGGGTCGTGCGCTGAGCGGTTATCTCCCCGCGGTTATAGTCGTCCTTGAGGGTGACGACGGCGTGCTCGCAGTCCGCGAGGGTCTTTATGTCCGCGATCAATTGAGCCCAGGTGTCGTCGTCATCTAGCGGCTCCTGCGGCGGGATCTCCCGCCGCTGAGACTGCTCAGGCCGGTCCTGGTCCTGGCGGCCGTTCCTCGGCGCCGCGGGAGCGGCGTTGTCGAAGTCGTCGCCGCTCCGGCGGCCCGCCGTCGGGCGCTCGTAGCTCTGGGAGTCCGGGTCCGGGTCGCTGGTGGGCAGGTTCAGCGTCTGCAGGAGGCAGATCCTGTAGGCGACCGACATGGCCTTGGGGGTGGCCTTGTCCCCGGAGTCCATGGCCTCACCGGGCACCTTGGCGTCGAAGTAATCCCCGAGCGGCCCGTAGAACCGGTAGCTGACCTCGACCTGCACATGCCCCATCAGGGAGCGCTTCTGGCCGATCTCGACGCCCTCTTTGTACTCGTACCTCTCCAGCATCGGGACCGGGATGATGCCCAGCTCGTCGAACGCCTTGGCGATCGCGTTGACTACCGCGTCGATTCCGCGGTAGTTGAAATGCTGCTGCGTGTTCGTGCTGTCCTTGCCGACCGGCCCGACCATGCGCTTGGCTTCGGCGAACAGCTCGAAGATCGTGCGCGCGGCCACGGGCGGCGCTTCGGTCACGGTCACAGGACCCCGCCGTTCACCGCTGCGGGCACCGGGACGGATCCCCGGTGCACCAGCTCGTCCCTGGCCTCCTGAGCGACCGCGATCAGCCGGTCCAGGTAGGCCACGTCCGCGTCGATAGCGAACTGCCCCTCGCTGTCGGCCTCGCCCAGGTAGATCCCTGCGATCCCGCCGGAGTCCCGGTATCCGGCGACCGACGGGGCGCCCCACAGGGCGACGGGCAGGACCCGTCCGTCGTGCTGGAAGGAGCGCATCCAGGCGGCGGGGCTGGGGTCCGGGCGGGTGATCACGGCGAGAGGCGCCGGCCCGCCGGGGAGGGACTTCCGCAGGCCGTCCAGGACCCTGGCCAGGACATCGGGCGCCGGCGGGACGCCCCCGGCCGGCATCGGCGGGACGTGGGCGATCTCGGCGTTGATCCCCTTGACCAGTTCGGCCGCGTTGCCGGTGATCTCGGGCCTCGGGGCGGCGGCCTCCAGCGGGGTACCGCCCGGCTCATGCGGCGCGTACGGGGCCGAGAGGTCCGCGTGGCAGTTGATCTCGCCGAACTGGCCGTCCTCGGTGACGGTCCAGATGCCGCCGAGCATCGAGATCACGAGGTGGCACTTGCGGCAGGCGTCCGTCTGGCCTTCCGCTGGCGCGCCGGTGACGACGGCCTGCGCGGACCGGACGGCGGCGATGGTGTGGCGGCCGGACTCGGCGGCGCGGCGCTTGCGGAGGGGCAAGAGGCTCATTTAGGCCACCGCCTTCGCGGCCTCGTCGGCGGCCACGGCCGGGCGGGGAGCAAGCAGGCTGCCGCAGTCCCATTCGACGATCTCGACGGGCCTGGTGACCTTCTTCGTCACGGCCGGAGTGACGACCTCCTCGACTTCCCGCTCCTCGGTGCCGACCACGACCCGCTTGCACACGGCCCCGCGAGGGGCGGTCAGCTCCACCCGCAGGGCGCCCAGCGTTCCCAGGAGGTCGAAGTACTCGCCGGCGACGCCGCTAACGCGTTTCTCCCAGTTGCAAGGGAACGCCCGGGCCGCAGCGGCCATCGCCCCGCGGATGATCTCGTCCTTGCCGAAGAACATCATCGTGAGGGTGCTGCTGTGGCCCTGGATCGGCAGGGGGATGTTCTCGTTCTGCTCCAGGACCGAGGCGAGGACCCGCAGGCCGTCGATGTACCGCTCGCGCTCGGTCAAGGGCCGGGGCGTCTGGTCCGTGCCGTTGCGGGCGTCTTCCTCCGCCGGGGTCAGTACGGTCATCATGCGTGCTCCCTTTTGTTAGGCTGTGACTCACGTGCTCCGCTCTGGCCGCCGCTTAGGACCGGCGGCCAGACGCATGTTCAGGCGACTTTGCGCCGCTTCGGCCGTTCTCCCGCTGACGCGGGATCCCCCTCGCTGAGCAGGCTGGCCACGGCCTTCCCGACCGCTGCCGGGTTGACGATCCGGGCCACCGGGCATCCCAGGGCGTCGGCGACCCGCTTGAGGGTCTCCGAGGTGAGGCTGGAGACGCCCTTCTCTGCCAGGCACATGTGGGACAGGGAGATCCCGGACTCCTCCGCGAGCTGCTTGGGGGTCAGGCCGCGCTCCATGCGGAGGGCGATGATCGCCGCGGGGTTCTGCAGGGCCGGCTTGCTGCCGGCCTTGCGGCCCCGGTTCGGCTTGGCTGGCGTCTCGGTCACGGTCCCGACCATAGCGCACACTGTGACACACTGCAAAAGAGTGCGCGCACTGTTACCCAAGCTTTACCAGGACGCGGGAGTGTGCTGTACTGTGCGCGACTGAATGAGAGGAACCCCGATGGCCGAGTTTCCCGGCCGGCCTGCCGAGGCGCGGCTGCTCCTGCGCAAGCGCACCGCCCGCAAGCTCACCCCCGCCCAGGCGGCAGCGCTGGCCGGAGTCTCCCTCTCCACCTACCGCCAGATCGAGAACGGCTACCACATCCCTGCCAAGGGCGTCGTGGTCCCGAAGATCGCCCCGGCCGAGACGCTGGCCCAGATGCTCCGCGGATTCGGCGGCACCCCCCGCGAGCTCATCGACGCGGGGCGCCCGGACGCGGCGGAAATACTCGAGGGGATCCTGGCCGAGGAGGCAGCCGCGCCCGCCGTAGAGGCGGCGCACCCCGAGGCTGCTGATGCCCGGACGGCGCGCGCCCGGGCGGTGGCGGCCGGGATCCTGCGCCGCTTCGAGGCCCTTCCGTCCGGCATCGCGCCGGACCAGGCCGGGGCGGTCCTGTTCGATGACCGCCGCCTGGCTGCCGCGTGGGACGCGGGCTGGACGGCGAGCCGGGCGGATCTCACCGAGCGGCCGGAACGGGTCGCCTGGGCAGTCGCGGTGATCCAGGTGCGCCTGGAGGCGGCCGAGCCGGGTTCGCGCGAGGCCTTAGCCGCGCCCCAGGCGTAATGTCCGGATGTAACCAATTGGTAACGTTACGTCCATTCGATCTTGCGCCGCAATGTGCGCAAGAGATAGGAAAGTTGACGCCCGGGGCCTGCGGGCAGCAAGAAACAAGCCGATCCCGGCGCGGGAGGGAAGAAACAGGAGCGCCGGGAACGGCCAACAGGGAGGGGACCCCCAGCTATGCAGCAGACCGCGCGGTCCGCCGCGCTCCCGGCACCGCCGGACCCGGCAGGACTGGAAGACCTGTGCGCCCGGCACGCCACGCTGTGCGAGGACGCCGGCCGGAATGCGCTCGGCGATGACGGCTGGGGCGAGATGGCCGACAATGTCGCCGAGATCGCCGGCCGTGCCCGCCTGCTGGATCTCGCATGGACGCTGCGCGCCGCCGAGCTCGCCGCCGCCCGGGCGGAAGGATTCGAGACCGGCCGCGTCTCTGCCGCCGCGGGTCGCCACCGCCGCGGCCAGGGCCAGTTCTGGCCCCGCGCGGTGCCGGCCGTCATCCCCGCCGCCGCCCTGGGCACCCTTCACCACGGGACCAGGACCAAGCTGCTCGCCGCCGCGGCCGCCCTGGGTGCCGTCACCGCCGCCGGGACCGCGGGCTTCGTCACCCTGCCGGACGTCACCGCTCATGCCGCGCACCGCCATCCGGCCGCCGTAGCTTCGCTGGCGCCCGTCAGCGCCATCCGGATCCAGCCGGGTCCCGCGCCGTCGTACCAGTCCAGGCACGGCCGTACCGACGCCGCCGGATCGCGGCTGATCGCCCGGCCAGCGGCATCGGCGCCGCCCCCGTCATCGCCGCCCCCGTCGTCCGCAGCTCCGGCACAGGGCACCCTGGACGTGACCCAGGAGAGCATCACCCCGGGCCGAGACGGGACGGCGCGGATCGACCTGACCGCCGTCGGCGGTGACGTGAGCTGGTCGGCCGCGGTGCCCGCCGGGGTGACGCTATCCAGCCACGGCGGGACGCTCGGGGCCGGCCAGGTGCTGGAGGTCACCTTGACCGCAGCACCGGGCACCGAACCCGGCGTGATCACGCTGACGGACCTGGGGGAAGCGCCGGTCACCGTGGCCCTGGAAGCCGCTGCGCCGGCCGTGGCGGCGGGGCAGCATCAGGGGCCGAGGCTCAAGCCCGGCAGGCACCGCAGGCGCTGAGCGGGACGGCGGCGTAATGCGGGCGGCTTGATCCCGATCCCCGCCAGCACGTACAGCCGGAACGGCTCGCCTCCGGCCAGGGTCAGCCTGGCGCCCCCCGCCCGCACCGCCGGCCTGACCCCGGGCGGCAGCACCTCCAGGCCCGCGAGAAGGGCGGCAGCCTCGTCCGGGGTGTAGTTCACCAGCGGGTCCCCGGCGGCCTGCCACGCGCCGCTGAGCCGGCCGAACAGGGCCTCGTCCTCGTTGCAGGTCACGGTGAGGACCACGGCCGACCCGGGCGCCAGTGCCGAGGCGTACCCGGCGATCACCTCGCGGGCCTGCGCCTGCTCCATGACGTTGGCCACCAGCCCGAAGACCGCGCACACGGGCTCGGCCAGGGCGATGACGTCGGTCACGGCAGGATGGGCGAGGACCGCCCCCGGGTCCCGGATGTCCGCCGTGGCGACAGAGAAGTTCTTGACCCCCTCGCGGGCCAGCCTGGACCCGTACCGGTGCACCGCCCGGTCCCGGTCCACGCACGCCACCCGGGCCTCCGGGCCGGCCTGCTGGGCGGTGTCCCGGACCGACCCGGCAGCGGGGAACCCGGAGCCGAGGTCGAGGAACTGGGTGATGCCCAGGCGCGATGACGCCAGCAGGACAGCGTGAGCGAGGTAGGCCCGGTTGCTGCGGACCACCCGGCGCACGCCCGGGTAGATCTCCGCCAGCTGCCTCGCGAGCTGGCGGTCAGGATCGCCGTTGTGGTAGCCGTCCAGCAGGGCGTCGTAGACGCGGGATGGCACCGGCGCGGGCAGCGTCCGGGGGATCAAAGCGGGTCCGCCTCCTCGGTCGCCCCCCGCTCGTCACCGTACGCCGTGCGGTCGTGCCGGCCGGCCGGCGGATCTCGCGGGGAGAGAGTCCCATGGGGAGGGATCCCCGCTGGCCATCGCCGGCCGGCCTGGCACGGCCTCCTGGCGCGCGGCACCCCCGGGGGGCATGCAGGGTGCCGCGCGGTCCGTAAGTCCTCCGCCGCCGGGACGCGTCCCACGCCGGCCAGCACGTGCCCTTCGCGGCGCCGGAACACCGGCTCGGGCTGCCAGGGGCGCCACGTCTGCGCCTCGCTGACACCGGGGCCCGCCATGGGGAGCCCGGCGAAGAACGACGCGATGTCCTCCCTGCCGTGGTTGACGAACTCCCCGGCGGTGTATTCCCACGCCAGCTTCCCGGCCAGGTCCTCGTCGTCGAAAGCCGCCACGGAGATGGCCAGGCAGCTGCCGGGGGCGGCCAGCCGCGCGTACCCCGCGGTCACCTGCCGGGCCGTGTCAGCGTCCAGGAAGTGCAGCACCGCGGCCAGGATCACGCACACAGGCTCCGCGGGGTCGATGACGGCCCGCAGCTCCGGGTCGGCCAGCACCGCGGCGGGGTCGCGCAGGTCCGCCTCGGCGACTGCCACGCGAGGGCCGGCGAGCAGCGCGCGGGCATGCGAGAGCACCACCGGGTCCAGGTCGACATAGGCCACCCGCGCCCCCGGCCGGACCGCCTGCGCGGACTGGTGGACCGCTGGAGCAACAGGAAGCCCCGCCCCCAGGTCGATGAACTGGACGATCCCCTCACCGGCGGCCCAGGTGACAGCCTCGGCGATGAACGCCCGGTTCTCCCGGGCCATGTCGGCCAGCGGCGGGTAGATCTCCAGCAGCGCGTCGGCCTCGCCGCGGTCGGAGGGAAAGTGGTCCTTGCCGCCCAGCAGCCGCGAGTACACGCGGGCCGCGTTCGGCGTGGCCGGATCAAACCCGGTCGCGGCCGGATCGAACCCGGTCACCGCGAGCACCGCCCCGGAGTGCCGCAGCACGACGGGTCGCGCCCGGGGCGGCGCGCCCGCCAGGCCACCCTGAGCCGCAGGACCGCCAGCCGCAGCGGCGCGAAGCTGCTTCTCCTCACTGAGCACGCCCGCCAGCCGGCGCATACGGCCGTGAGCCGCCCGCAGCCGGGGCACCCGTCCGGCCAGACGTTGTGATCCAGTCCCGGGTCCAGGCACGGGCTGGCCGGGGACGGGTCCTGCATCTGGCAGTACCCGCAGGTAACGGGCCCCCTCACCGTCCGGCCTCCGTCCGGCCGGCGGTGATCCCGGTGACCCTGCGGGCCCGGTCCCGGTCGACGGCGCCCAGGACACCGCGGAGCACGACCGCGTAGTCCGGGTCGAACTCGGGGCCGAGCGCGGCGAGCATCTCCTCGCGTGTCCCCTCGGGGTTCGCGTCCCGCCACCCGCCCACCTCGGCGCGGGCCCGGTCAAGGTCGGTCAGCTTCTCGTCCCGGAATCGCATGGCTCAGCGCCGCCTCCCGTAGCTGACCCGCAGGGCCATTGCCAGCCCGGCCGCGGACGCCCGGGTCAGCACGTGCCCGGTCCGGTCCCTGCGTGCCGCCTGCCACCGGCCGTCCCCGCAGCCGAAAGCCCAGGTGCTGCCCCAGTCCTCATGCAGCGCTCCGAGCGCCTCGGCCACGGCGGCATCGTCCTGGCGTGTCTCTCCTGGCTTCTCGTCCCGGAATCCCATGGCGCCTGCCGGCCCTCCCTGGCTGTGCGGCACGTTTACGCCAGATGACGCTAGCGTGACGCTGAGGCAAACGACAGGTACGGCCAGTACTGGCGGCCCGGTTACTTCCCGCCGTTCAGGTACTCTCCGTGCGCGCTTAGCCGGTAACTCAGCGGGCCGGTAGTACCGGGCGTACCCGTCCGCGTCGGTGGCCGCGGCGAGTTCCCGCAGCGGGCGCGTCAGTCGCTGCTGCCGTTCGAGCAGTTCCGAGACGAGCTGGCGGGCGACCCCCTGATGCCGGAACCACGCCGGCGCCATCCCCCTGGCCTGCGACAGGACGGCGACCGCGGCGCCGCTGTGGCGGGCGTCCACGTGCGCCTGGGCGACGTCGAGGAGATGACGGCCGCGGGAGATCGTGCCGGGCAGGTCGGCGAGGTCCATCTTCCCCGCGGCCTTCAGCGCCTTCCCCGGCTGCCGCTGCACCGCCCAGGCGTAGGTGGCCTGCATCTGGACCGACGCGGCGGCGAAGCTGGTCCCGTACACCCGGACCCGGTGCCCGATCCGCTCCGCGGCAGCCCCCGCGAGCCGGATGTAGCCGTCCACGTCCCGGCCCGCCGCCGCGGCCGGGCCGACGGCGGTCATCAGGAGGTTCCCGAAAGCGGCCACATCCTGGTCCGGGCCCGCGAACGACGGCTCGATCCTCGCCGCTGCCGCGGCCGCGATCGTCTCCGCCTCAGCGAGGCGCCCCTGGTGCAGCAGCGCCCACGCGTACGTGCCCTGCATCGTGGCGTGCAGCCGCTCGTCATCGCCTTCGGCCGCCGCCGCGATCGCCCGCTCGGCCGCCATCGCGGCGAGGTCTTCCTTCCCCAGGTGGACCAGCAGCGCCGCCGCCTGGTCGTAAGCCAGCGCCAGCAGCTCGGCTGCTTCCGTCCCGTGCTCGCGCCGTGCTGCCCGCGCGGAGCGGATCAGGGGCGGCAGGACTGCGGTCAGCCGGGTCAGGTCCCCGGCCCAGTACGACGCCGTCGCATCCTCCACCGCTGCCCTGAGCTGGTCGGGGGCAAGCGGCCCGGAGTCATCCTCCCCGACACCGGGGATCACCGACGGCGACAGGATCACATCCCGGAGCGCCAGGACACCCCCGTCGTCGGGGGCGCCGAGCCGGGGGCGCCGGTCGGCCAGCTCCGACACGGTGACGTCGAGCGCGTCGGCGATCCTGGCCAGCACGGGGTACCGGGGATAGCGGGTGCCCTGCTCGGTCTTGGCGATCATCTCCGGGCTGATCCCGGCCCGGGCGGCCAGGTCCTCGCGGGTCAGGGCACGCTCGCGGCGCAGCCTCCGGAGACGGGTTCCCAGCGTGGTATCGTCCATAACGGCACCTCGGCGTAAATCTGGACAGCTTCGACAACTGCCAGCATAACCGCCTAGGTCCAATCGGCGCTCTGGCCCATGAGCTGCGAAGCGTGCAGATGCCCCCGCCAAGTCCGACCTGGCGGGGGCATCGTCGTCCCCTGCGGGGGCTAGCCTTCGGGCCGCTCGTGAAGCTTCGCCCGCTCGGGCCGCTCTCTGCCGATGAGCGCGTAGTACCGCATCCGCGCCCCGGTCCTGGACATGCCGACGCGGCGGCCGATCTCGGCCCAGTTCAGGCCCTCGCGGTCCCGGAGGTCCAGGACCGCGTCGGCGCGCACGTCGGCGCGCTTGCGGGGGCCGGCCGGCCGGATCAGGTCCCCGAGCCACCGCTGCACCGTGCGCGGGTCGGCGTGCACCTGGGCGGCGATGGCGTACGTGGTGAGGCCCAGGCCGTACAGGCGCCTGGCCTCGGCGACCTTGGCCTCGTCGCGCTGGCGGGGCATCAGGCGACCGGGTATCCGAGGTCGTCGCTGTCCTCGCCCCAGATGGCGAGCGACTGATCGGTAAGCTCGGCCTCGCCGGGCTCGCCCGCCACCCACCTGTTGCTGCTGAACCGCGCTGCGGCGCCGTGCTCCTCCATGAACCAGCGCGGCCATGCGCTGGTCTCCAGCATGTTCTCCCGGACCGGGATCCAGACGGTTCCGTCCGCGGCCTCGGTGTAGCCGTCCGCGTAGGCGAGGCTGATCTTGTCGGCCGTGAGGGTGTTGAGGTGGGCGGCGAGGCGCTCGCATGCGGCGTCATACTGCTCGCAGGTCTGATAGGTGCGGTTGCTCATCTGATGCTCCTCGGGCTGTTCCCTGCTGACGTGCCCGGCGCGGGGCTCGCACCCGCCGTGCCGCTCTCCGGGCTGTGCTGCTGGTCAGGACCGCTCGGACCGGGTGCATTCCCAGCCATCCGCGCGGAGCTGCGCCCGGCGCTGCTCGAATGCGGCGGTCAGCGCGTCATGGCTGGTGAACAGTTCCCGCTCGATCGGGGTGTCCCGCCCGATCGGCCGGGACTGGATCATGGCGTATTCGCCGGAGGGGTGCCATAGGCCGAACAGGTGGATGTACTCGTGCTTGAAGTCCTCGCCGCGGTCCCACGCTTCGTCGATCTGGACTGAGGTGACACTCATCTGGGCTCCTTCGGGCTGTTCCTTGCTGACATCTCTATAATGCCGCAATGGAGTCACCTTGTCAAGACTTTCGGGACAGTATCCGCACGCAAGAGTCCCCGCACCGGATAAGCACCGCAGGTGTCAGCAAGGATGCTCGCCCCAATGGAGCCGGCGCGGGGACCAGTCCAGCCTAGCCGTGCTCTCCGCCATCCGGGGGGCTGGGCTGGTGCTCGTCGGCGTCGCCGTCCCGCGCAGGCTCGGCCCGGACCGACGCCCCGTCCAGGTCCCACGCCCCATCGCCGCCGAGGCCTTTGCGCGCGATCGCCAGTGCCAGCGTCACGGCCTGCGCCAGTCCGCCGCTCTCCACGGTGACCGCCATCAGCAGCACGGGGGGCGCGATGCCCGGCATCCCGCCGAGCTCCAGTCCCGACGCGGCCGGCTCGGCCCGGACGGCGGCGGCGAGGCGCGCGGACGCGGCCCGGTGCGCCGCAGCGGGGATCACCCTCCCGGCCCGGAACACGGACACTTCCGCCAGGTAGCGGCGCCTGGGCAGGACATAGGTCCCGCTGCCCTGCTGGAGCGACACCAGGCCTTCGGCGGCCAGCATCCGCAGCACGACCCCGGCCGATTCCGGCGAGATCCCGTGATCCTTCGCGAGTACCTGCCTGCTGGGCACCTTCTGGCCGGCCGGCCATTTCCCCTCGTAGATCTCACCCCGGAGCTTCCTGGCAACGGCCGTAATCGATGCCGCTTCGCCAGGTGTCACCAGGCCTCCTGCCAGACGGGGGTCATTCCCCACATCGTAGAGATCTCCGGGGTCTGCCGGTAGCACCTGCTGGCCTCCCTTGACATCCGCGGGCAACGGCTTACGCTAAGACTGTAATGCACTACGCATTAGGCAATAGGTCAAGGAGTTCCCGCGATGGCCAGCCTCACCCTCTACGAACTGCTCCGCCCCTGGCGCCTGCGCCGCGCCGTCCGCCGCTACGAGCACCACCTCAAGGCCCTGAACGAGACGACTGTCCCGTTCCTGCGGGCTAACAAGCTCGAGCTGATGGCCCTGTACGCCGAGGCCATCTCCGGCTACGAGCACCGCGAGCCCGCCACCCGGGAATGGGGGGCCGCGGCGGACATCCTCCGCGCCGTGGCCGCCACTGAGCGGTTCTGCGTGCTGGCCGACGCGTGGCCAGGACGCAACGAGCCGGTCATCACCAGCCCTGGCTTCCTCAGGCACTGGGAGGACCTGGACCGCGGGGCTGTCCAGGGCGACCGCCGCGAGCGCGCCGCCGTCCTGCGCAGGCTGCACGCCGAAGCCGCTGAATGGGATGTACCCGGCGTCTCGGTCCTCGAAGGCATCGCTCGGACCGAGGACGCCGCCGCCGCGGTGCTGGACGAGGACCGTGCGCTGGTGACCCGGTGAACGGCGGCGACTGGCGCGATCAGGGAGCCTGCCGGGGCGAGGACCCGGACCTGTTCTTCGGCCCCGAGGACGAACGCCCCGCCGCCAAAGCCGCACGCGAGGCCCGGGCCATCGCCATCTGCGCCCGCTGCCTCGTCCGCCTCGACTGCCTCGGGTTCGCCCTCGGCCGGCCGCAAAAGGCCGGCGTGTGGGGCGGGATGAGCGAGGACGCCCGGGCGCGCGAGCGGCGCCGCAGGCTCCGCCGGGCGGCGAGCGCAGCACGGCGGGCATGAATCGCCCCGCCGCCGCCGCGCTGGTCCTCTTGCTCATCGCGGCCTGCCGTATCCACGTCACCATCTGGTTCTTCGGCCACCCGGTCGCCCATCCTCCCGTCGCGGGACTGATCCTCGTCGTGCTCGCCGCGGCCGCGGGCGGCATCCTCTTCCTGATCTGGCGGGCACTGACGGACACCATGCCGGCAGCCCGTCCCGCAACCTGGAGCACGTGATGAGCGACCCCATCCCCGATGGCGTGCCGGATCCGCCGGAACTGCACCTGGTGCCGCGTGACACCTCGTTCGAGCACGCGCTGGACGAGACCGCGCCCAAGCCCGAGCCGGTCCACGACGGCGACGGGATCGAGATCCCGAAGCTCGGCGGCGAGCGGCTGCCGCTGATCCCCGAGCACCTGAGGACGTGGAAGGGGATCCGCTCGACCGCGTGGAAGTACCTGGACGCGGCCGGGTTCCACGTCTCGTTCCACGCGCTCCGCTCGCCCGGGTACCTGGCCTTCTCGGCCTGGTGGGCCGTGGTCGGCGTGGTCCGCCTCGGCAAGCGGCAACTCGCCTGGTGGTGGGTGGCCGACCATAGCCACCTGCGGACCAAGCAGGTGCTTGACGGCAACTCGCCGGAGTACCGGAAGCTCACCTCGGACGTGCGGAAGATCCGGAGCTGGCGCGGCACCGTGCTCGGCGCCGAGCTGTTCGCCATCGTGCTCGCCCTGGTGCTCATCGCCGTCCTGGCCCCGTGGTGGGCGTGGCTCATCGTCGCCGCGGTGACGATGCCGCCGCTGGCGCACGCGGGTCGGCCTGCGCACCGGCCGATCCTGCAGTCCGCGGTGACGACCCCGCTGGTCCGCAGGATCAGCACCGACGCGATCGTCAGAGCCTACGAGCGGGCCGGGCTGTGCAGCACCGACCCGAAGAAGCCGGCCGACCACCTCGGGTTCGGATCGACCATGAGCCGCGACGCGCTGGACAAGGGCAGCCAGGTCGTGGTCTACCTGCCGTACGGCGGGACGTTCGAGTCCGTGGTCAACGCCAGGACCAAGATCGCGTCGGGGCTGGACGTGGCTGAGGCGCAGGTCTACTTCACCCGGGATAAGAAGTCCGAGCGGCGTCACACGCTGCTGGTGCTCGATGAGGATCCGCTGGCCGAGCCTGCGGGCCGGACGCCGCTGCTGGACTGCAAGCAGCGGTCGGTGTGGGGAAAGATGCCGTTCGGCCTCGACCAGTTCGGCCGCCGGGTCGCGTTCTGCCTGATGTGGTATTCGATGCTGATCGGGGCGCAGCCGAGGAAGGGCAAGACGTTCTCCGGCCGGCTCATCGCCCTGTTCTGCGCGCTGGACCCGTGGGTCAAGATCACCATCATCGACGGGCGCCAGTCGCCGGACTGGCTGCCATTCCGGTACGTCGCCCACCGCTACATCCGGGGCACCTTCCCGGGCCGGGACGGCGACCCGATCGAGCAGGCCCTCGAAGCACTGCGCGAGATCCGCCGCCACATCGACGAGGTGAACGACGAGCTGGCCACGCTGCCGGTGTCGCAGTGCCCGCAGGGCAAGCTGACCGAGCACCTGCACCGCACTAACCCGAAGCTGCGGGTGTGGCTGCTGATCATGGAGGAGTTCCAGGTCTATTTCGAGCTGGGAGACCAGAAGAAGAACAAGGAGTTCGCCCAGGTGCTGGCAGAGATCCAGGCCATGGGCCCTGCGGCTGGCGCCATCCTCGTGTCGCTGTCCCAGAAGCCCTCGGGTGTCGGCGCCGGCGACGTGCAGCGCCTGTTCAACCGGTTCCGTGACAACCACCAGCTCCGTTTCGGGTTGCGGTGCGCGAACCGGGACGTGTCCAACGCGATCCTCGGCAACGAGGCTTACGGCGAGGGCTACGACTGCTCGGGGCTGCCGCTGGGCGACGAGTACCGCGGCGTCGGCATCCTGTACGGCCTGACCGACGATGCCCCCACCGTGCGGACCTACCTCGCAGATGGCGAGGATGCCGAGGCCATCTGCCTGGCCGCGCGGAAGCTGCGCGAGAAACGCCGCACGCTGTCCGGGTACGCGCTCGGCGTCAAGGTCGACGAGCCCGAGTCGGACATCGTGGCGGACCTGCTCGAGGTGACGGGCGGCGACGCTGGCTTGTGGTGGGAGACGGCGGCCGAGCGGCTGGCCGCCCGGTTCCCGATGCGGCACGCGGACGCGACCGCCGAGTCGGTAAGCGCCGCGGCCCGGGCCCGGGGCGTGCCGAGCGGCGACGTGCGGTGGCCGCCCGGGCGGGCCGGCACCAACCGCAAGGGGTGCAAGAAGACCGATCTAGCCGCCGCGGCACGGACGTGATGGCGCGGCACATGTGCCGCGTTGGCGCGGCACGCGCTGACCTGCGGGAACGTGATCGGGCGCGGCACATCGGCGTCTGTGCCGCGCCCGGTGCCGCGCCTGGCTGGTGCTGTGACCTGCGGTTCCGCGCGGCGGTCGTGCTGAGCGGCGATGAGGAGGGGTCCGGACCCCATGGGGTTGAAGCTGCGGGGGGTCGTCCGCTGCGGGCGGTGCGGGAAGGCCCGGGGTCGCACCCACCTGTGCAACCCCGGCAGCCGCCGACGCAGGCGCACGACCCTGCAGAACCCGGTCACGTGGGAGTGCTCGACCTGCCACAAGACGCGAGGCCTGGCGCACACGTGCGCGCCCCGCTCGGACTTCAAGGCCCGCAAGCGGAAAGCTGCGACGGCCGAGCGGCGCCGCAAGAAGAAGGCCGCCACCGCGCGGCGGGCCGCCAGGCGCAAGCAGGCCGCAGCCGAGCGGCGCGCCCGGGAAAAGGCCCGCAAGAAGACCGCCCCCAAGTCGCGGCCGCGACCGCGAGGCGATGGTCACGAGCCGGGGGCGTGCGGCGACCGGGACTGCCCCAGGTACGGCTGCAAGGCGTATTTCCAGGGCGTCGAGGACTGCCCGCTGCCCCACGACGGAGGAGGCTGACGTGCACGTCCTGCACCTGATCGCCCTCGGCCTGGTCTTCATCGCCGGCCGGGGGGTCTTCCTGTACTTCAGGCCCTGGCGTCCGTGCCGGTGGTGCCGTCCGGGCGGACTTCTCGGCGGCAGCCTGCTGGCGCAGATGGCCGGGCACCGGCCGGAGCAGCGCAAGCGCGGGCGCCACTGCTGGCGGTGCAAGGGCAAGGGCAAGAAGGAAACGCGCCGGTGGGGTGCGTGGCACGTCCACAAGGTCAAGGACTCGCTGATCCGGGCGTGGCAAGAACGGGGACTGGACTGATGGCGCGCGGCGCCTGGAAAGGATCCGGCACCTGGGAGACCAGCGGCCCGGATCTGCGCGTCATCCTCCTGGTCGCCGTGGTCGCGGTGCTCGGCGGCTCCGGTGCCGCCGTCGCGATAGCGACGACGCTGCTCACGATCCTCATCGTCGCCGCTGTCGTCGCGGTAGCCGCCGTCGCCGTGACCCTGTGGCTGATCTGGCGCTTCTCGGGCAGCCGCGGCATGGTTACCCGCCCGGCCCCCCCGTCCGTGACCGCGACCGCGAGACCGCAGGTCACCCAGGCGACGGCCCGCGCGATCGAGAATCACGTCCACTACCACGTCCACGTCGGCGAGCACGATGCCGCCGCCGTGCGCGCCGTGCTCCCCGGAACGGCCGGGGACGCCATCACCGAAGGGAACTGACCATGGGCTGGGCAGTCGGATTCGACAGCAGATGGAACCGTGACATCGGGTACGGCGTACCTGCGACCTGCGACCGGCCGCGCTGCGGTGAGGTCATTGATCGCGGGCTGAGCTACGTCTGCGGCGGCGAGCCGTACGGCGGGGAGCGTGGCTGCGGCCTGTACTTCTGCGAGCGGCATCTGGCCGGGTCGCGGAAGTCGGGAGACCGCTTTGTGCCGGTGTGCGGTCGCTGCGACAAGAACCGGGCGCCGTACGACCCGACGCCGGACGTCCGCGAATGGATCGAGCGGAAGCTGACCGACGAGTCGTGGGGCACCTGGCGGGACGAGAATCCCGAGGCGGTCGCGGTCATGAAGGCGGCGGTCAGCGACCAGCAAGGAGGACTGACCGTGTACAAGCTGTACCGCGACGAGACCGCATGCGATAGCGACGACTTCGGGCCGCCGCACGGCGAGTACCTGACCCTCGCCCTGGCGATGGTAGCTACCGGGCTGCCCGTCAGCGCCTGGCAGACGAGCAAGCACTGCCCGGATGAGATCTTCACCTGCAAGCCCGGCTCAGCCGGCGTGGACTGGCAGCTGCTCGCCCCCGGCGCTGCTGCCGAGTTCGCCGCGATGAAGGCTGCGTGACCCGTCCGGCCGACTCGAAGAACGGGGCCCCGATGCTGATGCGACTCCCGCAATTCCGTCTCCGCCTGCGCCGCAGGAACCGGCCGCAGCCGGACGCGCCTCGTATCGTCCTGCGGTGGGACCGCCCGGCCATCATCGCCGCGCAGCCGGTCGCCGTCGTCGCCGCTGTTGCGGGGGCCGTCAGCTACTCGCACATCGTGGCGCTCGGCCTGCGCGTCGGCCAGGATTCTGCGGACGCGCACCTGCTGCCGGTCTCGGTCGACGGCCTCATCATCGCGGGGTCGGTCATCATCATGTGCGGGTCGCTGCTCGGCTGGGTCGGCGTGGTCCTGGGCGTGGCCGCAACCCTGTTCGCGAACGTCGAGGCCGGCCTGCCGCACGGCGCGCTGTCGGCCGCCGTGTCGGCGTGGCCCGCGTTCGCGTTCACTTGTGCCAGCTTCATGCTCGAGCGGTGGCTGAAATCGCAGGCCGGCCGTACTGCCGGGCCGCCGCCCGAAGTGGCCGCGCTGCACGCGCAGGTGGACGAGCTGCGGGCGCAGGCAACCGCAGAAATCACCGGCCTGCGGAGCGAAACGGAGGCGGTCCGGAGCGAGCTGGAGACCGCAGAAACGGCCCGCAGCGAAGCTGAGTTGCGGACCGCGGAAGCTGAGGCGCAAACCGCAGAAACCGCCCGCAGGCTGGCCGCCGCGCTGAAGGCGATTTCGGACCGCAGGGACCCGCAGAAAAACCGCAGCCGCGAACCGAAACCAGGCACCGGAACCGGGCGCCCCGCACCCGCAATTGCGGTCGCTAAAGCACGCGAGATCCTGGCCGCAGACCCGGATATCGCCGGGGCGAAACTCGGCGAGCTCGTCGGCCGCAGCGGCCGGTGGGGTGAGGCCTTCAAGAAAGAGCACGGCACCGCAACCGCGAACGGCACCTGGGGCGAGATGGCCGGGGCGTCATCGTGACCGGCCCGGCCCTGGAAGGATCTCCGGATATGAGCACATGCCAGGCGGAATCGCTGGACGGCCACGCGCACACCGGGGATGTCACCGAGTACGCGGGCATCTGCGTGCGGGGCCACGAGCGGCGCGGGCTGCTCTGCGGCGCGTGCGCCAGGCCGCTGCGCGACCGGGGGCCCGTGGCGGTGACGTGCGCCGAGTGCCCCGATGATGACCCCCGGCCGCGTGTTCTCGTGCTGGCCGAAGTCTGGGACGAGTACAGGGCGGGGCTCCCCGTCCCGGATCTGTGATGATCGGCCGCACCTACCTTGAGCGCGGCCGGCCGGTCGTCGTGCTGGTCCGCTGGGCCGGGAAAGGCCCGCGCAACGTCCTGATCCGCCGCGAGGACGGCCAGCTGGTCGTGCGCCCGTTCCGCGGGTTGCGCCTGCCCCGGTAGGCTTAGCTCAGGCCGTTCGGTCACCCCTTTCCGCTGCTCAACCCTGATCGGTGAGTGCTCCGTGCTGTCCCCGCACAACCTCCTCGTCGCCGCGATCTTCATCCCTTACATGATCATGATGGGCACCCTGTTCGCCTACATCTGCTGGACCGGGCGCGAGCAGTCCGGGCGGGACCAGGACGACGCCGATGACGAGGCCGAGCCGCGCAGCCTGCCGCTGGCTGCGTGACCGGGCGTTACGCTGTCATCAGGCACCCCGCCGCTACGGCCAGGGGCGCCACTTCGCCCGCAACGGGACCGCACGACCCGCATGCGAGGCGAGGATGACCGTTCCCGGCAAGCTCCAGGTCGACACAGGCACCGGCCACGTCACCGGCCCGGCGAGGATCTCGTTCAGCTCGCCGTTCCCGGTGCCGAACGGGGGCTGGGGCAGCGGCGCCATGATGGGCGTCGTCATGCACACCGAGGTGGGCGACAACCCGGGCACCGAGTCATGGTTCGAGAACCCGGCCGCTCAGGCCTCAGCGGACTTCGCGGTCGCCCAGGACGGCTCGATCGTCCAGATGGGCCCGGTCGGCAAGGGATGGGTGGCGTGGGCCGAAGCGAACGGCAACCGCGCGTGGTACTCGATCGAGCACGCCGATGACGGCCACCCGGCCAACCCGCTGACCGCCGCGCAGATCACCGCGAGCGCACAGCTCGTCGAGGTGCTGGCGCGGTTCGCCGGCTTCCCGCTCCAGGTCAGCGACAGCACCAGCGTGAAGGGCTACGGCTGGCACGGGATGGGCGGCCAGGCGTGGGGCGGACACCTGAACTGCCCCGGCGACGTCCGCAAGGCCCAGCGGCCCCAGATCATCGCGCTGGCCATGGCCATCCGCCAGGGCGGGCAGCCCGCGGCGTCCGTCCGCGAGTGGACCACGGCGGGCATGTCGTCGCTGGCCCAGCTGGCACAGCAGGAGCACACCGAGCCTTCGACGATCCTGCGCCTGACCGCCCAGCACGCGCCCGTCTACCCGGGCCCGGTGGCCGCGTGGCTCAACGCCGTGTTCGCGGGCACCGCCGACCCGTCCAAGCCGATGCCAGCCGGACTGGCCCTGTACCTGCCCGCCTGAGGAGCCCGAGATGACCTCACCTGTTGCCCCCGTCGAGACCAAGACCGCCGCCGCAGCGTCCGTGAGCACCGTCACAGGCGTGATCACGTGGATGCTGGTCAGCTACATCCCGGCCTGGCACGCGGGCATCCCCGCGCCGCTGGCGACCTTCCTGCCGTTCATCGTCGCCAGCGTCCTGGGAGCGGCTTCGGGCTGGCTGGCTCCGCACACGCCGCGCCCGGCCGTCCCGCCCGCGTCATGACCCGCTGGGGTGCCTATGTCGAGCAGCGCCTTGGCGAGCTGGAGCGCGGCGAAGGCGACTATACCGAGCTGAAGCAGCCATCGGCGGCGACCGTGGCGCACGCTCGCAAGGTAGCCGCCGAGACGTTCCGCGACACCACGCCGACGCCTTCAGTGGTGCCCACGGCAGATGGCGGGATCGACTTCGCGTGGCACAAGAACGGCTACGACGTCGAGATCACCGTCACGGAGACCGAAGCGGACATCTGGGCCCGGCAGCGCGCTACCGGCGAGGAGTGGGCGAGCCCGCTTCCCGATCACGACCGGTGCTGCGTCCCTCGCGTCCTCGACGCGCTGGAGGCGACCGGGGTAGAACGCACCGGCTGACATCCGTACCATACTGACCAGCACCACCCTGTACCAGCGCCGCAACAGCGCCAGCGCAATCCCGGAACGGGAGATCCATTGGCACCATCAATGGCTCCCGCACGGGGATGCCGCCGACGTCGCAGTGCGCGATTCCTCGCGTGCGCGCACGAGGGCATATGAGCGCCCCGCCTCTTACCGATGCCGAGCGCGCCAGGATCCGCGAACTCCACGCACAGGGAATGTCGGCGAGCGCGATCGGCCGGGAGATCGGCCGCAGTCAGGGTGCCGTCTCCAAGAACGCCGCAGCCATGGGACTGTCGTTCGACCGCGCCCAGACCAAGGCGGCCACCGGGGCGAACGTGGCCGACAGCGCGGCGCGGCGGGCTGAGACGTCGCGGCGGTTCCTGGAGAAGGCCAACGACCTGCTCGACCAGATGGACGGCCCGTTCGTGGCCTACAACTTCGGCGGCAAGGAGAACAGCTACAACGAGCACGAGTTCGAGAAGCCGCCCGTTGACGCGCTGCGGACGCTGGTGCAGGCCGCGGCGACCGCGTTCGACAGGCATATGGCCCAGGACCGGCACGACGCGGCCGGCGAGGAGGGCGGCTCGGCTGTCGACCAGTGGCTGCGGATGATGATGGGCGGCAACTCCCCGGCCGGCGGGACCCCCTGATGCTGGCCGCGCTGCAGGCCAAGGCACTCGACGCGGTGCCGCTGTGCACGCACCGGTTCAACATCTTCGAGGGCAGCGTCCGGTCGTCGAAGACGGTGACGTCGCTGCTGCCGTGGCTGGATTTCGTGCGGCACGGCCCGAAGGGGCCCCTGCTGATGGTGGGGAAGACCGGGGACACGCTGAAGCGGAACACGATCGACCCGCTGACGGAGATGCTGGGCGCGTCCCGGTGCGCGCACAACATCGGGACGCGGGAGCTGAAGCTGCTCGGCCGCACGCTGTACCTGGCGTCGGCGAACGATGAGAAAGCGGCGGCGAAGATCGCGGGCCTGACGCTGGCGGGGGCGTACGGGGATGAGCTGTCGACGTGGCCGGAGTCGTTCTTCCGGATGCTCGGGTCGCGGCTGTCGCTGCCGGGCGCGAGGATGTTCGGGACGACGAACCCGGACAACCCGATGCACTGGCTGAAAGCCGGCTATCTGGACCGGGCGAAAGTGCACCTTACCCAGGCCGGTGACGTGCTGGTCTCCGCTGACCCGGACGCGCTCGACCTGGCCAGGATGTCGTTCGTCCTGGCCGACAACCCGCACCTGCCGCCCGAGTACGTCGCCGCCCTGGCCGCGGAGTACACGGGCCTGTGGCACCGCAGGTACATCCTCGGCGAGTGGGTGATCGCCGAGGGCGCGGTGTATGACATGTTCGACCTGGCCCGGCATGTCGTCGGCGACTGCCCGGTGATCAAGCGGTGGATCTGCTGCTCGGTGGACTACGGGACGACGAACCCGTTCCATGCGCTGCTGATCGGCCTCGGCGTCGACAAGCGCTTGTACGTGGTCGCGGAGTGGCGGTGGGATTCGCGGAAGCGGCGCCAGCAGCTCAGCGACGCCCAGTACTCGGCGAAGCTCCGCGAGTGGCTGGCCAGCGTCCGGTACCCGGGTTCGATGCTGCACGGGGTGACACCGGAGCGGATCATCGTGGACCCCTCGGCGGCGTCGTTCCGGGTGCAGCTGTTCCAGGACCGGATGCAGTCCATGATGGCCGAGAACGAGGTGCTGGACGGGATCCGGCTGGTGTCGTCGCTGCTGTCGACGGGGCGGCTGCTGATCCACGAGTCGTGCACGGACCTCATCGGCGAGCTGCAGTCCTACAGCTGGGATGAGAAGGCGGCGGCTAAGGGGGAGGATGTGCCGATCAAGAAGAATGACCACGGCGTGGACGCTCTGCGCTATGGCATTTACACGCCGCGCAGCGTGTGGCGGAACCTGATCATCCCGTCCGAGGCGCCCCCGAACTACCAGGATCATTTCGGGGTGCCGCTGTAGCGAGCGGCTTGACGGGTGGTAGCACAACCGGCTAGGGTGGTACTACCACCTAGAGGGGAGCCCGAGATGCACCGCATAGCAGTCAAGATGCCAGCGGCGGCCGACCACGCCCCGCTGTCCGTGCTGAACCGGACCGGACGGGGCATCCGCACCACGATCGTCTGCTCGTGCGAGTGGATGCCGGCCAAGGCGCCCGCCGCCGCGTCCACGATGAACAACTCGCACATGGCGCACCGCCGCAAGCAGGGAATGCCCCGTGCGGACTACTCGGCCACCGTGTTCGGCGAAGGCCCGTGGATGGGCCTGACGTGGGATGAGTGGCACGACGCGCACGGCGACGAGAACGTGGACCCCTACACCGGGATGTCCCGTGCCTAACCAGCATGCCACCAAGCCCAGGGCCGTCCGGTTGCCGGGCGGCCTTGAGGCGCGCGTGAAGGCAGCTGCGGAAGCGGACGGCGGGACCGTCAACGCCTTCATCGTCGCCGCGATCGAGGAGAAGCTGGAGCGGCGCGGTAGCACCACCCCGGCCGGCCGGGTAGCACCACCCGCTGTCACCTTCACTGCGCCGCTCGACAGCCCGGATGCCCGTCGCCGGACGGGAGGAACCAGGTGAGCCCGTTCCGCAGTCGCCAGCAGCCGCCTCCGCGGCGGCAGCCGCATCCCGACGCGCGCATTGAGGCCGAGTTCCAGCGGATCATCTCGCTGCGGAAGGCCGTTGCCCGCAAAGAGGGACTCGCCGCGAAGGACCACGAGCAGATCACCGCCATGCGAGAGCAACTCGCGCAGCACCCGACATGGGACCGGGCTCCGAAGCTGGCGGCAGCAGGTCGATGCGCTCCTGGACGAAGTGGAGGAACTGGACGGCGACGTCACGAAGCTCCACGACGAGATCGCCGCGCGGATCGGCAAGATTGATGACGCCGACCTGGCGTGGCTGGAAAGCGGTCAGCCATGATCCCCGCCGAGCTGGACCAGATCCGGGACCGCCTCCGTCCGCACGGCCCGCACGTCTGCGATGACCGCTGCACCTGCCCGGTTCACGGCACGCCGCTGATCTACTGGCCAGCGGGGGACGATCACGCCTGCCGGGACATCACCTGCAAGTACGGACACGGTGGCGCGCTAGCGCCTGCAGCGGAACCTCCCGCCTCGTAAGCTACAGCTATGGCCGAACCGCGCGAGCTCATCATCACCGACGACGGGGAAGCGCTCTTCTCCGGCCATGTCGGCATGCGCGTCCAACTGCCAGCCCAGCAGCTCCGGTGCTCTCCTGACCTCGCCGCCGCGATCCGCGAGCTGGACGCCGCCGCCGAGCCGGGCCGGCCCTCTCCGTCGCTGCTGATCTTCGGTGCCAGCGAGATCATCGCGGACGAGTCGGTGCTGTCCGGCGACTGGCACCTGGAGCAGGCCGGCCGCGTGATCCAGACCGGACACCTGGATGCAGCCTCGCTAGACTCGGCCGCCTCGTAAGCTACGATTCACCCAGGACGCCTCAGCCGCGTCCGTCCCGCGCTGCAACAGCGCTCAGATGATCCCGCAACGGGTGCAAGCCTCACAGGAGATTGCGCCCCGTGCCGGAAACCTTGCCCGCGCCGCCTGATAACAGGCCGTACGTGCCGATGCACGAGCCCGGGCATGAGATCCGCACGCTATCCCTCGACGGCACCCGCAAGCACCGGTGGAAGCAGGTCGGCTGGCAGGGCCAGACCGGCGCCATCTACGGCCTCGGCGAGAAGCCGCAGCTGCACGAGCCGGGATCGTTCTCGCCGCTCTACGTGATGGTCGATTCTGACTACGTAGAGCTTCCCTCTGAGCTTTCGAGGGGAGGTGATGCAGCGGAATGAGTATGCCTTTCGTCCAGCCGTCAGCCATGCCGACCGGCTCCGCCACGCTCGGAGCACCGATCGGCCTGTCATCGACGCAGCCCATCGACGACCGCCAGATGTCCATGCTTCCCGTGGGCAGCCAGCCATGGCCGCCACCGCAATACGATCCGGTCAGCTACCAGCACCGGATCTGGAATGCGTGGTGGACCGGGGACCGCCAGATGCTGGCATGGGTTTATTACAACCTCGGAGCCAATTCGCCCTACGGTCGCGCTTTCTTTGCCACTACCGGTGAAAAGGGAATGCCGATGCCGCGCCCTGGCCAGTACAGGGGCGGCTTGCTGGGCAGTATTGAATACTCGTTCTGGTTAAGTGAGGCGAGCCCGTACCCCCAGGGGAGAAGCGCACCCGCCTGCACGTCCCCATCGCCGGCGACATCGCGCAGACCTCCGCGTCGCTGCTGTTCTCCTCGCCGCCCGAGCTGAAGACGACGCTCACCGGGCCGGAGGGCGTCGCGAACCAGGCGTGGCTCAATGCCCTGATCGACGACGGCTTCCACACGCGGCTCCTGGAGGGCGGCGAGATGTGCGCGGGACTCGGCGGGGTGTACCTGCGGATCGTGTGGGACACCTCGGTCAGTGACAAGCCCTGGATCCAGCCGGTCTCCGCTGATGTCGCGGTGCCGCAGTTCGCCTACGACAAGCTCCGGTCGGCGACGTTCTGGCGGGTGCTGGAGGATAACGGATCGGACGTGGTCCGGCACCTGGAGATGCACGCGCCCGGTCAGAACCAGGTCATCCACGGTGTCTACTCCGGCGGCCAGTCCGACCTCGGCGAGATCGTCCCCATGTCCGATTTCCCGGCCACTGCGCGGATCTTCGCCGACCTGCAGGGCGACACGCTGAACCTGCCCAACCTGCCGTTCGACGCGTCCACGGTCACCTACATCCCGAACCTGAAGCCCAACAGGATCTGGCGGGACCTCGGCCCGGAGCTGTGGCCGCTGGGCCGGTCGGATTTCCAGGGCGTCGAGCCGCTGATGGACGCCCTGGACCACACCTACTCGAACTGGATGCGGGACATCGACCTGGCGGCCATGCGCCTCATCGTCCCGGCCGAGTACCTGGACAATATCGGGAGGGGAAAAGGGGCGGTTTTCGAGCCTGACCGCCGCGTGTTCACGCCCCTGTCGATGCTCCACGACGGAGGCGGCGCGCCGTCGATCACCGCCAACCAGTTCGCGATCCGCTGGCGGGAACATTCCGAGACCTGCCAGGACCTGGCCAACCGCATCGTCCAGGAAGCCGGGTACAGCGCTCAGTCCTTCGGCGACTACCAGGGCAACGCCCCGACCGCGACGGAGATCGAGGCCCGGGAGCGCACCAGCCTGATGACCCGGAAGAAGAAGATCCTGTACTGGCGGCCGTCGCTCCAGGACGCCATCTACTCGCTGATGTGCGTGGCCAGGCTGTACTTCGGCGCGTCCGCGATCACGCCGGAACGGCCGGATATCAACTTCCCCGCCGTGGCGCTCCCCGACGAGCAGGCCCTGGCGCAGACCGTGGCCACGCTGGCAGGCGCCGAGGCTGCGTCGAAGGCCACCTTGGTCGCGATGGCGCACCCGGAGTGGACGAAAGAAGAAGTCAACGCGGAGGTCCAGCAGATCCGCGCTGAGATCGGCACCGAGCTGGCCGCGCACGCGAAGATCGCGCTGGCCCAGCCGCCGGGGACGTCGATCCAGGAGATGGAGGCGGGGCTGGAGCAGATGGCCCCGGTCACCGACGACACGGGTGCAGATGAGGGTACCGGCGACCAGGAAGGCGGTTCGTGATGGCAGATCACTATGACCCGGCGCAGGCGCGGGACAATCGCGGCGAGTGGACCAGCGGCGCGGGCGCGGTGGCGAGGAACGTCACCGGGAGGGGCGGCGGCCGGAAGGCGGCAGGCCCCCCGAAGGTGAAGAACCCCGGCGGCCGGAACATGTACGCGCGGGACGACACCCCCGAGTACCAGAAGCGCGAGGGCACCAAGCCGAACATCCACGTTCCGGAGCCGGCTCCGGCGTCGGCGCGGCGCGCCCCGGCGGGCAGCAGGACGGCCAAGCCCGCTAAGCCGGCCCGCCCGGCCCGGCCGCCGAAGGCCAGGTTCGCCTCGCACGGCACCGGCGCCGCGTCGCAGTCCGGCGGTCCCGGGCCGGTCATCCCGAAGTGAGGCCGCCATGGGCACGCTGAACGGCAAGCAGCGCAAGGCGCTCCCGAGGGACAGCTTCGCGCTCCCGGGCGGCGGCCCGGCGGGCGCGGACGCCTACCCGCTGGCCGGGCCGGACGGCCGGCCGTCGCAGGCGCACGCCGTGGCTGCGCTGGCCCGGGTCGCGAAGAACGGCACCCCGGCGGAGAAGCGCGAGGTACGCGCCGCGGTGCGGAAGAAGTTCCCGGGCCTGCCGAGCTCGCAGGGCAACGGCGGCAGCCAGGCGGCCGCGCACAACCAGCGGGTGGACCGGCGGGCCGGGAAGAGCAGGGCCTCGTGAGCGTCCTCGGCAGGCCCGCGAGCCAGCCTGACAAGCCCGCGACGAAGACCGCCTCGTCGCCGTCGTCCTACCGGATCGTCGAGGAGGGCCGCAGGTACTGGAGCGACCGCCCGACGAGCACGGGCAAGACCGCCGGGATCGCGTTCGGGACACCGGGCTCGTTCACGGAGTGCGTTGACCGCACGACCCCGCACCTCGGCGGGGGCGCCAAGGGTTACTGCGCTGAGCGCTACCACGATGCCACGGGCACGTGGCCGGGCCGGCATGGAGGCAAGTGATGGCACCGAAGGCACCCAGGCCCAGGAAGGCGCCGAAGGGCAAGAAGGGCGCAGCGAAGCCCGCGGCGTCCTCATCGGCTCCGCCGCAGTCGGCACCGGCCGACGCGAAGGCCAACGGGTGGAAGCCGCCGTTCCCCGGTGCTAAGCCCCCGTTCAAGGAGCCCGCGGCGAATCCGGGCAAGAAGGACAGGGGCAAGTGACGGCCACGCTCACGCACACTTTCACGCAGACCCACAACGTCATCAAGCTGGCGAACCCGTTCCTTGCGTGCGGGACGTGCGGGAAGTGCGTCGAGGCGCGCCACGATGACCGCTGCGGCTGTGATGATGAGGGCCCGCTTCTCCTGTTCCCGTGCTGCCACCGCGGCGAGTACCGGGACCTGTGCCCATCGTGGAGTCCGGTCGACGGCTGCACCTGCCTGAAGGTCCTCGGCCACGTCCCGCACCCCGCCGAACTGCCGAGGGGCGCGTGATGGCCGACCGCGTAACCATCGTCCTCGCCAGCGACGACGCCGCCGAGACCCGCGACTGCTCGTTCACCGTCGATGACTACGACAAGCGCACGGACCCGGACGTCTACGGAGATCTGGACGCCTACCTCGACCAGCGTGCCTACCCGAAGCTGCGCGCCGAGTGGCGTCCCGACTTCCACGAGGTCTCGCGGCATGTCGAGCGCGGGGTGATCTCCGTTGGCTGACAAGGCAGTCCCGTCCCTGGGCAACACCGGGCCCCGCGACTTCTCCGCCCAGTTGCACTCCAACTTCACCGCCCCGGTACCTCAGCCTCACATCACAGTGCACATCTACCTCTCCGATGAGGAAGCAGCGAAGGTGAGCCCGGCTGACGTATCCGCAGCGGTAGGCGAGCTGCTGGCCCGGCTCGGGGTGGATCAGGGCCAGGTCGACGTGTCCGGGCCGGAGCGTGCCGGGTGAAGCCGAGCGCAGGCGTGATGAAGGTCGGCGCGACGGCCGCCGGCTCGCGGCCGGTCACCGTCGAGTTCGACGCCGGCGACCAGAATCCGGTGGAGATCTACGAGGCGTTCGAGCGGATGCTTGCCGCGTGGCCTGACGCCAGGGTGCCGCTCAAGCGCGGCGCGGCCAAGGGCACCGTCTGCGGCTGCGGTGCCGATCACGGCGGATGGGTGTGCAGCCACTGCACGGTGCCGGATGCAGTGGCCCGGACCCTATCGGAGCCGCAGCCGTGAACGCGCAGCCCGCACCCGCTGCAGCCGACCGCGCGCCCGCGTCGGACCTGATCGCCACCCTGCGGGAGAAAGCCCCCCGCGCGGCGATGACCCTGGCAGCCGCCCAACTCGCGTGGCCCGCTACCGCGCGGGTCCGTTCCTGGGCCCGCGACCGGTCTACCTACACGGTCAAGGTCCACGGCACGGACGGCATCTACGACGACCTGCACGAGTGGGTGCTGTCCCTGCTGGCCCCGAAGGAACAGCGGGCCCTGGTGGCGTGGTCGACCAGGCGCGGGATGCTCATGGAAGCCCCCGTCAGCGGCCGGGCATCCGAGCCGCCGCCCCCGCCGCTTCGCCTGCGGTACGACGGCACCCGCGAGCAGGCCATCGCCGTGGGCGGCCACAAGATCCGCGTCGTCGTGGCCGAGCACGCCAGCAGCGATGAGGAGCGGTGGAAGCCGCCCGAGATCGTGTTCACCGCCCGGTCGGCCGCCGCGCGCTCGGCGCTGCTGCGCGAGATCGAGGGCGTGCTGCGCCGCAGCCGCCAGTCCGAGCGGAAGCCCTCGTTCCGGATGCTGGACAAGTGGGGCGACTGGGAGAAGCTCGACGACCTGCCGCCGCGCACCCTGGACAGCGTGATCCTGCCGGACGGCCAGCTTGAGCGGCTGACCGCCGACGTGGCCCGGTTCCTGGCCGCCGAGCAGGACTACGTGCGCCGCTGCGTCCCGTGGCATCGCGGCTACCTGTTCGAGGGACCGCCCGGCACCGGCAAGACGTCCGTGGCCCGGGCCATCGCCAGCCACTTCGGGATGGACGTGTGGTACCTCCCGCTGGCCGACGTCCGCAAGGACGCCGAGCTGCTGCGGGTCGCCACCCGGATCGGCCCGCGCTCCATGCTGCTGCTGGAAGACGCCGACGTGTTCCATGCCGCCACGAAGAGGGACGACGACAGCCCCGACAAGGTGACGCTCTCCGGGCTGCTCAACACGCTGGACGGCATCGCCACCCCGCACGGCCTGCTCACCGTGCTGACGACGAACCGGCCCGGAGCGCTCGACGACGCGGTGACCAGGGCCGGGCGGATCGACCTGACCGAGCACTTCGGCCTCGCCGATGCCAGGCAGGTCGAGCAGCTCATCAGGCGCTGGTACGAGCGCGGCGCGATCGGGCCCGGTGGCATCCCTGAGATTTCCGGTATCGCCCCGGCCGACGTGATCGAGGCGTGCAAGCGCCACGACGACCCGGCGCACGCGATCGGCCAGCTACTCACCCTGGAGCCGCAGCCATGACCGCGATCGACTACGACACCGAGTTCATCGAGTCGGGTCCAGCGTCGCCGATCCTGGCGCTGTCGATCGGGATGATCCGCGACGACGGCGCGACCTACTACGCGGTGGTCGACGACCGCGACGCGATCACGCTGGCGCTAATGAACCCGTGGCTTGCCGAAAACGTCATCCCGTCTCTCCCGGTCCAGTTCTTCGTCGGCGGGCAGCGGTGGACCTGGGCCACCGGCCACCCCGACTACAGCGCGGTCAAGCCCCGGCGTCAGATCGCGGCCGAGGTCGCGGAGTTCATCACCAGCACGCCCGACGTGGAGCTGTGGGCCGACTACTGCGCCTACGACCATGTGGTCCTGGCCCAGCTGTTCGGCCGCATGACCGACCTGCCCAGCGGCGTGCCGATGTGGACGCACGACCTCCGGCAGGAATGGGACCGCCTCGGCCGGCCCGGCCTGCCGTCGCTGTCGGGGATCACCGAGCACAACGCCCTCGACGATGCCCGCGAGTGCCAGTTCCGGCGCCGCTGGCTGGCCAGCCGCCAGGAAGAAGGCACCCCATGATGCACCCCTCAGAGAACCTGGTCCGGCGCGCGGAGTCGTTCGCCGAGATCTGCATCTGCACCCCGGTCCGCATGGTCCGCGGCTGCCCCCGTCATTCCCCAGGCGATTCCGGAACCCCGGAATCGCACCACCACATGTTGATCCGCATCATCGAGAACCAGGAGAAGATCATGACTGAGCTTTCGCAGGCCCAGACCGACATCAACACCGCCGTGGAGGTGGTCACCGGACTGCTGACCGACGTCGGGGACAAGCTGGCCGACGTCAACACCCAGCTCGGCACCCTGGCCACCGACCTGCTGGCTATCCAGCAGCAGATCGCCAACGGCCAGCCGGTCGACACGAGCGCGCTGAACACCATGGTCGGCAACGTCGCAGCCGTCCAGGCGAGCCTCGACAGCACGAGCGCGGCGCTGGACACGGCGGTCGCGAACGTGACCGCTGTCGCCAGCCCGCCCGCCCCGGCTGTCCCGGCCGAGCCCGTTGCCGGCGGCGACACCGGAAGCGCCAGCTAGGCCGTGGCCACCGCAACGGCACCGATCACCAGCGAGGAAGCGGCCACGCTGTTCCGCCTGGAAGCGCACGTCGTCCTGCGGCCGGCCGAGCAGGACAAGCTCGGTGCCACCGACCTCTTCGAGGCCGTCCAGGATCTCCTGGAGCGCAAGGGCGTCAACCGGGCGGACTGCTTCCTGGAGGCGATGCGGACCGACCCTGGCAGTCGCTATGCACAGGACCACACCCACGACAGCCCGGAGCCGTAGCCATGGCAGGCAAGCACGTCCCCTCGTCAGCCGCCCCAGGCTCGACGCAGGACGCATCGGGGAAGGTCGGCGCCCATTACGCGGCGCCGACCTCCTCCGGGGCGGACTCGACCGCTGACATGCGGGACGGGGACTCCGACTCGGGATCGTGGGCACCGGACGAGCCCGCGACGACGGTTCCGGGGTCGGCGGCGAGCGAGGCCCTGCGCGGCGGCGGCACGCCGTGATCCCGTTCGGCGAGCGCTCCCTCATCCAGGTGTGGTGGACCGACACGACCAACGTCGCGGGCGGCTGGCATGACGAGGGAGACCTCGCCGCCTTCGCCACGAACGGCGCCTGGGAGGCCAGCAACACCGGCTGGCTCGTCTACGAGGACGAGTTGTGCATCGTGCTCGCCGGCCGGATGACCGACGACGGGAAGCATGTCGGCCTCGTCGAGCGGATCCCGAAGGCCGCGATTACCTCCAGGACGGCCTGGTCCTCGCTCGGAAACATAGACCGGCCCGTGTCATCGCTGGCCAATCCATAACCGCTATCTATACGATTTCGGCAACCGGGCCGCAACGGCCGCCTAGCCCTGTAACAGGAGTACTCATGCACGACACCAGGCCAGCGCCCGGGGAGATCATCGGCTACCGCAAGGACGGCCGGCCTATCCGCCTGGCGGCCGGCGGGTCTGAGACGGCGGTGGAAACACCCCCGGCTCCTCCGTCCGCACCCGCGCCGCCCCAGCAGCCCCCGCCAGCTCCGCCCGCCGCGCCGCCAGCACCGGCCCAGCCTCAGCAGCAGGCCCCGGCCGCCCCTGCGCAGCCTGCCGCACCAGCAGCACCTGCACCGGCTGCGGAACCCGACTGGAAGGCTCAGGCCGAGACCTCCCGGCAGGAAGCCGTCACCGCCCGCGCCGAAGCCGACCGGCTCAAGGCCGAGGCCGAACGGTGGAAGCAGCAGTCCCGCCAGCAGGAAGCCCGCTCCAAGGCCAACCACCAGCAGGTGCGGGGCCTGGAGGGCGTGGTCCGGCAGATCGCGGAGAAGCTCGAGATCCCCTTCGACGACAAGCCGGACCCCGAAGAGGTCGCCCGCAGGCTCACCGAGGCGCAGACGGTCGCCCGGCAGAGGACCGTCGAGCTGGCCGTCTACACCACCGCGGCCGAGGCCGGGGCGATGGCCGCGGCGCTGCTGGACTCCCGCGAGTTCATGGCCCGCACCGCGATGCTCGACCCGGATGCGGCGGACTTCCCCTCCCAGGTGGCCGACCTGGTGAGGGAAGCGGCGCAGATGCCGAAGTACCAGGCCCCGGCTCCGCCTCCGCCGCCCGCGCTGACACCGCAGGTCACCCAGCCGCCGTCCCAGCAGCAGCCCGCCGCCCAGTTCCAGCAGCCCCCGGCGCAGCCGCCCGCCGCGTCCAGCGGCGCCGACTTCAACGGCGCCCCGGGCGGGAACCGGATGTGGACCCAGGCCGACTACGACTACTGGACCGCGCCGGGACGTGACCGGGACGGGTCGATCATGTCCAAGGCGATCGCGGACGGCCTGCTGGTCAACCTGGGGGTCGGGAAGCCGTCAAGGAAGTCACGGCGGTAGGGGGATGCCCGGTCCGGACGTCTTGCCCCCGCTGGCGTATTTCCAGCACCAGATAGTGCTCATCCCGAAGCAGTTCGGCTACGTGGGCAGCTACACCCGTGGCATGCTCGACGTGGAGCAGGTGCAAGACCGCGCCTTCGGTCAGATGATGTACCGGTTCACCACCAGCGTCCTGTCCGGGCGTACCGTCACCGAGACGCAGCGGGCGTCGGTCAAGGTGCCTGCCAGCTGGTGGCAGCACCTGAAGAGGACGGCTGGCGAACGGCACGCGGAATGGATCCGGAAGCCGCACAGCCCGTGGCTGCTGTTCATCCTCCCGCTCGACATCCTCACCATCGTGCCCCGCGTCTACCTCGTCCCGTGGTTCCTGCGCCGGCATCCGGTGAGGTACGCCGAGATCACCGCCGAAGTCCGCTTCACGCGCGACACGCTCTACCCCGGCGCCGATGTCTCGCTTCCGCATGACCGCTTCGGCGTGCCGGTCATGTGGGAGTCGCTGGAGATCGCGCCGATGGCCCCGGACGGCGAGCCGTGGACGCTGGACGACTATGGGGCGCCGCGCTTCGTCAGCCGCCATGAGCTTCTCGGCGAGATCTACCGGGACACGGACCTGATCAACGCTAGGGGGGCCTTCGGCGGCATGATCACGCCGGACGGTGTCCTCGACTGGCTCGGCCAGCACGGCGTCAGCGTTGACCAGCTCGTCGCCAGGAGTGCCCTGTGAGCGGGCCGCGAGGTGCGGCATGAGCCTGACCACCGACCCGGAGGACCTGCGCCTCGGCCGTGGTGCTGACCGGGAGCCTGGCCCGCAGAACACGGCCTACCTGGTCCTGTCCGACGGGGAGCGCGCCAAGGGCTTCGTGCGGCCGGTGCGGCTGTCCTACCGGCACGCCGGCATCCCCGGCCCGCGCTGGCCGCTCCGCGATCTCACCGGCGAGGAGCAGGAACGCTACGCAGGCAGCGGCTACGCCAGGTACGAGGAATACCCGCCTGACGACCTGTCCGCGCTCGGCCGGTTCTGGACCCAGGCGCAACTCGACGGCATCGGCAAGGGCTGCCGCGCGGTCACGACCATGAACCGGGCCATCGCGGAGACTTACAGCCGCACGCCCGGCTTCTACGGGGCCACCTACTGCTGCTCCTGCCGTCTTCACCTGCCCGTGGGGCCGCAGGGAGAGTTCACCTGGATCGAGCCTGACGGGTCGGAGGCGGGGAACCGCGTTGGCACCTGAGCAGGCGGAGGACGCCTACCCCGTCGCCTACTGTGCTCCCGGCCGGCGCTTCGCCGCCGCGCTCACCCTGATGTTCAAGGGCGAGGAGGTCGCGCGGATCGTCGAGCACCCGTGGCTTGAGGGGACCGCGGGCGTCTACGTCGTGGCCGAAGATCGGCTGGACCTGACCAAGCTGCTCCCGGTCAGGTGCGAGGTCTCCGAGCCGTTGCCGTGGCGTGACCCCAACTGGGTGTACGGGGCGCTCGTGAACACGCCCATACGGGGCATCTGCCCCGCTGTAGGCGTAACGGGCATCTCGGCGTTACCATGAGCACGACGCACCCCGCGTCCGCGTACAGGCCGCCAGGCCTCGCGGCGGGGAGCGGTAGCCGCCGGAACGGCGAGCAGTCCGCCCGCAACGGGTAGCACACCTCACTTGAGCAGGAGCTACCTCTTGCACGCGGTACTCGCCTGAACGGCGGCTTTGCTTTACCCGGAATTGCCGTAACGGCATTTCAAATTCACCCGCAACGGGATTCTCGCGAATTCCCTGAAGGGGTGAAATAGACTTGACAGTACTCGCGTTTAAGCCAGAAGCGTGGTCGAAGGTAATTCTCGCTGCCGAGAAGAAGGCACTTGTCTTCGGTGGCCCGGGAATTGTCAACGATGACTACGAGGGCGAAGTGTCGGGACCGGGAACAACGGTCCACATCACGCAGTTCGGTGACCCGGAAGTCTCCGACTACGCGCCGAATGAGTCCATTGCCTATCAGGAACTGGACGACGCCGGCCAAGAGCTGCTCATCGACCAGCGGAAGTATTTCGCGTTCACGATCGACGACGTGGACAAGCGCCAGGCCGCCGGGGACATGCAGTCCTATCTCGAAGACAGGGCGGCATACAAGCTGGCCGACACCGCGGATCAGTTCATCGCGGGCCTGTACGTCAACTGCGCCAGCGCGAACATCCTCCTGAACAGCGGCACTTCCTCGCTGACCGTCGACAACGAGCTGGCCCCGCTGACCTACGGCGGCTCCTCGACCAACCCGGCGGACTTCTACCTCCAGGTCGTCCTGCCGCTGAAAGTCAAGCTAGACGAGGCGTACGTCCCGAAGAAGGGCCGCTACCTCGTCGTCCCGCCGTGGGCGGAAGCGCTGCTGGAGCAGACGCAGGCATTCGTCTCCGTCGCCACTCCCGCGCAGCAGGAGGTATTCACCGAGGGCCTTATCGGGCGTGTCTCCGGATTCGACGTCTACACGAGCAACAACAGTGTCGAATTCGACCAGGCGAATAACGGCTGGGTCGTTCAGGCGGGCCACCCGATGGCAATTACTTTCGCGGAGCAGATTGTCCAGACGGAAGCTCTCCGCCTCCAGACGACTTTCGCGGACGCGGTCCGCGGATTGCACGTCTACGGCGGCCGGCTGGTCCGTCCGGACCACATCGCTGTCGCGGGCGTCAAGCGCCCGGCCGGAATCTGAGAGGGGGTAACAGATATGTCTCGTACTGCACTGGCCGCTATCCAGCTGGCGCATGTCGGCGGCGTCAGCGCCGGGGCCGGGGTCGAACCCGACCACACGAACGGCAACATCGTCGCGTCGCCGGGGCCTTTCCGGTCGCTGATCGTCGTGGCGAACGCCGGGTCGGCCATCAACCTGATCGTCCGCGCGAGCGGCTACCAGGGCACGCCCACCGGGGCGGCGAACTCCGCCTACACGACCGACCAGTACCAGCCGTTCGCCACGGCGAGCATCGGTGACCTGACCTACAGCCTGACCGCTAACGCGACGTCAGTGATCGACCTGGAGGAGGACACCGAGCGGTTCACCCAGGCGGACGGGTCGATGTGGCTCGACTGGGGGACGCCCACCAACCTCCTGGCCTGGGTGCTCCAGCGGCCGTACATGCCGTAGCGGCATCACCGCATGCCGTAGCAGACCTGAGCGCGGCCCCGGTTTCCTTCCGGCGGCCGGGGCCGCGCCCAGCCGGAAGAGGTACTACGCAAGGAGGCAACACAGATGGCCGCAGCAGCGAACGTCGCGGACCTGCCCGTGATCAGGCTGATCAACCCCGCCACCGGGGTCAGCCTGGAATACCAGGGCAGGTGGCTGCGCCCCGGCAAGGCGAGCATGGCCGACGTGAAGCGGGGCATCGCCCGGTACCCCGGTGACAAGGTGTGGCTCACCCTTCCCCCGGGCGTGCAGAAGCAGCTCGACGCCGGGCGGCTGCAGGTCGCCGGGGAGTTCGCTGCCCGGGAGAGCATCCAGGCGTCCGGGACCGCTGAGTCGCTGATGCCCAGGGGCAACGCCAGCCACGAGCAGTGGCTGAGCTTCGCCGTCACCCAGGGGATGGACCGGGAGGAAGCCGCGGGGCTGACCCGGGACCAGATCCGGGCCCGGTTCACTGCGCCCGCGTTCGACCCGGACGCGGCACCGCAGGAGATCGGCGCGGATTTCGAATTGCTGAACGGCTGATCTAGCCGATGCCCACCCTGGCGCCGTACAGCAACGCGAGCTCGGACGTCTTCCCGGGCGGCCTGCTTGAGCTGATCGTCCAGTTCGAGTCCAGCATGAACTCGGGCCAGGCGTGCGCGGCCAGCGGCGTCACGATCGGCATCACCCAGTCTGGCGCCCCCGACTCCGGCCAGGGCACGCCGGTGGCCACGACCTCAGCCGGGATCGTCACGCTGGGGATGGGCCTGTACCAGTACACCTGGCCCGTCCCCGAGAGCACCATGCCGGGCACCTACCTGGTGACGTGGACCGGGGTCCGGGCCAGCGACAGCGAGACGGTCACGTACTCCCAGGCCGCGACGGTCGCGGCCAACCCGGAGGCCGTCCCGCTGCCCGGCCTGTATGCCAGCGTGGCGCAGTACCGGGCCTGGTCCGGTGACCAGTGGACCCCGGCGCAGCTGGTCCAGGTGAAACTGCAGCGGGCCACCGAGGACATCGACGTGGCCCTGGTCGCCGCGGTGTACCGCACCGACGCGGACGGCATGCCCTTGGACGCGATGCTGGCCAATGTCCTGGTCCGGGCCACCTCGGCGCAGGTGCAGTACCTGCTGGCGGTCAACGACGACAGCGGCATCAAGCGCGAGTTCGCCAGCACCAGCGTGGGCGGCGTGTCGGCCACCCGGTCGGCGCGGATGCAGGGCGGCGCGCTGCCGCCGCTGGCCCCGCGCGCCCTCTCGATCCTCCGCGTCGCCGGCGTCCTGCCAGCTGCGCCTCTCATTTCCTGGTTAGGAGCAGCAAGCAATGTTCACCATCCCCTCGAACGCGAGCCCGGCATCCCCGGTGACCTACGAGTGGCTCCAGGACCTCATGGAGTCCCAGGCGCAGGAAGCCGTCGCCATCGCCGCGATCGCGGGAGGCTTCCCGGGCCCAGGCGCCAGCGGCTACCTCGGCTGGTCGGCCCCGGTGTGGCACGCGACCTCCACCGCGGCGCTGACGTCCACCGACATCTACGTGATCGCCGTCTACGTGCCGGTGGCCGGGACCGCGACCTTCGTGGACGTGGACGCCACCACCGCGGGCACCGTCACCGTCGCCGACACCGGCCTTTACACCCTGGCCGGGACGAAGCTGGCATCCGCGGCGACCGCGCAGCTGACCACGAACTCCGCGGCGTGGGGCGCCGGGATCAACACGTGGCAGTACGTCACCCCGGTCGCCCTGGCCGCGGGCGTCTACTACGCGACGATCGAGACCACCAGCTCGGGTGCGCCGTCGCTGGCGGCCAGCCCGGCGAGCCCGGTGATCAACTTCAACCTGCCGTCCAACGTCTACAACTACGCGACGGACAGCACCGGCACCATCCCGTCCTCGATCACCCCGTCCGGCCTGACCGGCGTGGTGACCGCGCAGCCGTGGGTCGGCATCCGCTAAGGCCATGGGACGACGGGGACGGCTTGCCAGGACCGCGGCCATCGCCGCCGCGGTCCTCGGCGTGCCGTTCCTGGTCGCCTGGTACGAGCAGGTGCGCCGCTGGGGGGCGGTCCACACCGGCAGCCTCAACTCGCCCGGCACGCCGCCGAACTACGACTTCTTCAGCGGGTTCGGGTCGATCATCCTGCCTCCGCTGCTGAACGGGCTCGCCGTCGGGGCCGTGTTCTGGTGGCACCACCAGTGCGGCGTAACCGGGTGCTACTGGTACGCGCGCCGCAAGACCGCAGCGGGAGAGCCGGCCTGCTGGCGGCACCACCCCGAGCACAGGCGGACGGCCGCTGACCTGCACGCGGCACACCATGAGGCACGAGGGGGACCGAGGTGAATCCGGAGTGGGTGGCCGCGCTCGTCGCCCTGGTCGTCGCCGTCGCCGCCGGCCTCGGCTGGGCAGTGCGGTGGGCCTGGCGGGTCCTGCGGCGCGTCGTTCACTTCCTCGATGACTACTCGGGCCAGCCTGCCCGTGACGGCCTGGCCGCCCGCCCGGGCCTCATGGCCAGGCTCGGCGGCGTCGAGGAACTGCTGGCCAAGGTCGTGGCGGAGACGACGCCGAACGGGGGCGGGTCGATGCGGGATGAGGTGGCCCGGACCGCGCGGGACGTCGCCGACATCAAGTCCGAGCAGGCGAAGGTACGCGAGAAGCTCGAAAGGACGAGCCAGTGAAAAGACCCACCCCGATGCAGGTCACGGGCAGCTTTATCGCGCTCTCGCTGGTAGTGGGCGGCGGTAGCCTCTGGTCGGGCTATGTCGAGGCGCACTCGCAGGCCCGGTCGCAGGCTCACGCGGTGCTCGTCATCGAGCAGCGCGAGCAGGCCGCGCAAAAGGCAGCGGGCGTCGTGCTCGGTGACAAGCTGTGCTCGACGTTCGACACGCTCTCGGCGCTCAAGCCACCTGCGGGTAACCCGAAGGCGAACCCGAGCAGGGCGTACGAGCAAGAGCTGCATGCCGCGCTCGACCAGCTCGGCACCGACCTGGGCTGCAGGTAGGCCACGGTGGGCGCGGAGACGGCCAATACCTCGGTGACGATCTACCGCGGCACCACGTCCAACCAGTTCGGCGACCAGGTCGACAGCAACGTCCCGTACATCACCGGCCTCCCCGCGACCCTGATCGAGACCGGCAAGAACACCCAGGATCCGAGCACCCCGACACCCCGGACGATCCGCGCGATCTACTGCAACGTCCCCGAGTGGGCCGGGGTGCTCAACACTGACCGGATCATGGACGAGCGCACCGGGGATGTCTTCATCGTCATCAGCGTGACCAAGCCGCCGACGATCATCGGGGCGCCGGTCGACACGGTCCTGCAACTGAAGCGGATCAGTGCGAACGCGGCCTAGGCTGCGGCCATGAAGCGGGCATGCGCCGATGGCGACGAGCAGGACGCCTTCACCGGCTGGCGGCACGTGATGTCCTGGCAGCGCGGCGAGCTGCGGAAGATCAAGCGCCGGGCGGGCAAGCGGGAGCGGCGCGTGGCCAGGGCTGCTATCGAGCGGGGGCGTGGCGGGTGACCACGCCCCAGCAGCCTCCGCCCTCAGCCGGTGACGAGCGGGAGGACACCGCGGCCGAGGCGGGTATCGCCGCCGCCGCCGTCATGGCCGCCGCTGAGGTCACCATCCTCGTGGCCATGGCCGCCGCCATCACCTCAGTCGTCGCGGGCTCCCTCGGCGTGCAGATGGCCAAGCGGAAGGTCATGCGGGCCGTCGCGGCCGCGCTCGGGGCGGCGTCGGCGAAGATCCGGCAGGTCCACGCGACGGCCGCGCAGGACGCCACGGCGGCCGGGGCCCGCGCGGCCGCGTCCGGCGGGCCGGGAGAAGCGGGCGGCGAGGCCGGCGGGCAGCCAGCGGGCAGCCGCGCGGCACAGGAGCAGGCAGCAGCGGCGACCCAGCCGGGCGCTGGCCCGGGCCGGGCGGAGGCGCCGAAGCGGGTCACCCAGCACAAGGGCCACGGCGCCGCCCCTCCGCTGCCCGGTGCACCCGGCCAGATCGACAAGGCCGTCCTGAACGCGCAGCGGGACGCCGGGCAGGCGTTCGACGCCGCGATGTTCGCCGCGCTCGGCGGGAAAGGCTCACCGCTGCCCCCGTCGAACCCGTACCGGGATGCTGTGGACAAGGCCATGCGCAGGCTCACCGGCATCGGGGCGGACGTCAAAGACCTCACCGGCGCCGAGCGGGCCGCGCAGTCCCTGTCCAGGCTCAAGGCGTCCCAGGTGGTGCTGGACGACCTGGCCAGCCAGGGCCTGACCGGGTTCACGGACTCGCGGGGCCGGCGCTGGTCGCTGGACGCCTACGCGGAGATGGCCACCAGGACGGCGGCGTCACGGCTGCACCTGTCCACGCAGCTCGGCATGATGGCCGAGGCGGGGAACGACCTGGTGATCGTGGACAACCCGAGCAAGGCCGCCCCGTGCCCGCTGTGCCGCCCCTACGAAGGCAAGGTGCTCTCGCTGTCCGGCAAGACGACGGGCGCCAGCACGATCACCGACGCCAGCGGAGTCGAGCGCACCGAGCAGGTCATGACCTCGCTGGCCGATGCCGTCGCCCACGGCCTGCTCCACCCGAACTGCCGCCACTCGCTGATCCCGTGGACCGAAGGCGCGGGCGCCGTGGCCACGGCAGGCGGAAAGGAACGCGGCTACGTCGAGCACAACCAGCCGATCTCGGAGCCCCTGCCGATCGGGACGCCCGGGCAGTACGAGGACGAGCAGAAGCTGCGCGGACACGAGCGGAACGTCCGGGCCGCGTCGATGCGTCTCGCTGCCGCTGTCACCCCGCAGGCCAAGGTCCAGGCCAGGGCGCGTCTCACGCACGCCAGGGCGGGGCTGGAGGCTCACGTGAAGGCCACGGGAGCACTGCGGCAGCCCCGCCGCGAGAAAGCCGGCGTGGCGCGCTAGCGGTACGAGGTGACCGTCTTCCGCTTCCTCTTGCCGCTGAGGTAGATGGGCGTCCACAGGCCGCAGGTGCAGATGATCATCGTCCAGTGGAAGATCTCGACGCCGAACGACATCCGGTTCCTGGAGACCGCGCGCCTCGGCTGCTGCGGCGGCTGATACTGAGGCTGGGGAGCGTACTGGGGTGGCGGCGGATATTGCTGCTGGTACGGGTACTGCTGGGGCTGGCCCTGGTACTGGGGCTGGTTCGGTCTTGGCTGTCGCGGATCCTGAGGCATCATTGCCGTTACTCCCCTTCCGGCTGGGAATTGACAGGGAGTAGACGCGCAAATGCGGCTCAAGGATGGCAAAGATCAGGTTGTGCGCCGGCCGTCACCGGTTCCCGATACGCCCGGGCCGCACGATTTGAACGGCAGCCCCCTCCGGCAAGGCCAGCCGAGGCGCTCGCGGTCGGTTCCGCAGCCGGTGACGGCCGCACAGTTAAAGGCTAGCGCCCGGCCTGCTCGGCGTGCGCCTTGATGTCGGCCAGGAACTCCCGGACCGTCATCCGGCGCCATCCGGCAGTGATAAAGCCCTTCGGCAGGCCGGCGCTCCAGTCGGCACACTCATGGTCGCCCTTATTGCAGCACAGGGGATCTTGGGGGAAGAGTAGCGGCCAGTCCAGGAACGGGGTCAGGTCAGCAGCGAGCGGCTCGACATGCTTGCCGGTCACGGTGTCAGCCTCAGGGATCGCCTCGGTGCGGCGGTAGGCGGCAAGATACAGGCCGCCAGCGGTGCTATCGGGGATCTGCTGGTAGAGGTCGCGCACCATCGGACCGTCGTCCGGGATGCGGTGCATCACAATGGTGATGCCGGGCAGCGGGGCGTCCTGGTCGATGACCTTCTGGTGGTGCGGTCCGCCGACCAGCATCACCCGGACGCTCACGGCTTCCACTCCTGGTCGTAGTCCGGGTGATCGGCCCACCGGACGAGCAGGTCCCGGAATTCCGGGCACGGCCACGCCATCCTCTGCCACTCCTCGGGATAGGCCAGGCGCTCCTCAAGGCACCACGAGCAGGTGCCGTCGGGCTTGGGCTGGTGCCGTTCCAGGATGCGCCGCCCGGCCTCGACCTCGCGGAGCACGCGGCGTGCGATCGCCTGCGCTGCCGACCCGTCGGTGAAGATCCGGATCAGCGCACCCATGCCCGTGGCGCCCTCGGTGACAAGGCTCTTGGCCGACTGCTCGTCCTCGTCCAGCCGGGCGGTCGCGAACGCTACTGGGTCGCTCACGGCGTCACGCTCCCGACATCGGGAAGGTGCTGCCCGAGGGTGACCACCAGCCGGCCGTTCTCCTCGGAGACCGTGGCACCCATCGCGGTGAATAGCTCGGCCTCGTGTCCCTGATCTGGGATGATGCCGGGTTCGTTGCAGTGCCCGCAGGTTACCCAGTGGCCATGCTCTGGCTTGCGGACGCTTCGCTCGCAGGCGCAGGTCGGGCAGTGGGGCTGTTCCCACCATGGCGGCGACACGTGGCGCGTGTAGCACATGCGGCCCGCGCTTTGCGGGTGAAAGACCATCACCTGCATCGCTCACGCTCCCGGTATCGCGGCCATCGGCCGGTCGATCCCCTGGACCCGGTAGACCTTGCAGCCCATGAAGTCGCCGACGAAGCCCGGCGGCGACTCGGAGGGAAGCATGAGCGCCGGGTAGAGGTTCATCGCCCGGATCGCCTCTATCTGCGGTATCAGGCGCATCAGGCGTTCGTTGGGCTCCCGGAAGTCGCCCTTAGTTCCGCAGGCGGGGCACTCCCAGATGGCCGGGTTCTTGTCCGTGGTGACGATCCGGACGTGGTGCTCGAAGGTCTTGCCCTTGCACAGCGCCAGGCCGCCCAGAGACGCGAGCATCCCGGCCGTCACCGGGTCGAACTTGGCCATCATCTCCATGTGCTCGGCCCACTTGCCGTGCATGCAGCCGGGCACCTCGCAGGATGCCGGGTCGTGGGGATCGGTGAACGCGGTCGAGAAGTCTTCGCTGGCCATGCCTCACGCTCCCGGTATCGCGACCATCGGCCGCTCGGCCTCGAACTGCAGCGATCTGCCGAGCGCCGCCTTGATCTCCTTGCCCCACATGGCGGAAATCAGCGACGAGGTGAACGAGCCCGGCCGCTCCGGGCGCGGCTGCGGCTTCCCGTCGCATGCCCGCGCGTGCTCGCGGGCAGTCCGCAGGATGTCCAGCGGCGTATCCCCGTCGACCCAGGTCTCCCAGTCGCACAACCGGTAGGAGTGGGTCAGCGCCACCCCTCCGTCGTCCCGCTCGGTGCTGACGGCGAACTGGCTGAGCGCTATTCGCTTGCGTGGCATGCCCCGCATCGTAGCCCGCGCCTCTAGTGCACCGGCCGCCCCCGCTTGCTACGATCAGCACGACGCCGAGAGCCGAAAACGCCCGGCATCAGGCAGGAGCCCGCCCGCAACGGCCGGGGCCAGCCGCCAATCGCCCGCAACGGGGAGCATCACCACTGCTACCCCGGAAGACGGGCCATGCGGATCGAGTTCGACCCTGACGCGTACGCGCACATCGCCGAGGCGGTAGACGCGTTCTTCCTTGACGTGCTCGGTCCCGCGATCCGCGACGATGCCCGCCGCTTCTGCCCGAAGCGCTCCGGTGACCTCGCCGACAGCCTCGAACGGCACCTCGAAGAGCACACCCTCATCGTGTCGGCCACGGGCTCCGAGAAGCGCGAGTACGCCGCCTACGTCGAGCTAGGCCACCGCATCGTGGCCTGGGGCCACGAAACCGGCCACGTCCAGCCGCCTTCGCCGTTCTTGCGGCCGGCGCTCTACCAGCAGAGGAGCGCCTGATGGCCGTCTTCAGCATCCACGACCGCGTGACCGGCTGGGTTGATGACCAGCTCGCCCAGGAGGACCCGCTCGACGCCGATGAGTGGGGACGCCACCTCACCATGGCGGCCATGCAGACCCCCAAGGGCGACGCCATCGTGTGGATTCTCCTCGTCACGATGCGCGGCCCCTACCTCGGCCAGGACCCGATCGGCTCCACCAGCAAGTTCCAGGCGAACGTCCCGCCGGAGACCGCCGTCCGCGCCGCCGTCACGCGCGCCGTGGAGAACCTGCGGAAAGCCTTCGAGATCAAGAAGCGCGAGGGCTTCACGCCGGGCAACGGCCACAACCAGGCTGGGCTCCCGCCGGGCCTGATGGGGCGGAAGCTCGGGTGAGCACCCTGGCCGCGCTCCACACGCCGACCGATCTCGTGGCCGCCGAGTGGATCCGCACGATCCCGGGCCTTGTCGCTGACGGGGTGGCGACCCAGCTTCCCGCCGACGAGAAGACATGGGCCGCGAACGGGTTCGTGGTCGTGCCGACGCAGGTCGGCGGCACCCCGCACAGGAACATCCCGATCCGCCGTCCCGTCTGCCAGGTCGAGACGTGGGGCACCGTACCGGGATCCGACAAGCTCCCGTGGGGCATCGCCAACCAGCTGATGGAGCAGATCCGGGCGGGGACCTACGACCGGACGACGTTCGGTCGGCTCCTCACCATCACCGCCGGCGGTGTCACCTACCCGCCCGCCCGCGTGCTGTCGGCCACGATGATGACCGAGCCGCGCCGCATCTGGTCCGACTCGGGGGACTACGCCGGGTTCCAGGCTGACCTGATGCTCCACTGGGTCGCCGCGGGCGAGACGGTGCCCTGATGGCGGCCGCCCCGAAGCGGGTCACCAAGACCACCGTCACCACGCCGGTCAAGGGCGGCGGGACGAAGCGGGTCTCCACGACCACCACCCGGCAGGGCGGGAACGTCACCACCACCAAGACGACCACCGTCTCAGGGCCCAAGAAGGCGACGAAGCCGAAGAAGGCCGCCCCGGCGAAGAAGACGGCCAGCAAGAAGGCCTCCAAGCCGGCCAAGCTCGCCCGTCCGCAGCTGACCGGGGAGTGGATCTGCGGGCCGAACGAGAAATACGCGCTGTGCGGCGCGGTGGCCGTCGCCAACACCCTCCTGGCCGCTACCGGGGTGCGGGCGTCCAGCGGGGACATCGAGCGGCTGTACCGGGCCGCGGGCGGCCGCGGGGATTCCGGGGTGCCGGTGCCGGAGCTGCTCGCCGCGGCGTCGGTCACGGGGCTGGCCGGGTGCCGCCTGGCCGTCTTCGGCCTGTGCGGCGCGGACGACGAGGCCGCGCGGCTGCTGCTGCTCACCCTGGCCGGCCTGGGAGACCTGCACGCCGCCGCGGTCGCGGGCGGGGACCTGATCACCTGGGGCGAGGCGGTCCCGCTGGCCAGCCTGCCCGTCACCGTCGAGTGTGCCTGGTCGATGACCTGGCACGGAGAAGAGGCAGACGCACATGGCTGACAAGACGGCCGAGCCGAAGCGCTGGGTCCTGATCAAGATGCTTCACGCCGCGGTCGAGCGCACCGCGGCGGAGATCGAAGAGCTGCAGGCCCACGGCCTGTTCGTCCGCGACGCCTCCGGCCCGGACGACACGCACCCGGAGCCGTCTCCGCCCGCTGTCCCGCCGCCCGCGGGCACCGCGACTTCCCCGCCGCCCGGCGGGAATCCCAGTGACAAGGAGAAGCCCTAGATGTCAAACCAGATCCTCACCCCGGTCCTGGACGTCGCCGACGGCGCGGGACTCAACATCACCGCGCTGCTGACCACGCCGACCGCCGTGACCTTGCAGTTCGCGAACACCGGCCGGGAGCGCCTCATCGTGGTCCCCGGCGCCTCGGCCGAGACCGTGACCGTGGATGTCGGGACGCTGGTCCTCGGCCAGTCCGTCGCCAACTTCTCCTCGGTGACCCTGACCTCCGCCGACTACTACCAGTTCGGGCCGTATCACACCATCCTCGACCAGCCCGGCGGGAACCTGATCCAGGTCACCCTGTCGACCATCACCTCGATCGAGGTGGCGCTGCTCCAGGGCGTCGGCGTCTACTAGGCCCCGCCTCCCCCTCGTCTCCGGTACGGCGCCGTAACGGCGCGCCAGCCAGATCCCGCAACGGGTGACCCGTAACCAAGCCACACCCCTTTGCGGGAGCATCCATGATCCAGCCTTTCAACGTGTGCCAAGGGCCGGCCACCGTCTACTGGAGCCTGTTCGGCGCCACCGAGCCCGCGGGCTCGGCGATCACTGCCCCTCCGAACCCGGCGATCTGGACTGACGTCGGCGGTATCGCCGACGGGACATCGGTCCTGCTGGAAATCGACCTCACCTACACCGACCAGGGCGTCGCGCAGCTCGTCGACCCGATCGGGGCGCGGCTCACCAAGCGGGTGATCCAGCTGACCGCCGCGCTGGAGGAGGCCACGCTCCAGAACATCAACCTGGCGCAGAACCAGCTGACCACGATCTCGCCGCAGTCAGGTTTCACCCAGCTGTCGCCGGTGACCGCCTCGAGCGCGACCCAGCCCACCTATACGGCGCTGATCATCGACGGGTGGGCGCCGACCACGGGCCTGGTCGAGCCTTCCGCCCGCCGCCGGATCATCCTCCGCAAGGCGCTGTCTTCCTCGAAGGTCGACCTGGAGTACGAGAAGACCAAGCCGAACGTCCTGAACACCACGTGGACGGGCTACTGGGTCAGCGGCACGGTCCCCCCGTACGACATCTACGATCAGACGGCCTGACGACCATGACAGCGACAGCAGCCCGCAAGGCCAGGCCCGAAGACGACGCCCCGCAGATCGTCTCCCTCCGCTCGGTCCCGGACCGGCAGGAGGAGCGCGTCGTCCTGTTCGAGATCAATGACCGGCAGTACTCGATCCCGACCAAGGTGGCGACGAACAAGGCGCTCCGGTACCTGCACATCGGCCGGACGCAGGGCCAGGAAGCGCAGATCGACTTCATGCTCGGCGTCCTGCTCGGCGAGGAAGGCTACGAGGCGCTGATGGGCTTCGACGACCTCACCGAGGACAACCTCATGGACGTCGTCAAGGCCTGCCAGAAGGTCATGACCGGGGCCGTAGAGGTCCCAAAAGGCAAGCACTAGAACGCCTCAAGCAGGTCACGTGGGTGCTCGGATACCTGGACGACATCGCCTCTGACCTGTCCGTTTTCCACCGGATCACCGATGCGGGAGAGATGGAGGCGCCCGTGTTCTTCATGCTGGCCCGGCGCCTCCCCGCCTACCAGGGGGTGCTCGCGGCGCGGCTGGCGGCCGAGGGCAACGGCAAGGGCGGCGGCGGGCGCGCTCCCGCCTCGTACGAGCGCGGCAGCGGCCGGGAGAACCGCGCCGCCACCGCCGCCGCGGCGCCGCCGCTGACGGCGGGGATGGCGGCCGGGCTGAACATGCAGCTCGGCGGCCAGTGGATCCGGCACACGGTCCTGCCTCCGGCCGGGGGCGGTTAGCGATGGCGTCAGGTTTCCGCATCGCCAGCGCGTTTGTCAGCGTCGATGCCGATACAGGCGACCTGCGCGCCCAGGTGGAGCAGGCGCTGCAGGAGTCCGGCGGGAGCATCACCGTCCCCGTCCGGGCCGACACCGAAGGCCTGAAGACCGCGCTCGACGCCGACCTGGCCGGCGACGGGGCATCGGTCGACGTCACCGCCGAGCCGGACACGCGGAGCTTCGACGAGAAGCTCCGGGATGGCATCGAGGCGTCCGGCGGTCACCAGGTCCTCGTCGAGGCCGAGCCGGACACCTCCGGCTTCCGGGACAAGCTCGACTCGGACCTCGCCGGGGAGACCGCAGGCGAGCAGGTCACCGTCCCCGCCGAGCCCGACGGCACCGGATTCGGGGAGAAGCTCCGGGCCGTAGCCGACGCGAACCAGGCCGAAGCCGACGTGAAAGTCAACCTCGACGACAGGGGCTCCGGCGGCGGGAGCGTCTTCGACAGCCTCCGCGACGACGCGGCGGCCGCGGGCTCGGACTCCGGGGGGATCTTCGGCAACCGGTTCGTGCAGACGCTGGTCGGCGGCAAGAAGACCGCGATCGTCACGGGCGTATCCGCGCTGCTGGCCACCCTCCCGGCCCTCGGCGGCATCGGCGGGGTCGCCATGGGCGCGGCCATGATCGGGGGGCTCACCGCGAAGCTGGCGTCGGCCAGCCCGCAGCTGCAGGCCGCGTTCCAGGGGGTGTTCGGCGGGAAGAACGCGGCAGGCAAGCAGGTCACCGGGTCGCTGACGACGACGCTGGAAGAAGCGTTCAAGCCGATGATCCCGGCTATCACCGGAGTCCTGAAGCAGGTCTCCGCGCTGGCCAAGTCGGTGGTCCCGGAGCTGACCGGGATCTTCAAGACGATCGGCCCGCAGCTCAGCTCCGTGTTCCAGGGCGTCGCCGGGGTCGTGAAAGGGTTCCTCGGCGTCATGTCGGCGGCCGCCCCCGCGTTCGGGCCGTTCGTCAGCGCGATCACCGGCCTGGTCCGGGGCATCCTGCCGGGCCTGGCCTCCATCATCAAGGCGACCGTCCCCGCGATGACGCAGTTCAGCGGGATCATCGGCAAGCTGGGGTCCTCACTCGGCGGGATGTTCTCCGCGATGGCGCCCGCGGTGGCCGCGAGCATGAAGGTGTTCGGCGCGCTGATGGGGGTCATCGGCGGCCTGCTGCCGGTGATCGGGAAGCTGGCCGGGTCGCTGGCCCAGGCCCTGGCCCCGGTCCTGGTGGCGGTCGCCGGGGCGCTCAAGGCCCTGGAGCCGGGGTTCACGGTAATCGCCAAGGTCATCGCCTCGTTCGCCGGCGCGGTCCTGACGTCCCTGTCGGGCGGCCTGCAGGCCATCGCGAAGCTGATCGGGTCCCTCGCCCCGGTCGTCGCCAAGCTCGCCACGGCGTTCAGCCAGGCCTTCCAGGTGATGGAGAACCGCGGCGTCTTCAACGACATCGAGGACGCGCTCGAGGAACTGGTCCCCCCGCTGTCCAAGTTCATCAGCGCCATCGTGGCCGGGCTGGTGCCGATCCTGCCGCCGCTGATCTCCTTCATCGGCCAGCTGGCGTCCATCCTGCAGGGCGTCCTGGTCGCCGCGGTCACCGCGCTGCTCCCGCCGCTGACCCAGATCATGCAGGCCCTGATCCGGCTCCTGGACAGCGCCGTCGTCCCGCTGCTGCCGATGCTGGCCGGCCTCGCCCAGCAGCTCGCCACGCTCGCGGAGAAGGCGATCCTGCCTCTGCTCCCCGTCGTCGGCCAGGTCGTCACGATGCTGATCACCTTCCTGGCCAAGGCCCTGGTGCCGCTGCTGCCCGCCATCATCCAGCTCCAGGCCGCCTTCCTCCCGGTCCTGGCCGCCCTGACGCCGCTGCTGGTGCCGCTCGCGGACCTGGCCGCCCTGCTGATCCGGCTCGCGCTGGACGCCCTCACCCCGGTCATCCGGGTGATAACCGACGTCGTGACGTGGCTGGCGAAGTTCGAGACGGGACTGTCCGGCCTGGCCGGGATCGCGGGCAAGATCGCCGCCCCGTTCGTGGCGGGCTTCAACCTGATCAAGAACACGATCATGTCCGTGTTCGACCCGTGGTGGCAGTCGCACGGCCAGGAGATCATGCAGGTCTGGAAGGCCGCCTGGGACGCCATCAAGGCCGTGTTCGGCGCGGTCTGGGACTACCTCGTCACGATCACCAAGGTCGAGTGGCAGCTGGTCATGGACGTCCTGAAGCCGGGCATGGACCTGCTGACCGTCATCTTCAAGACCGCCTGGGACGCCATCGAGACTGTTTTCAAGACCGCCTGGGACCTCATCACCACGGCCACCAAGATCGCCATCTCGGGCATCGAGTCGGTACTCAAGATCGCCTGGGACGTCATTACCGGGATCTTCACCGTCGCCCTCGACCTGGTAACCGGCCACTGGTCCAAGGCGTGGACCGACCTGAAGTCGATGCTCACGCAGATCTGGAACGCGATAAAGAGCTACTTCCAGCAGGTGTGGAACGACATCTACGACCTGGTTGTCCAGGTCGTGAACAACCTCAAGAGCTTCTTCGCCACCGCGTGGGGCGATATCAAGTCCGGGGTCTCCACGGCTTTCAATGACGTGCGCACCACCATCAGCAACATCTGGAACGGGATCGTCAGCGACATTGAGGGGTTCGTCAACCACATCAAGTCGCTCGTCGGCGATATCGTCGGCGCCCCCGGCAAGGTCGTCAGCAGCGCCCTCGGTGCCATCGGCATCCACCTGGCCAGCGGCGGGGTGATCCCCGGCTACTCACCCGGCGTCGACTCGGTCCCGGCCGAGCTGAGCCCCGGCGAGGGCGTCCTGGTGCCGGAGGCGGTCCGGGCGCTCGGCGGGGCCACCGGGATCGCCGCGATGAACAGCTTCTTCAGCTCGGGGCGCACAGGCGGCGGCGCCGCGGCCTTCTCCGCTGCCGCGCCTGCCGCGCCCGCGGCAGCAGGGGGCCACGGAGGCCTCACCCAGAACGTCAACTTCTACGGCACCCAGTACCCGACGCCTGAGATGAAGCAGGCGATCCTGATGGACCTCGCCGCCGCGGTGGGGGTGAGCTGATGCTGTCACCTCCGAGCCCGGCGCAGGCCGGCCAGCCGTATTACCTGCACTTCTCGTTCACCGACTTCCAGTCCGGCTCGCCCGTCGACCCCGCCAGCCTGACCCTCGACATCACCTACGGGACCGAGGCCGGCATCAGCGGCGACGTGGCGGGCACGTTCACCTACGGCAGCGCGTCGGCCGAGGCCAGCAACACGATCTGGCGGACCGGCACCGGTGCCTACACCTTCCGCTGGGATGTGCCGCTCTCCGGGCTGCTGCCGGGCGTCTACGTGGCCACGTGGGCCAGCGTCTACGGCAGCAATAACGACCTGTTCGAGGCGATCGAGAACTTCCCGATTGTCTCCGGCGCCCCGTTCATGCCGGTGCCCTCGGGTGACACCGGGTACTGGACCGGGACGATCAGCTACCAGCCGCCGTGGGCTTCGTCGCCGTTCGTGATCCCGCTCGGGTCCGTTGATGACAACGGCGTCGCGTGGATGATCAAGAACCTCACCGGGTGGGACGGCCCGCCCACGGTCGGCCAGGTCATCCAGCGGTCCGCCGACCACGGCGGCTGGCCGTCCGCCCAGTACTACGGGCCCAGGCTCCTCACCTTGACCGTGCTGGCCAGCGCACCGGACCAGGCGTCGAGGGACGTGGCCAAGCAGCAGCTGGTGCAGGCCTGTCCCGTCTCCGACCTGGCCACGTTCACCTACAACGAGCCGGTGCCGAAGGTCGCCTACGTCCGGCAGAACGGCTCCGCGAACATCGGCATGACGTTCCCGACCTTGTGCGACGCCGAGTTCACGATCCCGTTGATCTGCCCCGACCCGAGGAAGTACGCGACCACGCCGGGCCTGCAGACAGCCACGCTCCCGGCCCCGGTGATCAACCCGCTGACCCTTCCGGTGACGCTGCCGACCGGGTTCCCGGGCAGCACGCCGCCGCTGGCCAGCGCCGTCACCTGCGTCAACGCGGGCACCTTCGAGACGCGCCCGGTGATCACCGTCAGCGGGCCGATCATCAGCCCGAGCATCGTGAACGCGGAGACGGGGCAGGCGATCACGTTCACCGGCCTGTCAATGGCCGCCACCGACCAGCTGATCATCAGCACCGACGCACGGCAGGCCTTCCTCGACGGCGTGTTCCAGGCCGCCGATGTCACCTCGGCGTGGTGGGTCCTGGAGCCGGGCGCGACGCAGGTCTACCTGACCGGCGAGAACTTCAGCGGCGGAGCCGTGCTGGTCGTCTCCTGGAGCTCGGCGTGGGCCTAGAAACGATAAAGCCCGGGGCGCTCGGCCGCCTCCGGTGGGCTATCCGGACGCGCCGCAAGCCGGCCTCGTTCGCAGGGCTGCTGCGGCTGTGGTGGGCGGACTTCATCCTTCACCCGTTCTTCGAGTGCGACGAGCGCTGCCAGGACTGCGGGCGCGCTTACGTGCTCTGGCACGCCCCGGGTGAGCTGTACGCCGAGGTGCACGGATCGGGCTTCGGGCTGCTGTGCCCGCGGTGCTTCGACCGGCAGGCCGAGGCGAAGGGCATCACGATCAGCTTCGAGGCGCGCGTGATGCGCAGGGAGGAAACTCATGGCTAGCTCTGTGAGCTGCGGCGTGGCCGCTTGGATGGATGGCCCGAGCCTGGACGCGAACAACCCGTTCCGCCAGTTCGACGTCGGGACCAGAGTCCTCAACGTCGGCACCGCCTCGGCGGTCGCGGTCCCCGGCGGCGTGTTCCCCGGCCTCGGCGCGATGGGGGTCTCGGCGGGCTCAGGCCTTTCGGTGCAGGTGGCGGCCGGGTACTGCTGCGTCCCTTCACCCACGGCGAACAACGGCGGCTACATCTTCGGCACGCTCACCGCGGCGACCCTGACCCTGGCCGCGGCTGATCCGACCAACCCGCGGACCGACCTGATCGTGGCCATCGTCTCCGACACCGGGAACAGCGCGAGCTTCTGCGCCGTCCAGGTGGTCACCGGCACCCCGGCCACGCCGCCGACCACGCCGTCGCTGCCGTCCGCGGCGATCCCGCTGGCCACCGTCTCCGTCCCTGCTGCTGCCGTGGCCCTGGCCTCCGGCGCGATCTCCGACCAGCGGTCCTATGTCTGCGCTCCCGGCGGGATCCTGCCGATCGCGAACGCCGCGGCCGCACCCGCCGTGCCGTCCTCGCAGATCATGTACGACGTGTCCCGGAACCTGCTGGTGCAGGGCACCGGGACAGCGGGGACGGTGAGCCTGCTCGGCACCGGAGGATGGGCTCCGGCGCTGGCCTACGCGTCCTCACCGGTCTCCGACTCCTCAAGCAAGGGCAGCGTGACCCAGGTCGCGTCGGTGAGCGTGACCACCGACGGGGCGACGGACATCGAGATCTACTACAAGTGGCCCGGGTTCTACGTCTCCGCGTCGCCGCCGCTGATGGTCGCGCTGAGCGTCGCTATCGACGGGACGGTCCTGGATCAGACCCCGGTCCTCGTCCAGTCCTCCAGCTCGGGAGCGCCCGGCAACGGCGGAAGCGCGCGGTACTACACCAGCAGCGGGCAGGGGACCACGCCGACGGCGGGGACGCATACGATCACGTTCCGGTTCCAGTCGGCCAGCGCGAGCCTGACGACCACGATGCAGTGCGCGGCCGCGGCGCTGGCGATCCTGCGGGTCGCGCCGGCGGTGGTGTAGATGGCCACATTCCAGGCGCTCGGCTACCCACTCTGGTGTGATGGCCAAGAGTGGACGTCGCTGCTGTCGCGCCAGCTCGGCGGCGGCGTGGCCGTCTGGGACTCCAACGCCTCGCAGACCGCGGTCAACCCGCTCGGCGGGGTGATGGGCGGGACCGGCCACCCGCTGCAGGTCGCCCAGCAGGCCAGCCCGGACCTAAGCGTGCTGGTCAACGCCGGGTACGTGGCCGTGCCGCACCAGACGGCAGGGCACGGGGTCTACCTGTTCGGGCTGCAGGCCCAGTCGACGCTGACCATCGCCAGCAACGGGGCGGGCAGCAGCAGGCTTGACCTGATCGTGGCCCGCGTCCACGACCTCGGGAGCGGCTCCAGCTCCTGCGACATCGAGGTGGTGCAGGGGACCGCGGGAAGCGGGCAGCCCGCCACCCCGTCAGCGGCGCTCCTGCTGGCCGTCGTCACCGTGGCCCCGAGCGCTACCACGATCACCACGTCGAACATCGCCGACCAACGGACGTTCACCGTGGCGCCGGGCGGCGTGCTGCCCGCCACGACCTCGGCCGCCCCGCCGCTGTCCCCCGGCCAGGTGGCCTGGAACACGTCTCTGTCGCTGCTGGAGCGGCTGGCCAGCCCGATCACGCTCACCCAGACCTGGACCGAGGCCGGGACCTACGAGTGGATGTTCCCCGCTGGCGTGCCCACCTCGGAATGGGAGGCGACCGGTGCCGGGTCGGCCGGCGGCGGCTCCCCTGACAACAACGGGGCCGGAGCAGCTGGCGGCGGCGAATGGGCAGCCGACACGATCACCGGCACGCCGGGCGTCACAACGCTCACGATCGTCGTGGGCGCCGGGGGAGAGGCCTCGCCGGCAGGCGTGAACACCCCCGGTACCGGGACGGCCTCGACCGTCGCAGGCGGCTCGGTGGAGCTCGTGGCGAACCCGGGCCAGCCGGGGACTGCGGACGGTGACGTCGGGGCCGGAGGGACCGGCAGCACGAACGCCCGGCACAACCATGGCGGCCAGGGCGGGGCGACGCTGCCCGCCGGCGAGGCGGGCGGCGGCGGAGGAGGGTCCGGCGGTCCCGGGTCGCCCGGCCAGGACGGCGCCACCGCGGCTGGGGCCGAGATCGGCGACGAGACAGGCCAGGGCGGCCAGGGCGCCGCTGCGGTCCCGGGCGGCGGCCCGGGCGGCCCGGGCGGCAGCTTCGGCGGTCCTGGCTTCGCGCCTGCCACGGGCCCGGGCGGCGGCGGAGGCGGTGCCGGCGGGTCGTCCAGCCCCAGCGGCCCGGGCCTGGACGGCCAGGTGACCGCCACGTGGGTCGTGCAGCCCGCCGCGCTCACCCCGGTGTTCTCCACCGACTCTGCTGAGGACGACCTGGCCGTCGTGGACACCTCCACGGGCGGGGCGGGCAGTTCCGGGCTCACCCCGGCAGCGGGGTCCTCCTACGGCTGGGGGATCGGCTACGGGTCGACGACGTACACCGGGTTCTTCGGGTTCTTCAGCGGCTTCGACGCGGACGGCAGCGTCGTGCCGCAGATCCAGGTGGAGTTCGACGCGGACGGCCAGACCGATTTCCAGCTCGACGTCAAATGGGGCCTGGCCGTGCCCGAGGCCGCGGTGGACGCCGCCTCGCCGTCGATCGCTCATGGCCAGTGCCGGATCATCCTGCAGCTTGACGGCGCGGTCCTGGACACCGTGTACCTGTGCTGCTCAGCGTCGGGTGGGGTCACCAAGCCGGGCGACGGCGGGTGCTTCACCTACTACACCTCGGCCCAGAACGGCACGACTCCCTCAGCAGGGGTGCACACGGCGACGCTGGCCGTGGAGACGCTGAACACCCTGTCGGGGCAGCTCTCGGGCGCGCACGTCGGGGACCTGGCGTCGGTGGGCACCAGCCCGCACCCGTTCGGCGGGTCGGCACTGCCGACGGGCTTCACGAACGCGCTGACGGCGGAGAACTGCTCGCTGCGGGTCGCCGGGATCGGGGCGAGCGCGATATGACCCTGACCCAGGCGCAGATCCAGCAGTACTACGCCTCAGGCGGCCCGTTCGCTTCGGCCCGGAAATCTGTGTACAGATACCTGACTTCCAACGTGCTCAGCGGCGCCATCATGGGGGACTGGCTGCCGATGGAGCCTCAGTCGTTCTCCCGCGTCATCAACGGGGCCGGCACCTTCACCGGGGCGCTGGACCTGATACCGAGCGACCCGGTACGGAACGCGGCCAACCTCGCCGCCATCACCCCCCGCAAGGCGGTCCTGTGGGTGCTGCAGGACGGCACGCCGGTCTGGAACGGGATCCTGTGGGACTGGATCCCCCAGTCCGTCCTCCAGCAGCAGCTGCAGGTGCAGGCATCCACGGTGGACTCGATCCTCGCCAAGCGGGTCATCGAGGCAGACCTCGTGTTCACCGGGGCGGACATCTTCGACATGGCCCGGGGGATCATCCAGTACGCCCTGTCGAAGTCACCGAACGGGCAGGTCGCGGGCATCACCTACACGCAGGGCACCTGCGGGGTGACGGACTCGCTGACGTTCGACGGTTCCCAGAACCAGATGGCCTCCGACGCGCTCGGCACGCTGGTGACGACCTACGGGATCGAGTACGCGTTCCGGCCCTATATGGACGCCGGCGGCAACCTGCGGACCAGCGTCGACCTCGGCTACCCGGCGCTCGGCCAGCCTTACCCGGCCTCCGGCCTGGCCTACAGCTTCCCCGGCAACCTGCTGGACTACCGGTTCACCGCAACCGGCTCGTCCGGCGCAAACCGGGTCATCGCCACCGCCCAGAACTCGAACGGCTCCGGATCCGCCGACCCCAGCACGGCGCTGGCCGGATCCGCGATCGACTCGGCGGACATCGGGAACGGCTACCCGCTGACCGAGGAGGCCGTGTCAGCGACCGGGGTCACGCTCACCACCGATTCCCAGCTCGACGACTACGCCGCCGGGGTCCTGCCGAGCGTGACGGCAACTCAGCTGGCCCCGCTGGTGGTGCTCGGCAACGGGCAGTATCCGCCGGTCAACGTGACGCAGCTGGGCTCCTACGCTTCCGTGGCGTTCACCAGCGCCGAGCACCCCGCCGGCCCGGCCGGCGAGCCAGGGTTCACCGGAACGGGCCGGGTCGTGTCCTGGACCGTCTACCCGCCCACATCCCAGCAGGCGGAATATGCCTGGATCCAGCTGGGCGCCATGCCGTTCGAGGGGAGCACCCTGTGAAGTTCCCCAACCAGCTGCAGAACCGCGCCGCGGCGACCATCGCGCAGACGGCGAGGCTGGTCACCACCGCCCACCAGCGGCTCAACACGATCGGGTCCCAGGTCTCGTCGCTGACTCCCGGCGACTGGGAAGCCCTCACCCTGGACGCCGGCTGGTCGAACGTCTCCGGCTACATCCCCGCGCAGGTCAGGATCCTCCAGAACGGGCTGGCCCAGCTCGTCGGCCACATCCAGGGCGGCACGACGACCAACGGGACGACGATCGCCACCCTCGGTGCCGGGTTCTACAACCCGGAGCACGCCCACTCGTTCACCGCGAACGTCCTGGCCGGGGCCGCCGCGGTATCGGTGGCGGGCACGATCAGCGGCACGACCGACAACAACGGCCTGACCGACTCCAGCACGGGAGGGCAATCGGGCATCGTCGTGGCCGGCAATCCGACCAGCAGCGCCCATGAGCACTTCCCGGGAACCTACGACGTCAACAACGCGGCCCACCAGCACACCAACCTGTCCGGCGGCCAGGTGCCCGCAACGCCGGTCAACTACAACACGGTGATCCTGTCGCTCAGCACGAGCGGGGTCCTCACCATCCAGAACTGCCCGGCCGCGGCGACGCAGATCAGCTTCAACGAGAACCTGCCGCTCGTGACCTCGTAAGCCTCCCGGCTGTACCTTTAGATCAGCAGAGCGCCGCAACGGCCGCGCAGGAACGACCCGGAACGGGTGCCGACGATAACCGCACCCCCCCACCGGGAAAGGATCCCGCGCACATGCCCAGCGACACCATCATCAACTGGTCCGCCCACGCCCGGATCGCCAAGTACTCACCGGACCAGGTCGCGTACGCGGTCCGCACGCTCGGCTACGAGCCGCCCGGCCACAAGCTCTCCCTGATCTTCAAGGAGCCCGAGGACGGGATCACCGAGGAGCCCGGCAACCTGCTCGTCACCGTGGGCCTGAACCTGCTCACCGAGCTGATCGAGGGCGGCGGCGGGACGCCGTTCGCGCACGCGGACGCGATCATCGGCGTCGGGGCGGGCACCACCACGGCGGTCATCGGCGACACGGCGCTCACCGACGACAACACCGCGAACGCCTACTACCAGCAGGCGGACGCGTCGTTCCCGACGCAGTCCAACGGGGTGATCACGGCCCAGGCCACGTTCGCGAGCGGCAACGCCAACTTCGCGTGGCAGGAGTGGTGCCTGGCCACCGGCTCAGGCGGCATCACCGCAGGTGACCACCTGTCTGCGGTCGCTACGTCGGTGATCATGCTCAATCATAAAGTAGCCAGCTTGGGCACCAAGGCTTCGGGCGCAAGTTGGGTTTTTACGGCAACTTGCACCCTTAGTTGATCTTGAAAAACTTGTAGTACAGTGTCGTCCATGACGACCGCTCACAAGTGGCCCGAGCTCTACGATCCCGAGTGGATGCATGAGCACTACACCGTGCAGAAGATGACCATGTACGACATTGCGGAGTTGGTCGGATGCAATGACGGCACGGTTTACTACGCCATGCGCAAGATCGGCCTCCAGGCGCGGCCGAACACCCAGCGGCTGGCGAAGTTCAAGCGCAAGCGGTGCCGGGCATGCCGCGAGATGTTCCAGCCGACGGCGACCTGTCATCTGTACTGCTCGGACCGGTGCCAGCCGCAGGTCGCGCGGATGCGGCACACCTGCGCGACCTGCGGGACGGAGTTCGAGGCCAGGGTGCCGCGCTGGCGGTATTACTCCCAGAAGTTCTGCTCGGCAGAGCATCGGCAGGAATACCTTCAGAACGACCCGGGCCGGCTGCGGCGCAGAGTCGCCGACGGCGGCTATATCCACATCCGCGTCGGCGTCGGGTATCCGGGAGCATTTGCCAGCGGCTACATGCCCGAGCATCGCTGGGTCATGGAGCAACGGCTAGGGCGCAGCCTCCTGCCGGCCGAGGAAGTCCACCACCGGAACGGGCACCGGGACGATAATGACCGCTGCCCTGTGTGCCCGTTCAGCGTGGCGCCCGCCAAAGTCCGGGGTGACCGCCTGCACTGCACCGCATGCGGCTGGGTGAGCGCCAGCCAGCCCAACCTGGAGCTATGGACCCGATCGCAGCCGCGAGGCCAGCGCGTCGAGGACAAGATTGAGTGGGCGCTCGGGTTCCTGGCCGAGTACGGGCGCGTCAGCTTCCAGGCGTCCCTGCCGGCCGAAGCCATCGCAGCGTCCTAGCATTGCCTTAGCGCCGCAACGGCGCACCGCAGGACGACCCGGAACGGGTGACCAGCCCCTTTCACCGTTCCGGGAGGCGGGCCATGCGCGCAGCCGGCTCGCTTCCGGTCGCGGCTAAGGGCCGGGCGTGACCCGCCGGCTGGCGGCCGGCGTCCGACGCCAGGTCCCCGATGTACGCCCCGGGGATGCCGAAGTGCAGGCGCTGCACCTCTGTCCCGGCCGGCAGGCCGTACTCGGCGCTCTGGTCCCGGGAAGCGCTCCAGGTCGTCTCGAATACCACGCGACGGGCGCCGCGCATCCCGGCACGCAGGCCGTCCGGGAAGTCCACGGTGAAGTACCCGTACGGCTGCGGGCCGTCCATCCGCAGCCGGACGTGCAGGACGTCGCCGCGGACCTCGGTCTCATATGCCGCCGGCTGCAAGGAGGCCGGCGCGGGGGAGAGGACGGTGCACCGGACGGGGGCGTCCCGGCTGCGGCGGCACCAGGCCTGAACGCTCGCCCTGCGCCTGGCGGGCATCAGCGGACGGCGCGCAAGCCAGTAGATCGCCCTGGTCGTGACCATGCGGCGATTATCCCGCAAGGGGCGCTCCGGTGACCACCTGGCGGCTGATGGACGGCGCCTCCGGGCGCCCCGGGGTCGGCTCGTCCGGCACCCAGCCGCCCACGGGCCCGACCTCCTACTCCGGTCCCTACGTCGCCGGGACCGTCTTCCAGGTCACCGCAGGCGGCCTGTGGTTTCAGGGCTACTGGTGGTGGTGCCCGCCCGGAGGTGACACCGGGGCTCAGAAGTTCGCGTTGTGGTCCCTGGACGGGGCCGCCAGCGGGGTCCTGATCTCCGCGAGCGTGGTTGCGTCGGGCACGCTCACGGCGAACGCGTTCAACTTCGTGCCGGTCTCCGCCCCGATCCAGTTGGCCATAGGCACCGAGTACCTGGCCGCGACCGGGTACACCGCCAGCGCGGGATTCCCGCTGACCGCCAACCAGTTCGGCAGCGGCGACCCGTACAGCAGCGGAATCGTCAACGGGCCGCTGACCGGCCTGTCCGACGGAGACGGCGGCGGCGGCGGGACCGCCACCCGGTTCACGCCGCAGGGCATATTCGGCACCGGCGGCTCGGACCCGTCGACGACGATGCCCGCGTCCGGATTCGACTCCGGCAACTTCTGGGTCGACGTCCAGGTCACCGACACCGCCCCGGGCGGCTACACCGGGTCCTTCCGGATCTGGCCGGCCAAGTACGACATTGTCGCCACCGGTACCGGTACCGACTCGCCTGATAACTACATCCTGGGCACCGAGTTCACGCTCTCCGAGGCCTGCACGCTGAACAACGTCTGGTTCTACAGCCCCAGCGGCGCGACGCAGCTCCCCACCCAGTGCGCTGTCTGGGACGTGTCGTCGCAGACGATGGTGTCCGGCACGCTGAAAACGTCGCCAGGCTGGTCCGGAGCTGCGGGATCCGGATGGGTGTCCGCGAGCTACAGCGGTGTCACCTTGGCCGTAGGTGATTACAAGGTCTCCGTCTGGAACAGCGCCGCATCGCCGTCCGGGTGGAACGAATACACGATCGACTACTTCACCACCGGGGACGGCGGGTCAGGTATCACCACCGGGCCGATCAGCGTCCCGCCCGCATCGACGGCGACCAGCCCCGGCCAGTGCACCTACCAGACCTCCTCGGCTACGTTCGCGTACCCCGACCTGTACGTGGCGGCAGAAGGCCAGTCGTACTGGGTCGATGCGGAGGTCACCCCGGCCGCCTCCACGCCCGTCTCCGGCGCCGACACCGGCTCTGGAGCCGATGCGGGGTCAGTAACGGCAGGCCTCAGCGGGGCCGATGCCGGGTCCGGGGCCGATGCGGGAACCGTGGCGGTCAGCGACAGCGATGCGGGCAGCGGGGCCGATGCCTCCGGCATCGCCGCAACCCCGAGCGGGGCCGATGCGGGGAGCGGCGCGGACTCGGCTACGGTCACCGTCAGCGGCGCCGACACGGGCACGGGGGCCGAGTCCTCGTCGATCGCGGCCACGCTGAGCGGCAGCGACAGCGGGTCGGGGGACGACTCGGCCGCCATCGGCGTCAGCGATGCCGAGACGGCCTCGGGGGCCGATACCGGCACGCTGATCGCCACCCTGGCCGGCGGCGATACCGGGAGCGGGGCCGAGACGGCGCTGGCCGCCGTGGCGGACTCCGACGCGGGCTCAGGCGCTGATGCCGGGTCGGCAGAAGCCGCGGTCGCCAGCGGTGATACGGGCGCCGGCCTGGACGCCGCGGCGATCGCGGTCAGCGATGCGGACGCTGGCTCAGGTGCGGACAGCGGCAGCACCGCGGCGGCGCTCAGCGGCACCGAGACGGGGGGCGGGGCCGACTCGGGCGTCATCGGGGTAGCGGGCACCGAGACGGGCTCGGGTGCGGACCTCGGGACCGTGGTCCTGGGCGCGGCTGACACCGACACCGGGTCAGCAGCCGACGCCGGATCAGTATCGGCCAGCCCGGGCGGCGCCGACACAGGAGGCGGGGCAGACGCCGGCCAGGTCGCCGTCTCCGGCCCGGACGCTGGTGCGGGCGCCGATGCCGGGAGCGTCGCGGTCGTCAGCTCCGATGCGGGCTCGGCCGCGGACGCGAGTTCGGAAACGGCAACTGTCACCGGTGCCGACACCGGCCTAGCTGCCGACACCGGGTCGGTCAGCCTGCCGGGCGCGGAGGGCCGGCTCCGCGCCTCGCTGCTCGGCGGCTCCGCTGTCCTCACCGCCTCCTACGGCGGTACCGCAACCCTGGCCCGCGCCTACGCCGGGACCGCATCCAACGCCAACGAATACGCCGGGAGCGCCTCATGAGCCTTCGCTTCGACCTGTCCGGGGTCGCTGGCAACGACCTGGAGTTCGAGTTCGCCCTGACCTACAACGGGATCCCGCTGAACCTGTCCGGCTACATGCTGGCCGTCTACCTCAAGGCCTCGGCGACGACGCCGGACGCCCTGGCCAGCGTCTTCGGGTCCGGCACCGGGCTCACGATCACCGACGCCTCGGTAGCCCAGTTCACCTGGGCGATCCCGCGTGCCGACACGGCGCTAGCCGCGCCCGGATCGCTGTGGTACCGGGTCGACGTCACCGACCCGGACTCGAACGTGGCCACCGCCATGTTCGGCGCGCTGAACCTGGCGGCGGCCTGATGGCAGGTGATAGCGGATGACCTTCGCCCCGGTCCAGTCCAAGGCCGGCTCAGGCACGTCCAGCCCGGTCACCGTCACGCTGAGCAGTCCCACCGGTGCCGGGAACTGCCTGGTCGTCAAGGTCAGCTTGTCCAACAGCTCCCCGCCGACGGTGAGCAGCGTCAAGCTCGGCGGGGCGGCCGGTAACTTCGCCTCGGCCAAGGCCGCGTCCGTGGGCCCTGTCGGGGTCGCGATCTGGATCGACGAGGACTGCGCAGGCGGCCAGACCGCCGTGGCGGTCGCCTTCAGCGGCGGCACCGGGTTGTCCCCCGAGGTCGCCGTCTGGGTCGAGGAATGGTCCGGGGTGAAATCCTCCGGGGCTGTCGACGTCAGCAACGACGGCACAGGCAGCGGGGGGACGACGTTCTCCAGCAACTCCTCCGGCACCCTGTCGCAGGCGAACGAACTGGTCATAGCCGCCGTCGCCGCGTTCGGCCCGTCGATGACCATCACCGGGCCTGCCACCGGAGGGTGGACGAACCTGGCCCAGGAGAGCGCCGGGACCAGCGTCGGGCTGATGGCCGGCTACCAGGTCGTGAGCGCGACGACGGCCCTGACCTACTCGGGCACCCTGTCCACGTCGTCGAGCGACTACGCCGCGGTGATCGTCACCCTGGAAGGCGGCACCCCGGTCTCCAGCTCGGACACCGGGTCAGGTGCCGAGTCGTCGTCGATCGCGGTCAGCGACACCGACGCGGGCACCGGGGCCGATGCCGGCACGGTCGCGGCCACGGTCAGCAGCGCGGAGACCGGCTCCGGGTCGGACGCAGCCAGGGTCGGGGTCGCCAGCGGCGACACCGGGAGCGGGGCCGAGGCTGCCAGTCCTCCGCCCGCCACGCTCACCGCCCCCGACACCGGCGCCGGCGCCGAGGGCGCTCCCTCGATCGCGTTCACCGCGGCGGGCGACACCGGGTCGGCCGCCGACGTGGCCACGGCGGTACTCGGGGCGTCCGGATCGGACACCGGGACGGCGGCCGAGTCGTCGTCGATCTCGGTGCAGATCGGCAGCGGCGACACCGGGAGCGGGGCCGAGGCCAGCACCATCGCGGCCACGCTGCCCGCCACGGCTGACACCGGTTCTGGCGCCGACGTGGCCAGGGTCGGGGTCACCAGCGGCGACACCGGGTCGGGGGAGGAGCACGCCGTGCAGGCGCCGTTCATCGCCCCGCCGGCCGTGCTGTGGCGGGCACCTGACTACTTGTCGAAGACCGGAGGGACGATGAGATGACAGCCCAGGGTTTCGCATTGGACGACAAGCTGCCACTGAGCGGAGGGACCATGAGCGGCACGCTGAACTTCGAGGGCAGCCCGCCCTACACCGTGGTGAAGAACACCATCGCGGGCAAGGTGACCCTGAACGGGACGAGTGCGGTCACGGTGGCCACCACGGCGGTCGACGCGGACTCGCTGGTGCTGCTGACCGTCCAGCCGGGCACGGCACCGGTGGGCATCCCCTACGTGGCCACCCTCACCAGCGGGTCAGGGTTCACGGTCAAGTCGACCAGCGGCTCGGATACCGCGGTAAATGTAGCATGGTCCATTGTTGAAGCGGTCTAGAACGGATTTGCGATAAACTGAGTGCATGCTTGCAACTATTTGCGCCAACGGCCTCGCGTGGCGCTTGTTCCCGTGCAAGGTGTGGACAGGAGCGCGGGGTAGCTCCTGGGGCGGTTACGGTCACCGCCGAATTGACGGCAAGGTGGAGATGGTTCACCGCGTCGCGCTGGCGGAGAAGCTCGGCCGCCCGATCCGGCCCGGCATGAAAGCGCTCCACCACTGCGACAACCCGCCGTGCCATGAGCCCGAGCACATCTACGAGGGCACTAGCGCCCAGAACAACCAGGACACCATTGAGCGTGGTCGGTGGCGCGGGCCAGCTAGCCGACCCGCGATAGACGAGTCACTGAAAGAGGCCATCGTCCGCAGGTACGTCACCGATGGAGCGTCATTTGACGAAGTAGCCGCAGAATTCGGCATCGGCGCCAGCTCGGTGAACCGGCTCGTGCCGCGCGACCAGCATCGGCCTGTGGGGATGCGCGGACAGTCACCGCAAGTCATCGAGGCGATTTGCCGTAAATATGCAGCGGGCGGCGTAACCCAACTCGCGCTGGCCAGGGAATTCGGCCTCGCTACCGGGACGATCAGCCGCATTATCTCGATGAACTCCGCTAAGAGCGCCTGACCCGAGCCTGGAGCATCGTCGAGGCGGTCTGACGGACCCCTGAACGCGAACTGCCCCGCCACCCTGGAATGGGTGGCGGGGCAGCGACTGCACGGGACCGGGCTGTCAGCCTTCAGGCGCTGCCTGCATGCGCCCTGGTCAGGATCTGGGGGCCGGCCCAAGAGAGGGGGGGCCGGCGCCCGGCCCGTGCCGCGAGAGGGAAGGGCCTACGGCAGGGTGCCGAAGTCGGCGCCCCACAGCTGGTTCGTGTTCACGTCCAGGAACGGGAACGCCGCGAACCCGGTCAGGTTGTCCACCTGAAGCTGCGGGCGCGGCTTGTCAGTCGGGAACCCGTTCGCCGGGTAGGTCAGCACGAACGGCTCGGAGAAGTTCGTGTCAGACCCGTTGATCGGCGGGGCGTAGCTGCTGCCGAACCCGGCGAGGGTCTGCAGCGGGACGATCCACACCGTCTTGGCGGAGACGCCGCACGGCTGCAGCGTCACCCCCTCGCCCTGGACAGCGGTGACGGCGACCCCGGCGCACAGGCCGCTGTCGACGCCGAACGGCGCGTACTCCACCTCGAACGCCGGGTCGTTCAGGTCCACCGGGGCGACGCACGCCGGGAACGTCGGCGTCGTGCAGCCGTAGTGCAGCGCGACCGCTGAGGAGACCAGGCCAGCAGCAAAGAAGTCGGCGGTGGTGCCCTGGAAGGCCAGGGTCCAGTCCTCGGCCGGGTCGGTGTTGGACTGCCGGAACAGGATGACCGGCTGGCCCACGTTCCTCTTCTGCTGGAAGACGTCCATGACGAACGCCGCGTCGTGATGGGTGCCGAACTGGTTGCTGAAGATGTCGATGCAGGCGTGTCCGCACGACGGGGTTGCCGCGCTGGCCGTCCCTGCCGCCGCGAGACCGGCGCCGGCGGCCAGGGTCAGCACCGCGGCTGCGGCCAGAACCTTGCTCTTGATGCTCAAGAGTCGTTTCCTTTCGTCGGGGACCATCCCCTGCGGATAGTCCTCGTTTCCCCCGGCCCGTAGTTGCAGGGCCGGAAGCTTCAGATGGTCAGCACGCCTCCCATAGCGTGCGCGGTATGTCTTCCGTGCCGCCCCGCGCCCGCGGCCGCGATGGCCGGTCCCAGCCCGGATGCGCGGGGCGGCACGGCCACCACGCGCCAGCCCGCGGCCCGGAGCGAGGCACCTGACTCGCCGGCCTGCGTGTAGGTCACCAGCCGCGTGTAGCCGAGCGCGAACGTCGCCCGGGCGCACGCTCCGTACAGGAGCGAGCCAGCATTCCGGTACCCGTCGCTGGCCACCCGGGTGACTTCCAGCGTCTGGCCGTTGTCCAGCAGCCGCGCGACCGGCCGGCCCGCGATCGCGACCCCGCGCAGCACGCTGCCCTCGTCCGCGGCCCCCACAGCGAACTTCATGCCGCGGGGGGGGGGCGTGGTGGCGATGCCACATCAGCGTGAACCGGCAGGCGTCACGGTAGGAGACGGGTACCAGGTGAAGGGTCAACTGGCCTCCACCTCGGCCGGGGCCTCGTCGAGCAGGTCGAACAGCGACGGCACAGAGGCCTCGTCCGCGGCGCCCTGGACGTAGCCCACGCCATCGGCGAAGTAGCCGGGGCTCAGCTCGACGCCCCAGCCGATCCGGCCCGATTTCACCGCGCAGTAAGGCACCGACATAAGGCCGCCGAAGGGGTCATACACCGTCTCGCCTGGCGCCGAGTAGCGGACGAGCAGCCTGTCAACGATGTCCCACTGGATCGGGCAAAGGTGGTACTGCTGCCCTTTCCGCTCCTGGAGCATGTTGAGCGTCCGCATCCGCGCGACGTCGGTCCACACGTCGGGGTGCCAGCTCGGCGTCTGCAGCAGCATGAACCCGGCCGGCAGACGGCCGCCGCGCTCGAGGTGCTCGCCCAGCTGGACGTGCCGCTCGTAGCCGTAGACCGAGGTCAGGTAGCGGTCACGGAACCGCTTGAAGATGTCCGAGTGCGGCAGGCCGTCCAGCTCGCGGGGCAGCAGCGGCCGGTTGCCGTCCGACCGCCAGAACCCGTGGGCGTCGGTCTGCCAGCGCGACCGGCTGTACGCGGTCTTGGACTTCACGACCGGGGTGTCCGCGTAGCCATCGCTGTTATCGGTGGGCGGCTTGCGGAACACCAGCACGTACTCAGGAACCCCGGCGCCCATCTTCGAGCCGTCTTTGCACTGCTCAGTCCAGCCCAAGCGGTAGGTCTGGTTGTTCTCGCGCACCACATCGGTCACGACGGTGATCTGCGCCAGCAGGGCGAACCCGTGCCGCATGTAGTGGAAGATCGCCTCAGCGTGGAACGGCTGCAGGGTCTGGAACCCGAGCCCGGTCAGGCCGCCCGGGGTGATCCGGTCCTTGACGTGGATGCACATGACCCGGCCCGGGGCGAGCACGCGGAACAACTCGGGCGTGAGGAAATCCATCTGCTGCCAGAACGCGCCGTTGTCCTCGTTGTGGCCGAAATCGTTGATGTTCGGGCTGTATTCATATTGCGTGGAGAACGGGATAGACGTGATTATCTGGTGGACGCTATCTGATGCCATTCCGGCCGTTTCAAGCACCGCGTCATTGTTCACGAGGAGATAGCCGGGGCCGCGCGCTTCCCGGCGCGTGACCCCTGATGACCTGGTGAGACCCGAGGCTATGGCGTCCTGGGCGAGGCCTCGCTCGCGGATGATCCGGCTCATCCTGGCGACCTGCTCGTCGTGCTGGCGCCATTTCTGCTCAAGCCGCGCCTTGATGCCCTGCTCGGCGTCGGAGTGGACCAGGTGCACCGTGCACGGTGACTGCTGGAGGAACCGGTGGATCCGGTGGATGCCCTGCGCGACTTCAGCGAACTTGAACCCGATCCCCGCGAAGATCATCGTGTGGCACTGCTGCAGGTTCACCCCGGCGCCGTACATCGACGGCTTGGTCAGGAACACCGAGGTCTCGCGGGCACGCCACCGCTCGATCAGCACCTCGCGGTCCTCGACGGGCTGGCTGCCGTACAGCGATGAGACGGTGATCCCCTCGGCGGCCAGGGCGCGCTCGATGGCCCGCTGCTCGTCGTTGAGGTCGCACCAGATGACGAGCTGGTCGCGCAGCTGGCCGTCCGGGCCGCGCTCGGCGCGGATGATCTCCGTGACTTCCGCGATCCGCGCGTCCAGGCTGAACCGCTTCTCGGCCGAGGCCTCGCGCACCCCGAACGCCGCGTCCCTGAACATGAAGCCCTGGCCGTCCTGGTGCTCCCCGGCGCCGAAATAGGGGGCCATCGGGGACTGGACCTCGTGCCAGCGGACGTCGAGCGGGGGAAGCTCGTAGCCTTCGTCGGAGTGGCCGAGGTCGGACGGCTTCTGGAGGAACAGGGCCCAGGATGCTACCCAGTGCCAGAAGTCGTCCGCCATGTGCGGCAGCAGGGTCAGCCGGTCGGCATGCTCGGAGTCCCGCTTGAAGAACCTGGTCTTCCCTTGCGAGATGTCCATGATGTCCAGGAACGCCGCGTAGGCGAGCAGTTCGGTGTAGTCGTTCGGGTCGGGGGTGGCCGTGGCCACGAACCGGTAGGCGGCCGACCCTTCGTACAGGCGCATCAGCTCGCGGAAGGTCTTGGTGCTGCCCATGCCGGCCAGCACCTTGGCCTCGTCCAGGGAGATGGCGTCGAACTTGCGCGGGTCCAGGTGGCCGTCCCTGACCGGCTCGTAGTTGGTCAGGTAGATGCCGTCCTTCTTGGCCTCGGCCTCGCTGCGGATGTAGGACAAGTCAAGGCCGAGCAGGGTGCGCGCGTCGCGGATGAACTCTCCGCGCACCCCGAGCGGGCAGACGATCAGGCCGCGGCCGGAGCCGAGCTTCTTGATGATGAGCCGGAGCGCCTCGATCTGCTGGACCGTCTTGCCGAGCCCGTAGGCCTCGAACCAGGCGCGGCGGCCTCCTTGCACGCCCCACACGACACTCTCTCGCTGGTGTGGTTTCAGGACCGGGTGCACCTCGTCCGGGTCGACCTCGAACCCTGCCACGGGAGCGACCGAGGCCTTGGCGGCGAGGAATTCCCGGTAGGCCGCTATGCGAGCCTCAGCGTCCGTGCTCACGACCATGGCGCTTCCCTCCGCTGGCGGCGGGGCTCCGGATCGCAGGCGGGGCGTCATGCGGCTGGCTTCCTTCGGCGCGGCTCGCGGGCCTGCAGCAGCGGGACGGAGGCGCCGGGCACCCTGGGAGTGCCGGGCCGGGGCGGCGCGCGGCGGATGACGGGGGGAGATGGCTGCTCCTCGCCCAGGCGCACGATCTCCTTCAGGTGCTCGTCCGTCCACCGGTACGAGCCGCCGATCATCGTGAACGGGATCTCCCGCCGCCGTGCCTTTTCCCGCAGCCAGGATGCTTTGCAGTCGCCGCCGATGATGGCGGCGGCCTCCTCGGCGGTGTGGACGAGAGACATAGGCCCGACCATAGCGCACACTGTGACACACTGCAAAAGAGTGCGCGCACTGTTACCCAAGCTTTACCAGGACGCGGGAGTGTGCTGTACTGGCGTGCAGTGTGCGCTACGGTCACGCACTGCAAGGGGATCAGGCTTTGGGATACGCCGAGAAACGCGGCACAGGGGACCGCGCCTACTGGCGCGGCCGGTACAAGACCGACCCCGGAAAGTACGGCACCGTCTCTCACCCCGACGGGTCGGTCGTCAAGTTCCGCACCAGGAAAGAAGCCGAGCGCGCCGCCGGCGCAGAGGAGACCGCCCGCGGGCAGGCCGTACGCCAGGCCGCCGCCGAGGAGGAAGCGGGCCGGATGACGTTCGCCGCCTGGGCCAGCACGTGGCACGCCGGCCTGCCCGACCTCGACCCCGACACCCTGGACGGCTACCGGTCCATCATCGAGTACCACCTCCTGGTGCCGTTCGGGGACAGGTGGCTGGACGAGATCAGCCGCGCGGACATCGACCGCTGGGAAGCCGCTGAGCGCGCCCGCGGGTACAAGCCGCAGGGCATCGCGAACCGCCGCAACCTGCTCTCCATGATCCTGGCCGACGCCGCCGGCGACCCCGCCGTCACCCTCGCCGCGAACCCCGCGGCCAGGAGAAGGAGACGGGGCAGGCGCGCCGGCCCGGAGCCCGGAGACGACGGAGACGATGACGACGAGGATGACGAGCAGCACGCGAAAGTGATCACCACCCCGCTCGGCGCCCTGCTGATCGCCGAGCGGTGCGCCATCATGTCCGGCCGGGACGACGAGTGCGTCCTGGTGACCCTCGGCTACTACACGGGCCTGCGGTGGGGGGAGCTGGCCGGCCTGGAGGTGCCCTTCGTCCGGCCGGGGAAGATCCGGGTCCGGTGGCAGCTGCGCCGCGACCGGGTCCGCAAGCGGCCCAAGTTCGGGAAGGTCCGCGAGGCGGACGTGCCCCCGTTTCTCGGCCGGCTCATCGCCGGGCACCTCGAGCGGACGAGACCGCAGCCCTGCTCCTGCCACGGCCGCGCGTACGTGTTCAGCGGCCTCGGCCGGGCCCGCGGCGCCCGCCAGGGCGTCACCGTCGCCGAAGTCGCCCGGCAGGCCGGGGTGGCGCAGGCCACGGTGTCCGCGGCACTGAACCGGCCCGCCACCGTGGCACCCGCCACCCGCGCGAGGATCGGGCAGGCCATCGAGGCCACCGGGTGGTCCCGGGACCAGGGGACCAGGCCCGCGCACCTGTACCGGTCAGGGTTCGGCCAGTGGGCGTGGGGACCCGCGGTGTCCGGCTGGTACCCGGAGCGGGCACCGATGCCGCGCCGGGTCGTGCCGGTCATGGCCGCGCCGTGGCCTGGCGTCCCGGCCCGCGGCCGGGGGAACACGGCCCGGGCCGACGCCTGCTGGACGCCGCTGGCCGAGGGGATGACCCCGCACGGCCTCCGGCACGCGCACAAGAGCCTGATGGCCGAGCTGCGGACCCCCGAGGTGCTCTCCCATGACCGGCTCGGCCACGAGATGCCGGGGATCGCGGGGATCTACTCCCACCCGACCCCCCCGATGCGCGCAGAGCTGATGGCGGGGCTGACGGCGTGCTGGGAGAAGGCGCTGGACGAGCGGCTGGCCATGTGCCCGGACTCGCCGGTCCCGGTGCTCGCCGCGCTGCTGCGGGAGCGGGCGGCGGGTTTTTCTCCCAGGATTCTCCCCGATGATCTTGGAACCGGCTACCTGAGAGCGGTCCCAGACCTCTGA